AGGCGGCTCAGTATATAGTTCTCCTGTTTCAGAGCCATAAAACGTTGGTCCTTCTTTTTTGTTTCCAGCAAATTTTTCTCTATATTCATCACCTAAATCAATAACTGTTTTTCTAGCATTGTCTTGTTCCCAAGGCGGCTCAGTATATAGTTCTCCTGTTTCAGAGCCATAAAACGTTGGTCCTTCTTTTTTGTTTCCAGCAAATTTTTCTCTATATTCATCACCTAAATCAATAACTGTTTTTCTAGCATTGTCTTGTGGTGAAATTTGTGATAAAATACTATTAGCTTCATTTATAATTTTTTCATTGCCAGCATGTTGTTGTTTTACTAAATTCAAAGTCTTAACAGCTTCTTCTACGTTATTTTGTTGTAACTGTATTAAACTTGCCAAGATACCTGCTCTTGGTGATTTTTCTTGTGAATCAAGTAATTCTGATAATGCATCATCTTCCTTACCTGTTAACAACAGAGCTCTACCTAAAAATAATCCTAAATCTGATGATCCTATATCATATTCTTTTGCTCTTGTATAATTTTCTGCAGCATTATTGAAATCAAATTTTTTATCAGAAGCAATACCTGCTGTAAAATCATACAAAATATCTTTTAATGTTTTTACATATGTTTCTCCTTTTATATTTTTAGCAAATGATATAGGAGTTTTTTTAGGTGTGGTTTGGTCATAATCATCAATATTAAAATTTTTAACAAAATTATCATAAATATATGTTGATGCATCAAATTCATCAACATCCATTACAGTTGGTTCTTCTTCTGTATTTAATATTGTTGGACCACTATCTCCAGTAGGACTTTCTTCCTTATATACAAAATTTGATTTTCGTAACATTTCTGTTACTTCATTTTTATCATTTTGTTCTTTTTTAGAAGTTTTTTTACCATCTTGTTCTTCAAGTGCATTATAAGCGCTTATATCAAAATCACTTAAAAATGATTCTACAAATTGTTTTTGATCACTTTGTACAGCTTGTCTTTTTTTCTCCATTTTTCTAGCAGTTTGTTTTGTACTTAAACCTTTACTTTCATCAAACATATCTAATATCATTTGAGCTATATATGCAGTACGTGCTCCAGTACCTTCTTCAGTAAAACCAGCTACATGCATACCTTTATTTGACCATAATTGAGGTATAAGTTCACTATATATAGCAGGACCATATTCATTTGTAATTAATTCAGCTGTTTGAGGGTCAATAACATCTTCTAAACGAGAATTAGTTACAAAATCATCATTATAATCCATATGTTTTTCCCAATCAGAATCAGCATATGATTCCATTTCTGCATAAAAAGCATCTTGTAATTCGGGGCTAATATTCATTTTTTCTAATGTATCTTTATCTGCTTCAATAATATCATGAACATAGCTAGTTAATTTATCAAATACTTGATCCATACTTTTATTAAAAGCTTCTTCACTACTAGAATCAATCTGACTATATATATCTTTTAAAAAATCATCATCAAATTCATCCATATAGCTACCAAATGCTGATTCAACACCATTTAAAAAATCATTCATTCTATTAATCTTACCCATACTAATAAAATTATCTCCATTAATACCTCCTCCTTCTCCACCCCATTTAATTTCATTATCAACAACATAACGAGCCGCATCTTGAATTTCACTTATAAACGCTGGATTATTAATATATATTGCTGATAACATTTTTCTTATAGTATTTGAATCTTCATTTAATAATTTTGCAAATACTGCATCAGGGCTTGTATCACTACTAAAATTTACTTGTTCAGCTTCTAAAACATCAATAATACCATTTAATTGTACTTGTCTTTGTAGATCTTCTAAAGAATATTGTAATAGACTAAAATCATTAATTCTGTATTTTAAATTTTTACCCTTTCCAATTTTTTTTAAAATTCCATTATCACCCTCTTGAGTATTAATTAAACCTTGCTCTTTAAGTTTTTCATATTCTTCAGGTGTAACTTCAGAATGAAACATATTTCCAATAATGTTTCCTTTGTTATCAATTTTATTTGCAGCAGCCATTTGCCCTCTAAGTTGCCTAAAAGCTTCTTTACCTGACATCAAACCTTGTTTACCCTTTTTAGTTCTTTTAACTTTCATTTTCTTTTTATTTGTGTCAGGATCGATAAATTCATCAACAATACCTTTTTTGCTTTTCCAAATTAATCCTGCTTTAGTCTTTTCTTTATATTCATCTTCATCAACTATATCATATTTATATTGCTCATCATGTTTGCTAATATAATCATTAATATTAATAAAATCTTGTTCATTATATAATCTTTCGGCTTCTTTTTGTTGGTAATCGGTTAATCCCATATCTGTGATATTTTTTCTAGATAATCCTGTTGCAAAAGCTACAGCTCCATATGCTTTTCTTAAATCACTTTCTAAATAAATACGGTTTCTCCTACGATTAATAGCCCAATTAGTTGCTTCACGATAATCATTATGTGAATTAGTTTGATAACCTATAAGATTTCCTGCCTCATCTTTAACAGCTATATTTTCCATATTTCTTCCATGAACAGGTTTTCTTTGTCCAGTTTCTATAGCCATACCTTCAAATATAAAAGGTAAAGCCTCTACATCATTATCTGATGCATTATTAATTTTTGCAAGAGGACCTTTTTCACTTTTTGTTAAAGTTTTTACTCTAAATTTATGCAAATTAGATTTAAGGTTTAACATATCTTTAATAGATTTTTCCCATATTGTATCTTTAGGAACATCTTCAGCATTAAAATTAGGTGTAACCCCAATTTCTGCAATAAGTTCTTTTAATTCATCAAATTTATTAGGATCTATTTCATCAATATATCTTGTACCCTCTAAGATTCCCCATTTTGCTTTATTATGTCTTGTATTTTTTTCTTCATTTGACTTTTTACCATCTGCATGCTCCCATAAGGCTTGAATAACAGTTTCTTGATATCCATAATCATCATCTCCTTTTTGAACTTTATGGTAATTATGTGTAGCACGCCTATTTCTTCTTAATTGAGGGACAGCATTTATAACATCTGTTTTAGTAACCTTACCCTTTTCACCACGTTGTTCTTTTAATGCTTTTTCAATATCATTTAATGATTCTTGTGTTACAATTTCGTAAGCTAAATTAGATATTTTCTTTAAATGATTAACCAAGCCTGTATACCCTTGCTCTCCATATAATTTTAATATACGTTCAGTAACTTGATCAGGGCTAGTAATGTTTACTCCTTTTTCATCTTTAGTATATGAACCCCATTCTGTATTTAATTTATCAGATTCAAATTGAGTAATATGCCCTAATTCTTTTATTCTATTCACTCCTTCATCATATTTATCTTTATTATTTCCTACTTTTTCCAAAAATTCATGCATAGCAAATAAAGGTTTATTACTTTCTAAACCTTGCTCTTTAATAAAAGTTTTTTGTGCATCAGAAGATAAATCATGTGTAAACCAATATGTTAATGGATCTGAAAATGTACTTGCTACACTACTAATATTTAATTTCTTTCCACTTTCAACAAGCCTATTAGCAATATTTGATCGATAATATTTACCAGTAGAATCTAAATCTGAAATTTTAACATCATTAGCGTGCGCCAATAACTCAAATAATGCTATTGATTCTTTTTTAGGAATCTGATCTTTATCTGTCATAGTTTTATAAGAAAGACCAATACTATCAAATTTATCCTTATCTTTACTATCAGGGCGTAATAATTTAGGCTCAATATAATTAGCAAATTTTTCCAAAGTAGCACTATCAGTATTTTTACCTAATATTTTATTAATTTTTTTACTAACATAGTCATATTTTGCAATACTACCAGCTTGTTTTTTTTGCTTCTTTTTTTCTTCTATTGATAGATTTTTATTCTTTTCAATATCCCTTATTATTTGATTTTTTCTTTTTTCAATTTCTTTTTGATTAGTACTTAATTCAAAAAATTTATCTAATCCTTTATTTATCGCATCTAATTGGCCTTGAGTCATATTTTCAAGTGTACTCATACGAATATATCTTGTTGTTTCTAATGGTTCTTCAGGTACCTCATATTTTTTAGATAAAATTTGATTTAAATCTTTAGCAATATTAAATTGCTCAGATGAATGTTTCTCTTTATATAATTTATGAGTTAAAAAATTATCAATAGTAATGTCAAGTTCTTCATCATTCATTTTTTTTGCTAAAGGCTCAGATTTATAAAATTTATCTGTAAAATTATATTTTTCTAAAAGTTTCTTTTTATCATCTAGTGATAAATTATGCATTTGATCGAAAACTTTGTCTGTAAATTTTTTACCTGATTTAGTAGGAGCAGTTACATCATATGCATATACTTCCATTGGGTTATATCCAAGTGCTATAGTACTAGCAAATTCATTTCCTCTTTTTTCCCAATCTTTTCTTGTTTTTTGACTTATATTTAAATTTTTATCCCAATTGGATTTAAATATATTCATTCTTTTTTCTTGTATTTTTGAAACATCTTCTCTAGTGTAATTTTTATATCCTAAACTATCAGCTAATATACTATCTAATTTTGTTTCTTTAAAAGAAGCAACTGAACCATTTTCTCTTTTTAATTCAGACTCTATTTGACTAACTAAACTTTCTTCTGTTCCACCTCTGTAATATACTTCATTATTAGCTATAATAGACTGTACTTGAGCTTTTAACAATGATTGTAATGCATTATTAGCAAGTTTTCCTTCTGTAGTTTCTGGATCAACACCAAAATCAATAGAATCTATTAAAGCTTGGGTAAAATTATTTATATCTTCTTGTGTTGCAGTAGGTGAATCTAATGTAAATAATCTTACATCTTTTATTTTATTAACATCAAAACTTGGAGCTCCTTCTTTGATTTTTCCTGTTTTAGGTTTAGAGTTTTGTGGAATATTATATCTTGAATAACCATCTGGAGTAACAACATTATCTTGACTATAAGGAGTTGTTTTTACTTGATCTCTTCTATGTGTTTCACTTTTAGAAAAAGTAGCCTGGCCAACATCATGTACTGGTATAACTCTATTAGATGTATTTGTAACTATAGTCTTTACATCCTTATTTGCTAAAATATTTTCAATGTTTTTAACAGACTTAGTTATGCCATCTAACCAACCAACAGCTTTTTTAACATTACTTGTTAAATCATTATCTATTTTAAAATTACTAGTATTCTCTTTTAAATCTTTTAAATAGGTAATAAAAACAGGTGCAAAGCCTACATCATCTACTAAACTCAAAATTCCTCCTACATTCTTTTTTATTTCTTTAATATCAAGACCTATACTTTCAAGTTTTCCATCTTTAACTGCTGCTTTTGTAGATTGTCTAGCATTTCTTTTTTCAGGTTTACTTTCATATCTCTTTTCCTTTTTCCAATCTACATACTGTTGCCTATCGAAATTCTCTCCCTCAAGTTTACGAACATCAATAATATCATTAACTTTAAAATTAACTTTGTCTTCCCAATATTGTATTTTCTCTTTATCGGATACTCTAGATACTTCATTTTCATATGCTTCATCTTTCATGAATCCAACATTTTTAATATTTTTTAATAAAGTATATGTATGTCCAAGGTCTTCTCTTACACTTTTAAAAAATCCACCTATTGAAAATACTTCATCTTTAGCAATTACTAATTGTGGTACAATTTTATTAAAAATAGATGATATAGCTTTAATACTAACTAACAAAAGACCTCCAGCAATAATAATATTAGATCCAGGGATTTGATTAATAATATCAATTCCTGTTTTTAATGTTACTGCAATTGTACTAATTAATGGTAAAAAAGGCTCTCCAACTTTTGTTAATAAATTTGTTCCAGATTGTATTAATCCTTGTACATGTGTTTCTGCTGTTCCAATTATTTGATTAATTTTACTTCCCATATCCCATGATTCATCAATTTTTTGCTTAAATTCACGAGCTGATTGGGTATCAATTTTCATAATTTGGTTAGCTTGCTTGTAACCTGCAAAATCAGAATAAAATTCAAGTTTTTCTTGTTGAGTGTATCCTTTTGCTTCCATTGCTTCATCAAGTACATCTTTCATATCAGTAATTGATAATATAGTGTCATCATTTTTCCATAAATCTTTAACATTTAATCCTATTCTATCTAATGCTCTTTGTGCTGTATCTTTTTGTCCAGCAGATATAAATGCTCTTAATGATGTACCAGCCATTTCACTTTTAGTACCTTTTGAACCTAATTGTGCAATAACTGCATATAAATCATCTTGATCAAGATTAGTTGATGATGCATATCCACCAATATGTTCTAATGTGTGAATAATATCTTGTGCTCCTATTGGAGCTGCTTCAGATGTTGCTGTAATTTTTTGATTTTGATATTTTACTGCATCAGCATATTCAGGTGATTCTAAATCTAATCCTTCTGTATCTAATAAATTAGTTGTGGAAATTAAATCATTAATTGCTGTATCAAGTGTTAGTCCTTCTAACTTTGATAACCCCATAGCTTCATTTAAAATATCTGTCATATTATTTTCGGATACACCTGCACGTGCTAATGATTCTAGCCCTTCTGTCATTTCATTTACTGCTACACCAAATTTAGCTGACATATTCATAGCATCTTCACCTAAGTCACTTACTTCAGAACGTGTTTGTCCTGAAATAGCACCTATGGTTGATAATGCTTGGTCGAATTCCATTGCTTGTTTGGTTGCTTTGCTTAGTCCAGCTGTTGCTACTACACCCATGCTTAATAAAGCACCTTCGGTTGTAGATAAGTAAGAACTAGTTTGAAAAGCTAATTGTCCTAAAATATTGCTTGCCATTCCTGACATGCCCATAAGTTGTGAGGCTACTTCTGTTGTTCCTCTTGCACTTATGTTATATACATAATTTACATATCCAGTTGTATCTTTTACTGACGCTTGAGCCATATTATCTCTCTAAATGGGGTTGTTTTAAAAAAAAAGGGAGCAACTGCTCCCTTAAGATAGCGAAATGACCATTATCTAAAAGGACATCCGCCAAGTCCTTTTTCAAGTGACCATAGTATTCCAGCTTGTAAAAAACATTTTTGTCGAAATGTTAACATTCCATTTCTTTCAAGTTCTTGTATTTCTGCTGGTGTTCTATGGAGTAATTGACATAATAGAAAATCTAATTGTAATTCTCCTGATTCTTGTATACTATTTTTGAAATTCTTCAAACACAGAAGAATCGTCAATATTGGTTAGTACTCTCATACCTTTTTGTAATACTTCTTGTACAATTGCGGTTGGTACTTGTAACCTCCATTCTTCTTGTGTTAAGCATGGGTCTACTACAATTTTTTCTAATAATCTATAATTGTATGCGTTTGATTCTTCAAGTTCTTCCTCTGTCATTTCTGATGGGTCTTTAATTGCTAAACTTCTATTGATAATTTCTGAATTTTCAGATTCAGATAATCTTCTAATAGTAAATACTTCTACATCATCTGGACCCACAATGATAGGAATATCGACAGTATCTTCTAATCTTTTGAATAAAGATTCTTTAGTTGCTCTATGAACTTTATAATCTTCTATTTTCTTTTTTTTACGATCATTTGATCTTTTTTTAGATCTGTCTGTTAATTGTTTTAATAATTCTTCACCGGATGTAGCGTTTACGTCCATTACACCATCGTCTTCAGATTCATTTGAACCGAAAACTTTTTTTTCTTCTTCATCTGTTTTTGAACCAAAAACTTTTTGTTCTTTTGCCATAATATAAACCTCTTTTATAATATATATTATGATTAAAAATAGAATTCTATACTATATAAAAGAAGAAAAAAAATAAAAAAAAGAGAAAAAAAGAAACTTTAGTTAGAAGCTGAAGAATATGGTTTACATCCTTCACATTCTTGTGCTAAAGCGCTTTTAATTTTGTCACAATCGAATTCAATACCTGATGCAGATCCTTGAATATCTTCAGATACGATATCTCCACCATTTACTGGACCAATATTATCTTGAGATAGTCTGCATCCTGTTAATCTAACCACTTTTTGTGCTTCATCTGCATCATTGTTCATTAATGTCATTGAAAATGTACAATTTTGTGTGAATATGCTAAGGAATACTTTATCACCGAATGCTCTTTTAAAAGAGAAATCGATTTTAGTTCTTCCTGGTCTTTGATCGATTGGGTCACGTTGAGAAGCAACATGATATGGGTTTAAATCTCTTGAAAGGTTAATAGAGATTTCTTCTACATCAAAGATTTTTTTATTGATGTGTATATATCCTGTTTCGAAAAAATTTGTATCTTCGGCATTTTTTACTTTACTTTTTGGCATTTTAAATCACCTTATTGGACTGTAAGTTCTACTTCAATTTGTCTTAAAGCATGGACTGGTGTTAATTTTAAATATACATATGCTTTTGCTAAGAGTTGTTGAGCATTTGTTTTAGGTACTAAAACAATTTCTACATCATATGCTAAAATATTTTCATCAGGTATACTTTGTAATGTTTGGTCTTGTGTTTGCATTCCATTTAAGATATTTCTAACAGAGTTTTCCATAATTACTTGTAAATCTCCTGTTAAATTTCTACCTATAAATGTTTGCAATTCTTCATGTATTGCATGTTTAGCATATTTAACAATACTTTGAACACCTTCTTCATCTTCTTCTAATGGAGATTGTCTAGTTGTTACACCATCCATTAAAGCAATAGGTACATTATAATCATCTGTGAATGTTAAAACACCATATTCATTTAATTTTGTATAATTACCTGGTTGCCATAATACTTTATTTTCACCTGCAAATAATGGTGCAATAGATGTTTGACCTATACCTCTAATTTCTTTTTTAGATTCACCACCAAATATTGCATCACCATAGAATAATTTACTTCTTAATCCTGCAATATATTGAGTACATTGGAAAGGTAATAATTGGCCAGGTAAAGCACCTTCATCTTCTGCTAATAAAGAAACATATTTACCATCTTCAGATTTCATTAAAGTAGATTCAGGTGTGTAACCAGTGTCTATTAATCCTTGACCTAAGAATAAAATATTTTCATTATCATATGAAATTGCTTTATCGAACAAATTATATCCTATTTCATTTCCTACTTCATTTGTTCTGTCAAATGCATTAGCTCCAACAATTAATGTTCTCCATTTACATACTTCTGCACTATTCATTCCTTCAGGTTCAGTTGTACTTACATGATTAGCATATACTCTTTGTACTTCATCTTCACCATAGTTACAGAAGATACCTGATAATTTAATTTTAGATAATAAATCTAAAGCATCTTTGTGTGCTGTAGCAATTAATTTACGATTTTGTAAACTTGATGGGTCTGCTATCCTATGTAAAGTTTTATTCCAAATACCATTAGATCCATCAGCTAAATATGTTGCTGTTTCTACTAAAACAAAATTAAAGTCTTCAGGATCATCTGCGTCTTTTGGTACTTTTGCAAAAATAGCTCCAACAGGGCTTTCATATTGATGTACATATTTTGTATATTCATTGATAGCATTAGGTTCATCAATATTTGGCAAAATAGTTTCACCAGCACTATCTTTTACAGGAATTAAAGTTGTATTAAATACTTTTTCAATTTTATTTCCATCATCTGTAATTTTAGCGGTTACATTACTTGCTCTTTCATTAATTCTTTTAGTAATATTACTTAATGTAGTTACACCTGATAATAAAATTGTATAATCATCAGATTCTTTTACAGAAATACGATATCCTTGTTTTATATGTTTAGAAATTGTAACTGGAATAGTATAATCTCCAGGATATACTGTTTCAAGATGTACTAAGGATGAACCTTCTTGTATTTCTTCTATTTTTGCAATAGTAATTTTTGTTACATCACTTTCATTGAAAGATTGCATGAATATATTTTGTTCAAGAATTGGTGTAACAGATGCTGGTGCTGGTAATGTAGTTCCTTCTGGGTAATATGCTATAGGGTCGCCATTTTCATCTTTATCAACTACAGCAACTTTTTTCTCAGCAGGTGAATCTGAGCTCCAATAATAATGTTGAATATTACCATTTTTATCACAGATTCTCCATCTACCTTGATAGAATCTTACATTACATTCCTCTACTGTCTTAGGAATAGAAGCCTCAGTATCTTCTTGTAATAGATTATATTTTACTTCATATGCTTTTGGGCGTTCTGTTTCTAATGTATCTTTCATTACTAGTATTTTAGCTTTAATGCTTGTATCATCATTTTCATCATAATAATCGTAATCTACATATACATATTTAAAAGCTTGATCTAATTCAAAATTAAACTTAGCTGTTTCTGGCTTACCTGCATATGCTCTTACAATTACTACACTTCTTCCACCATTAGCAAAAAATGGTCTTAAATCATAATTGAATATTTTTTTTACTTGATCTGCATTGGTACAAAAGACTGGTGTATTAATAGGACCTTTATTAGATTCGATTACTGTACCCCAAAGATATACAGGGTCGATTTCAGAAAAGTCTACAGCATCTTTTATTTTCCAATGGACATATGGAGTTCCTTGTACCATATTTATCTACCTTCTAATTATTTTGTTGTATAATTTTTGCATTTCGGACTGTGTAATACCTGTATCATCTTCAATATTGGCTTCTCGTTTAATTAGTAAGAAGTCAAAACTGTCGATACCCATATTAGCAGCTAAATCTTTAGCAAAAAATTGTTGCTCTTTTGGTTTAACAGGTTCTTTTTTTACTACTTTTTTAGTAGCAGTGGTTTTTTTTATTTTACTATCTTTTTTTTCTGCCATTTTTATCACTCTATTGAAATATCATCTAAAATAGGTCCAAAACAACGTTTTTCAACTATTTGATAGAGGATATTTAAATCAAATGTTATTCGTTCAACACTATTTTTTTCTAATTCACTTAACATTCTCTTATCAGAAATTGTTGTATTAATTATTTGGTTTTGATATTGGGTTGTATCATCTTTGAACTGTAATCCGTTAATATTATGTTGTATTTTAATATTTTGGATTGGTAGTGTTGTTCGAATAGTTAAACCATCCTCGTTAATTATATAAGTATTATTATGAAGAGAGTCGATATTATCAACTCGCATAATAAGATTGTTATTAATAAGTATTCTAAAAATATTAAAGTTGTGTGAGTTATATATTTTTGAGTAAAAAACATTTTCATCTATTTGCTCAAAGCTTTTATTATATCCATAAGTAATCATGTCAAAATCATGAAATTTATCAATTCTTCTATATACTTCATCGTAAATATTATTAACTAATGGAATTGTTGTTGCATATATATCAACTTGGAACTTTGTCCTATATGTGTATATTTTTTTAAAACTGTTTTGACAATAAATATGTTGATCGGTTACAACTTTTGCGTCAGATATAAATGGTGATATTCTTATCTCAGGATATTCAGCTGGCGCATCTTTAAATAAAAAATTAGGAACTTCTATAACTTCTCCTTGATTACGCACTGGTGTAAAAAATCCTGATGTTTTTTCTTCACCTATAATACTTCTTACTGCATATATTATTGAATTTCTATTTATCATTTTATTATTTTAGAATATTTATTTAAGTAATTTGTTTGAATTGGCATATTAGGAGTTAAATTAGAAACAGTTTTTCCATTTTTCATATAACGATTGTATGTGTCAATTGCTTCATCTATGATAATATTAGACATTTCGTTAGCTGTATCTATTATTGATGGCTGTATGTATCTTTTTGGTGGATTTTTTCCACTTCCAAATTCATATTTTAATGCACTCTTTCTTGTACTCATGAAATGTAGTTCATTGTTACGAAAATCAACAAAAAAGCTATCTTTTAATGTTTTATCTTTTATTTGTACTTTTGATATATTTTGTTGAATTTTGTTTAAAAAATATTGCTCTATTCTTTTTTGATATTTTTGATAATGATTAATTTTTGAAGTATCATTATATGAGTCAATAAAAGCTTGTGCACTTTTTTGTGGGTCTGTTCCACTTATTGTTAAAGAACATTCAAATGTCATTATCGATCATGATATTTTTTATCTTCTATTAATCCTAATACAATGTGATGATTTTTATCACGAAGATAATTGTTAGGATCATATTCCATTATACGAAAATATACTATTTCATTTTTTCTTACAAATTTTACTCTATAATTTGACAATTTATTAGTTTCTAATTGAAAATTTGGGGAAAAATATCCATAATATCCTTGTCTACCATATCTTGTTTTTGATTCTTGCCCTGCCTCACTAATATCTTCACGTTGGCGATGCTGAACTACTCCTTGTAATTCTTGTAGGGTTATCCATTGTTCTTTTATATTTCCTACTGCATCTTTTTTTATTATATTTCCAACTTCATCTTTAAGAACTTCTTGGGGATGTACTTCTTCGGTATATTTTTCTTTTTTTTGTAAATAATAATGTTGATCATTTCTTTTTAATACTCTACTGTATAAAGTTTGAAAGCTCATTGTGGACCCCATGCATTATATTTAGTTCTAGCTCCACGACGATTAAAAACTTTAACACCAAAATTTTTATAAGTATTCTTTTTTAGATCAGCCATAGCTTGTTCTGCTAAATCACACCATGTATTTCCAAATTTATCAAATGATAAATCAAATACTTCACTTGTTTCATCTACAGTATATTCTGTTGGACTAACAATTGCTTGAGGATTTGTTCTGTATATATGACAAGCAACTGACATATATATTGCTTGTTTAAAGTATGATGATTCTGGATCAACATTTGGTATAAGTTCTTTTATATAATCTGTGTAATGGTTAATTAAAAAATCAATTTCTTTATCCACAACAATATTAGGATCCAGATTTAATAATCTTCTTAAATAACCAATTTGTGATTCATCATTAAGATATTTAGACAATTCTGTTATACAATAATCGTATAACATACAATAAGTAATTTGATACTTTCCATCAGCATCTTGAGAAACATTAGATAAGTCTAATTTTGATATATAATCATTATATATTACTTGTGGTATTTCCACAACAGGGGTATTAGTATTAACTAAATGACAAGCAATCCCATAAATAATAGTATCTTGGAACAATGATGTTTCATTATATCCAAACATTGGTTGATCTTCTGTTGTAGCTAATGCTATATCAGATATTTCTTGTTCAGATAATGATGTATTTACATTAATTTTTGTGCATATATCATCAAAATAATGATGAAGTAAGTATTGAAGTTTTGAGTCTTCAATAATTACTTCCAAGATTGTTTTAATATAGGAGAGATCGATTATCATTTTTATTCTATTCTAATTAAATTATCTTCATATAAATGAGATAATGACTCTGCTGATCTGTGTTCTTTAGGGTCTACACCTGATTGTGTGCCTATAGAGTAGAATTCTTCTCTTTTTGCACGTAAATCGTTTGGTGTGTCAATAAATCCATATTTATATAAGGATAAGAATTGATCAGCGGTAACTGTAATTACTTCATCTTTTTCTACTGTTAAGACTTCAGGTAATCCTTCAATTAATGGTTCATATGTTTTTTCAACTTTGTTACCAATTAATTCAGTTGTGAGTCTTCTCAAAAACAATGTTTTACGTGTTGCCGCGCTAAATTGTGGATGGAAAGTAAGTTTTACGTCCGGATACTTTTTTTCTGTTTTTTCTTTTTTAGCCATAATATTACCTCGTTAAAAAATATAAAAAAGAAGAAGATTATTCTTCATCTAGATATATGTTAAATGAAGTTGAGCTTGCACTAACTTCAATTGATTCTGTATGTTCTTTATAACCAGTAGCTGTAACAGTTATACTTTGTACACCATCAGGAACATTAGATAAACTTGCAAGTCCTCCATTAATACCTGTTTGACCAGAAATAGTGCCAATCATAACATTAGCAGAGCCAATTTTTTCTTCAGTTCCTTTTTTATATACTTTTACAGTAACTGTTCTTGTTGTTGCTTGGTTTTGTTGTTGTTGATTATTTCCAGGATTGTCCTCATGGCCTGGAGTTGCACCACTTCCGTCTTCTTGGCCTAATCTTGGTGAATCTTTTGGATCATATGGTGCATAATTATGATCTGGGTCATAACCATCAACAGGATCCCATCCTCTTTGTACAATGGTTTCTTGCATAATTGCATCATTGTCAACTGGATTACTAGATCTTAATGTTCCATAATCTTTTCTTGGGTGTTTTTCACCAGCTGGTCTTTGGGTGATAATTTTAGTGATTGCATCTGGTCTAACAACTGCAGGTTTTTCCCAGTATGTTAAATCTAATACATCTTCACGAGTTTCAGGTAACCTATATTTTTCAGTATGTACACCATTCATAGTTACGAGAATAATTGGTTCTTTAGAACTGTCAATAATGAATACTAAATCTTCAAATTCAGGTATAATTTTAATTTTTAACCCTGCTACATATTCTCCAAATTTACCATCTTGGATTACACCTTCGACACCTGATTTATAATATGTTTTGAAATCTTCATCTTTTAATAAGTCTGCATATACTCTTTCAGACATTAAAATCATATCAGGTTCTACACTATATGGATTTTCTTTCATTAAAGTTTTTGCATCAACAACATCATCGAATTTTAGTGTTGATTCAGCAGTCATAACGTTGTATCCTGCTCCGGTAATCATAACTTCTCTGATATCGTTATTTTCTTTGTCTAATAATCTTTGATTAGCTCTTGTAGCTTCTGTTTGGAAGTAATTTGGGTCAAAAGCCATCATTTGTTGTTCTTCATCAGTCATTTTGATACCAGTACCAATTTGACGTAAATTGAAACTTAATTGATCATAGACATCTCTTGCTTTAGGAATTTCAGCACCTTCTGTAATTTCTACAGCAATACCAGCTGCCCATTTACGTGGTAATACAACAGCATAGGTATCTACTTTTACTGTTTTAATAAATTGCCTAAAATCAGAATGTTCGATAATGTATTGTGTAACTTCTTCTGTTAATTTTGGATCGAACCTATTGTCTGCTACAACAGCTCCTCCACCTGCAAAATATGCTATTTCTCTTGCCATATTATCTTTTCTCCTTAGTATGCTTGGATGCTAACTCTAATAACATCGTATCTATTATCTGCCTGATTACTATATGATCTTCCAACAATTGAGTCTTGATCAGTTGATGGGTCAGCTTTGGTAAATTTACCATCGTCAGCACATTTAATTGGATCTCCAAATTTAATGCCTGCGTCTTTTTCAGCTAATACATATGTAATACAATTTCTTTCAACTGTTAATCCTTGTCCAGCTAATACTGTAACATTTCCAAGATAATAAGGTGCTTCTGTTGGGTTTGCTCCAGTTACTGGGTTGCCTAACATTTTTGTTTTTGCAAATGTACCTTGTGCTTCTGAAGTTACAGCCTTAACTACACCTAAAAATTCAACTTTAGTGGTTGAATCATCTGCTTTTTTTGCTCCACGAGCATTAAAACCAGTTTCTGTAGAGTCTAATGCAAGTTTAATAGCTTTTCCTACTTGTTGTTGTGAGGAAGTAAAGCCTACATGTTCGATTGCATCTTCAATTTTTTCTGCTGCGTGAATTGTAATTGAATCTCCTGTTATATCGCTCATCTAATCACCTTTGAAAGCTTTAAATAATGCAGAATAACTTTTTTCAGAGTCTTTATCATCTTTGTTATATTGTTGTTGTGATCCGGTAAATTCTTGTGGTTTAGCAGGTTCACTATTGTCACGAATTTCTTTAAAAATAGCGATTTGCTTGTCAATAAAGTCTTCGGACATATCATCAACATCATCAAGATTCTTTTCAACTTTTAATTCAATTTTTAATTGTTTTAACTCTTCACGTTTTTCTGCTAATCTTTCTTCTTGTTGTTTTTGTGCTGCAGCTCTGTATTCAGATAATTCTGCTTGCATTTCTTCAACAGAAGATTGAAGAGTATCTTTATCTTGTTGCAATTTTGCAATTTCTGTATCATTTTCTAATTTTAATTCTTCAATAGCTGTTTTGTGGGTTTCTTCTTGTGAAGCTAATTGTGCTTCTAAATCAGAAATCTTTTGTTTTAATTCAACGTTTTCAGCTTGAAGATTATTATCTTGTACGTCTGACATAATATCATCCTTTATTTTTCCAAATTTATTTTTAAGTTTATTTGCATCATCGCCGCCAAATGAACTTGATACTGACGCTCCTGGATCTGCTCCAAAAGTTACAAGTGATAATTCATTACAATGCATGTCTTTACAGATTAGATGCATATCGGGGTCTAAAAGAGGGTGGTGTGGACAGTCATCTGATAAAAATTCTTTTCCACATATACTACAAATTGGTGTGAAATCAAAACCAATTGATGTGTCTGTAATAAGTCCTCTTTCAATTTTCTCTCCTAAATGTGAGTCATCAACCATTAAAGATGCTTTATATTTTACACCTTTCATATTTGCTGCTTCATCAAATGTTGTTCTTGTATTATCTACAAGTCCAACTATGTTATCAACACTTGTTGTGCCATGATCTTTAAATAAACGTTTACCTTTTAAAGTTTTAGTACAATTGCGCATTTCTGATTCAGGTACTTCATAGAAACCATTTACTATAAAGTTTTCTCCACCATGAATCGCAAAACCTTCTAATTGTATATCGCCATTGTCTTTATACTTTAAAGAAAATTTGGAGTTTAATGAAAAAGTTTCTCTCATAGTTACTTTCTCCAAAAATTTAGCTTATATTTAAGCTAAATAAAAATAATCTTTCTAATATATTTAAAATAATATTTTTTTACTCTTTTTCTATATGGAATATCCACGGTTTAGTTTCATAACGTCTATGTTTTTTATATCCTTGCTGTTTTAGATAATATGTAATACCTTTAGTTGTTACATTAAGTGAGTTAATATTATAATTATCTATAAGCCAACTTAATAACTCCATTGAGGAAGCTTCTTTTTTTATTGCAAGGCCTTCTTCAATCGTTTGATATGCTTTTTTATATGAATTAATTCCTGGTTTACTCATAAAATCACCTATGGTTCATTTTTTGTATCTTTTCCATCACCTTTTCCTGACCTATTTTTTGGTTCATTAGGTTTAGTTGGGTCTGTGTAATCTCCTGTTTGTTGTGCTGATGCAATGTTAGCCTCTACTGCTTCAATCCATGAGTCATCAATAAATTCAAGTTCTTCAACTGGTAATGCTTTTCCTCTGAATGATAGTTGTGATCTTGCTTCATCACGTGATATTAACCCATGTCTAATTGCTGGGAACAGCCATGTAGCTACATCTGCATTAGATTCTGTTGTTAATGTAGGGAAAATTAAATAAATATTAGCATAATCTTGCCCTGGTATCTTATTAAGTTCTTGCTCAATAAAAGGCTCATATAATTGTTCTATTAAAATATCACTTAGGTCCATTTGTAAATCTTTTAGGTCATTTATATATTGCGCTGCTTGTGTTTTAATTGCAGATAAGTTATCAGCTTTTCCACCAATTAATGACATAGGGAAGGTTAAAAGACCAAATGATTCTTTTATTGATTGTAATACAGGGACCATATCATATTGACTTTGTGCAAAACCAATAGTATCGGTAGTTATTCTATTTGTTGTAACAACATCGTTAGAATATTCTAATTGATTTTCTAATGAATCAACAATTCCTTGTAATTCTTCTTCTTGTAATTCTTCATCATCTCCTACTTCAATTAACCATTGTAAAATTGGAAGTGCAAATTTGTCAACAATTTCTGCTAAATTAAGTTCTGTATTGAGCATTAAATGTAATGTTTGCACTAATCTTCCTAGAAAAGACATTCCAAATACTTCTCCGATATCAGCATCATATGGAAAATGTATGATTTCTTCAGCAGGTATCTCTATATCTCCATCTTTTCCTCTGTATTTCCATCCTTCAATTTCTCCTTCACCTTCATCCATTATAGGTTCCATGTTTTTAGGATGTAATAAAAATAAATTAGATAGCATATCTTCTTCTTTTTTACCTATGTAAAGGAATGATGTTCCATATTTTAGTGCTTGCAAATATAATTGTTTTATATGCTTTCTTTTTAATCTTGCTGTATATATTGCACATGCTTCTTCAATTTCTTCAATTCTTTTACCTTCTGAATCTACAACTTGTAGTTTAAACATTTCAGGTACAGCATCTGATGCAATTTTTCTTAATACACGATTAAGAATAGTTGAATGATAAAGACCGTCAATTAAGTCATAATCTAAATCTTGTGATCCATATATGTCTGTATATGCAGTAAATTTTTGAGAATATGTTTGTTCTTCGTATTTTTTTACATCACCAGCAAAAGTAGCTATTGGTCTATTTTTGCCTTTAGAACTTATTACTAAATCTTTCTTTTTTATAACCTTCTTCTTGGGATGTTCATTACTTTCTTGCCTTTTTGTGGACGTTTGTTTTGTCTGCTCCATTTTTTATCACCAAATTTTCTATTTATTGCTTTTGGTACTTTTCTAACAATTATTGGGGGCTTAAAATTTAAGCCTAATGCCATATTATAAATACATAAATTCATTGCGTCGATATAATCATCTGATCCCGACCCTTTTTCGTATTTAAATTTTTTATTATCGTGTTGGGATCTTTCTCTCTTATATCCTGTCATTTCTTCTTGTAATCTTTTTGACCATTTTACTTTTACTTTACCTTGTGTCATTGCACTTACACCAAATTCAACTAAATCTGTTTTAGTTCTTTCGGAAAATATAAATTCTTCTACCTCGTAGGGTCTTGTTGTCTTTTTTACTCTTTTTGCTACTCTTTCATAAACTGATTTACCAACACCACTTGCATCAAATACTCCTCTTCGTATATTAGGGAAGCGTTTTGGTAATTCTTCAACTATAAAATCTTCAATATATCCATAGTCTGTGCCTAAAGGAAATTCCCATTTGTATTTTATGTCTAATGATCTTTCAATTGAGTCATGCTCATCTCCGACTTCTCCTACATAGATTACAGTGTTATTTCTTGTTTGCCCCATATCAACTCCATATACACATAACTTATTTGATTTGAATCTATCTTTCAAACCATCATCGTAGAGAATTTTTTGCTGTAATTCAAGAGGATATACATCTGTAACACTTGACATAAATTTAAGACAATATTCTTGTTTAAAGTCAATTGCTCCAATATTTTTATAATCTTGCTTTAATTCATCTATTGTAATACGTGGTGTACCGGAAGCTATAACCTCTTCTTCATCATTTAAATATGCGGTTTGTTTTTTATAAACAATAAAATTACCAGTATTATTAGGGTATTCTTCCCATGTTCCATTATTCCATATTTTTGGTGCATTTTGCAAAGCTTCAAAGAGAAAACCTACTTTTGCCCTTGGAGTTCCTGCTACGATAAATTTTGAATCTCCTTTTTGTCCACGCATAACTGGGATAATTTTGTTAATAATTCCATCATCAACATCTTGAATCTCGTCAATAATTAGTAAGTTAGCACCTGAACCGATTACTGATGATACGTTTCCTTTTCCTCCACCAGTTCTGATTACTATACGTGAACCATTTTTAAATTTCTTTTCCATTACGTTATTTGTAATTAAATCTCTTTCGATTACTGCTGATCTATCAATCATTCCGGATATTGTTTCTGCCAATTCTTTTGCCTGTGTTTCTGTAGGAGATAAAACAAAAACTCTCTGATATGGGAAGAATAATGCTCTATGAATACATTCAATTGCTAACATAAAAGATTTACCAAGACGTCTACCACAGAAATATACTACTTGTGGTTCTTTAGATGTTACCATTGCTTTTTGGTGGTCTTCTAAGGTGTAAAACCCTCCATCTTCAGATCTAATCATATTTTCTGCAAAAAATACAATATCGTCTTTACATTTAAAAATAAATTCTTCCATTGTCATTGCTTCCATTTTTTCACCTAAAATATTCTTACTTTATCTGCTTGTCCTGGCTCACAACATTTTGCAGGTTTTGGACCAGCAGGCCATCCTGCTGTATTACTATAACTGTAATACCCTGTTGCGTCTAGTGCTACAACTTTACCATCTATTTCTGCAGCGTTAAAATAATGTCCATGAATGTGTATACCCCATGCTTTTATATTAATTGCATCTAATGCACATTTGAGTATTCTTGCTCCATCTCCACAATTTGTTCCACATGCTTGATCATACATATCTGATACACATGGCCATAATTCACTTGATTCAGCATACCAACAATATCCAAATTTCCCTCTTACTGCATTATGTACTTCTTGTGGTGTTTTTCCTTGCATATCTTTATCTAAATTAGATCCTTTTTTACATCTTGGAGCGTAATGTTGTGGTTGTGGTTGGAATTCAGGTTTTTGTAAATCACTCTCTGTTAAAGTATGTGATGAATTAATTTCTGCATTATTGTTTGGCATAATTTCTCCAATCCAAAAGCAATCATTTCCATATCCTCCTCCACCGCCTGCACTTGATTGTACTCCCCCTGTTCCTATTGTTGCGTTAATTGGGTCTTCAGGTGTGTCAGGTCCATATTTTAAATGTAAACTCATTATTGGTGATTTTTTTGGTGTCCATTTGAGTTTATATCCTTGTACAAAGTAAATTTCATATTCTTTTTTCTCTATTTCTACTTCATATTCTTCTCCATCATCTGTGGTGATTTTTTGAAATGTTTTTGATGTATCATCGATTTCTTGTACAACTTCATTAATATTTGTAATATCTACTCCTTTTCTTTTTCGTGGTTTATCTTTTTTGGCATCTGCCATTTCTCCTGTTGTTTTTGAGGTTGCTCCTGTTACTTTTGATAATGTTTTTGGTATTTTTATCCATGAACCGACTGTAATGTTTGGATTATAGATGCAATTAAATTGAAGATCGAGTGAATAATCTCGCACATGTGCTGATAAAAGTGCATCTGCTTTTGCCTTCGCGGTTTCTTCATCATCTTCTGGAAATTCATAGTAAAAAATGTTTTCTCCATATACCTCAACTAATGCATCGTGTTGCATTTTGACAATTCCATCTGCATAAGTTACTTCGACAGAATTGTATAATCCTTGTGTTGTCCAGTTACGTACAATACTATCTGTTACTATATCTGCTGGTTTGAGTTCAGGTATTAGATCTTCGTATTGATCTCTGTATGTGAAAAATTGTTTAAAAGATAGTAAGAATGCCATATTGTTGGCTACTATGAATACTCCATCTACTGCACCTAATATTTGTCTGATAAGTCCAAAAAATGTTAGGTCGGGTATTTTTACAGCACTGCCTCCACCATTATTTCCTGCTGCTGTTCCTCCACCGATTCCATCACAAGGTAATTGACCAGCTACTAATTGTTCTGCTTCTTCTTTTGTTGATTTTGTAGGGCCGCTTACCATTGTCATATTATAGCTTGATCCATCTATGTGTTCATGGCCTTGTGCGCTGTAATCTGCATCACATCCTCCATCGGCTTGTACACAAAAGAAGTGTCCTTCTGCTGTTCCACCTTCTGATGCTCCTTCAAAACTTCCACCGAAGTTCCATCCCCATTTTAATGTATCGTGTCCACAATGTGGGCATTTGTTTTCAAATACACATTTTTGAAATCCACTACCTTGGTCTGCTCCTGCTGATGGTAAACCTATTCCACATATATACTTTTTATCAGGTGTTCTTCCATATTTATCGTATATACAACCACTACTTGATGTAGGGGTTTGTTGGTTAGAATCTGCTTGATTATTATCATTATTATTGTTTGTGTTTTGTTGTGAGGTATCGTTGTTTTCTACCATTTTTGTCCACTTTATCTAAACTTATTAAATATATATTTTCTAGTATTTAAAGTTATTTATACTTGTGTTTTTTTCCATATGTCCTACTTTATATTTTTTAGAAAAATAATTAAAAAATGAGGTTTGTATTATGGAAGATTTTGAAACTAGAGTTAAAAATGCAAGAAGAGATTATAAAAAGATGAAGGGTACTCTTTGGGATAATATTGATGAATTATGGGAAAAAGGGTATAGTTTGCGTGTTATTTCTGAAACTACTGGTTTAACAAGAAGTAAGATACAGAGGTATATTTCTGAGGGGAATAAATCTCGTATTGATGATGTGCCTACTCAGAATCGTGATGTTCGTGTTAGGCAGACTTTTAATTTGCTTAAGCAAGGGTTAAGTAAAAAAGATATTGCTAATAAATTAAATTTGAATCCTCGTACTGTTGATAGTTATATTAAGCAATTAAAGAATCAAGGAGTGATTGAATAATGCCAAGATATATAAATCCTTATCATTTTGCTGATATTGTTGAGAAACCTTTTTTAAAGCGTGATTTTAGGACATATGATCTTGGCGGAGGTTATGGTAATGTTTATAAAATGAAGAAAAGGCGAGGTAATAGTAATATGGCTGGACACATTATTAATGTTACTATTGATGCATCTGCTGCAAGATTACTTTTTCAATCGATTAAGGCTGGTATTAATCATGATTTTTCGAAACATGTTTCTTTTTTTCTTGGTTTGTTGATTTTTTGTTATAAAGATATTTCGCATAAGATTAAGTATGTTGAGATGGATATTGATAAGTATCAGACAAAAATTAGAAAGTGTGTTGAAAATTTGGAGTTTCCTATTTGGGCTAAAGAACCTTTGAAGGAATTGTGGGAGAGTAATGTTGATTTTGAAGAGTATCTTGAGGCGTTAATGAAGGTTCCTGATTTGGATTTTGATTTTAATAGTGCTTTGTTAACTTATAGAATGCAGGGTGATGATGCTATTTTTGGTATTTTGTGTCAGATTTATACTTTGTATCATCAAAAGCAAGTAACGAATATTAAGTTGATTCCTGATTTGCCTATTATTTATATGCCGCCTGTTTCTGATTTTGTATCAGGTGTTTTTTTTCCTGTAGTTGTTACTAAGTTTAATAGGTATTGGACTTGGGAGGATAATGATGAAGGTATTTTTTTAATTGATGAAGATGGCAATGCTATTGATTGTGTTAGGAGTGGTACTTATAATTGTGGTAATGATCCTTTATTTAATAGGTTAGGTTTATTGTATCATAGCAAGCATAGTAAGGCTGCTTGGCGTGTTTGTTGGAATTGGGGGGAAATTGTTGAGGCAGTTGGCTTTTTTGGTGGTGATGTTCTTGTGCGTGGATTAAGTGAAGGTATTTTGCGTGCTGATTGGAGAAGGTTTGGGGTTAATGGTTTGTTGGTGGTTAATTGTTTTAAAGGTGGTTTTGCAGGGTCTGGTTATCGTATTCAACGTCCTGATAAAGCAAGATGTTTAAAAAGTCCTAAGATTGATTTTGATAAAAATAAGATTATTAGTGTTAATTTGTTGGGTGAGAAAGTTGATATTGAACCTGAAGGACGTGTGTTGTATAGTAATGAGGAGTTGGAGGATTGGTTTGAGTTAGGAGAGTTGTGTAAGAATGAAATTAATGCTCGATGCAATTCTAATGCATAACCTATTTAATTGATTCTGATTTTTTACATGTTTAATTATTATTTTGTTCTCTGAGAAGAATTGCATGTCATCGCATTTTATATTCTTTTTTTATACATTTCTTGTCTTTTGTTAAATTCTTTTATGTTTCGATAGTAATCGTAGTAGTATGCGCATACTGCTCCGGTTGCGAAGCCTATTATTAGGCATATTATGTTAATTATCATTTAGTAATCCTCTAATGTATTTTTCTTGAAATAAGTTAATTATGAATAATCCATGTTCTATATCGTTATATATTACATCGGAATGAATATTTAATGCTCTAGCTATTTTTTCAGGATGTGCTTTACATCCTATTAAGTATGCTAAATTGTTGTCATACCATATGTCTGCCATTATGCATTCAATATTTTTGTAATGCAGTCTGTCAAGTATTTGTATATGTTCCCATCCATCTTCTTCTTTTAGATTGAGAATGTCCCAGTCATCTTTGGCGAATGATGCATTTTCATCGTATTCAAAGGAACAATGTATACAATTTTCTCCGTCATAATTTTTACAAATATTACATTTCATTGTATTTTCTTATGTTTGTCATCATATATATACTTTACCATGTTCTTTGATTCAATAAGCATTGATCTAGTTTTTTGCTATTATGGATATTGTATTTTTTTAATATTCTGCGTATTTCTGTTTCTTCCATTTTGTTATCATACAGTTCTGTGGCTAATTCATCATTTTTATCGTTTAGTTGATTGAGTATTTTGATTATTGTGTTTTTTTTGAATGATATTTTTTCGCCTGTTAAATTGTCAAGTATGATGTTTGTATTTGGTATTGTTGTGTATCTTTTCATTTTTAAAACTCTCCGAACATAGCTTTATGAGTTGCAACTAGTATAAAAGCAAAAAACATTGTTATTGATAGGTATCCGCCAATTTCGTTGTTTAAGATAAGTAGGCAAATGCCTATTGTGAATAATGTAAATATAATGTAAAATAATTGCATATATCTTTTATCATCCATTTTTTATGCTCCTTATTTTTGTGTGTTTATTTTTGTTTGTTCTGGTATATAAATATGTGAGACGCTATTATATGAAAAAAAATATTAATTCCAGTTATCGTTATATATCCAGTCGTATTGAACGTATTCGGATGGTGGTAGTTTTGCTATTGCGTCAGGGACACCATTTGTTTGTTCTGCATTAAGTAGGTATACTCTTCTGTGTACTAATGTTGATATTGAGCATTCTCCATGATAATCTCCTCTGAATTGCAATAGTAGTTTACCTATTTTTTCTTCGCTCAATAATTGTACGCATTCGTATCCATCGAATTGTTGTATGTCTAGTTTTAGATATAAGTTTTCTTCGTCTTTGTATTTCATTCCATAGCCGAAATCTGCTTTTGTTATGATTCCTTCTATTATGTCTTGTCCTGTCATGGTTGATTGTTTGGGTTCTAATATTGTTAAACAAGATTGTAGGACAGTACAGTAGGACACTCGATTTTTTCAACCAATTTTAAAAAATAAGCCTGCTTCGCTGCTGAGGCGAATTGTACTGTGAGTGCTTTTCTCTCAGTTCTGGGCACTGTGGAGTCTTTATTGGACTTGAAGCACCCAATAATCTGTCCACAGTGTCAATACAGAACGGAAACCTTGTAGCCTCAGCAACTACAAGTAGTCCGTCCAATATCGCTCAAACAAACAATTTTAAGTGATGCAAATGATAAAAGAAGTTATTACAACTGGTGTAAAATACTATCAAGGCATTAGTGCCTTTGATATTAATATGGAAGTAGTAGTTGAATTCGATTCTGAAAATACATACTCTCAGAATGCATTTTCAGTGTTAGATACCAATGGTGTCAAATTAGGTAGTGTGGCAGAAAATCCACACTACATTCCACGAAAAATATGTTCTGAGGATACTATTTTGTCCTCAGAGCTTAAACAATTAATTAATGATGGTTTTACCATTGTTAAAGCAATTGTTAAAGATATTGTGAGGAATTTTGTAATCCTCACAGTAGAACTTGAAGAAAAAACCTCTGTTCTTCCAACAGAGGCAGTAGAGAGTACATACACAGTTGTAGGCACTAAATATCATTCCACTAATGCTAATGTTGGTGATATTGTAAGATTTAAAGTTATTAATGGTACAACTACTCTTTTTAATGAAGAAGGGGCATTAGGTGTACTCCCTCAATCTGACAAAAAAATAAAAGAATTGGAGTCAATTGGTGCTCCAATTGTATTAAATCGGTTTGGTAGAGCCGATTTCAATACATTAGAGAATGTATTTGTAGTGAGCTACATTGAGGAAGATAAATATATCTTCCTCAAAGACTTAGAAGAAGAAGATTTAAAAGAAGAAAATGGAGATGAAATAATGAACAAAGAACTTAAAGACTTAGTAGAACAAAAATGTAAGAGCATTATAAAAAGTGGAGGTGAAATAACAGATATTGAAGTAAATGCAGACTTATCTGTAAAAATTCACTTCTTAGACCATATGTGTGATGCATATGGTGGATTTAGAAAAGTGGCAACAGTTAGATTGCCACAAAAAGAAATTGTTGAAGAAAAAAGTGAAAGTATGGAAGAAAAATTAGAAAAAATTACAAAAGAAACCATTACACAAAGTGTAATGGATAGAAAAACACCAATTATGGTGGTGGAAATGCAACAAGATGGACTTCTTGGAGCATTCAATCGGGCAAAAAAAGAATATCCAGTAGAGGTAATGGCATATACCACCAAGTACCTCGAAATACACCCAGTTGGTAATATATTGCTCACACTAAGAGCAATAGATGATACTATTGCCAAAAGATACTTAAATGGTCAAATTTCAGGTGCAGAGTTTGACCATATGAGAGCATGGATTAGTATCAATGCCTACTTCTACTATGAGCACATCATAGAAGAAGTAGATATGGAGGAGTTCTTCACAGAGGCTTCATTAAAAGCCTCTAAGAAATTCCTCAAAGAGGAAGAAGAAAGAGAATGCAAAATGAATAAGGAGGTGATATAAATGTTAAACAAAGAAGATATTCTCATTTGTAACGGCAAAGGGCATTTTATGCTCTTTGTCGAAATTGACGATGATATAGAGCCATTGACTCTATATCACGAAGAATAAAAAGGTGATATAATGAATAGAGAAAATAAGATACTCAAAAAAAATGCACAAGCTAGGGTAGAGGCAAAAAAACTCTGCTCTAGGCTAGATGCAATAGAAGAAGAGTATGAATACTCTGATTCTAATGTATCAATCTATGTATATGGTAGGTTCTTCCTACCACAGTCTTTTTACAAATTAAGAGCAATATTAACAAAAAAAGAAAACAAAAATACTCTTGATGGATGGTGATTATATGAGAAGAAATGACTATATCCATGGTAAATGCAGTCATTTTTACTGTGGAAGATGTGTTAAACATAATACATCTGTTGATGTATTAGAAGAAGCTTGCAGAAACTTTTCTGTATTCAATAAAGAAGAATACAGAATTAACAAGGAGGCAAAAGTATGAATTGTAGGCAAATTGCCATTATCAATGATAAAATCATTGGTAGTGGAGTTCATGATTACTCACAGGGCGATTTGGATGCCCTTGTGAGGGATGGGTGGACCCCAATATATAATGGGGTTGAGAACTACTCTGATGGGATTTATACCCAAATCAGAGTATGTGAATAGTTGATTTTATGACCTAAGTATGTCATTAAACTGCTTAAATTAAATAGAGGTGTTTCAAATGAAAAAATTTAGTAGAAACATGTTAGCACATTTAAATGCTGCTAACAAAAAAGGTACTCAGACTGTCGAACAAAAAGATTTTAATAAAAAAGGTGTTAAAGATCTTGAAAAAGTTGGGGTTATTTTATAATCCCAACTATTATGAGATGATATTATGAAAAAAAATTATTATAATGTTTGCCATAATGCAAACGAAGAAATTAGGCATAATTTATGCCACAAATGTACTTGTGCTGTTGATTTTCAAAACTTTGTTATATGTAAATATAATAAAGATGTAGATGGAGTGGAAATATAATTCCACTTCTAAATATTGGAGGAATAGAATATGAGATTTAAATATGGTTACCACCCAGTTATAAGAAGTATAAAAGACCATTTTAGTATGTATGATTTAGATATGGATTCCATAGATGGTTTTGATATAATTGAAATATTATATAATTGGTTCTGGGAATGTGAAGCAGAAACAGTAGCAGAAATATTAGTACTAAGAGAAATTTACGATATTATAAGATATGTTGATGATATTCAAAAAATACAAGAAAGAATGCTACGTTTTCATTGTAGAAAAATGTGGAAAGATGTTATTGATCCAGTAATGCCAATTATATTAAATAATTGTGAACCACATAGTAAAGAAAAAAAAGAAGTTTATATCGAAATTTTTAAAAATGAAGGTATAGAAATAGAAGAATTAAGAGGTGATGAAAATGAATAAAACTTGGATTATAGCAGAGGCAGAAAGTTGCCTCTGTGATTGCGAATATTGTAAACAATGTGAGGATGATGATAATGATTAAAAGCATTACATCATTATTGGAATCCTTATGGTGTGATCCCATAAGTGAAGAACAAAGAAAATATAGGAGAAATCATTGTCTTAATAAATATAATGACGATGATTGGAGAGATGATATATTTTGGAGATAAACTCCTTTGGACCTGAATATGTCCTTAAACTATTCAATATTTAATGAGGTAGATAATATGATTTTAAAAATAGTAAATGAAAAAGGTACTGTTCTTGGAGCAGTAAATGTGTATGAAAACAATGAAAATGGTGAAGTTTTTGTAAAAGAAACTCACCGTTGCAAAGCTGAAGAAATTGGTTTTGATACTGTATTTAATACCAACGAAGAAGAGATCGCAGTAATTATTAATACAAGTGAATTCAATGAAAATGGCATAATTGCTGAGGAAGTTTATCAGGATTTTGAAAATGCCAATGATGAAGATTTCTATCATTTATGTATGGAAACCATATGTGATAGATTAGGACATGTAACTGGGCCTATACCTGATAGAGCATATAAAATTTGGAATATAATTGAAGAAGAGTATTTATAAACTCTTCTTCTTAATAGAGGTGATTTAAATGGTAAAAATAGAAGATATTTACCCAACAATAGCACAAAGAAAAGAAATATTGTTAGAAGATGATGATGACCCTTTAGTTGGAGGTTTAGCCTTTGAGGGAGAGTCATTGCAAGATTTTATGGATAGTGTAGAACTTGACCCTGATATGAGGGTTAATACTCTTCAAAGACAATTAAGAGAATGTGGCATTAAAGAACTAGAAGAAATTGATCGTAAGATTAATGAGCTAGTTCAACAAAAAATATGGGATATTCAAGAGGAATTGGATGTCTACATAGATTCCTACACTTGGGATTACAAATACTGAGGTGATAATATGATTGAAATAAATTTTGAAGATTTAAAGGAATTGCCTCCTTTATCTCTTCTTTCTTTAGCTAAAAAAGCTCAAATGCTTTGGCTATATGAAGAATGTGATCAAGTAGCAATGCATCACATCATCAATGCTGTATCTTATCAAAAATATGGTATTGAAGATGTTGTTAGATGTAGAGATACTACTTTTAATAATATTAAAAGTATTGTATTTAGTAATAGAAAAATTATTTTAGAAGAATGAGGTGATTTAAATGAAAAGAAACTGTTGTAACAATTGTATGGAATGTGAAATGTTAATCGAAGATGAAAGCATTGTTGTAATAAAACAACATGGACTTTCAGAAAGTAGGAGATTTATTCCTGCGGTAAAATGTATGAAATTTGGCCAGTATGCAAGTTCTATTGATGCACTTCCCAAATCTGACATTCTTGATAATATGTTTTGGGAATAAAACTGTTAAATCTTGGGAGCTGAGTACCCTCCCTTAACAACTGCTTATTTTTAAACAAATTGAGGTGATTATATGGGCAAAGAAATAGAAGAATATTTAGAAATAATACCAACAAGATATCATGAAGAATTTTTGAATGATGTAATTGTAGATGAACAATCTATAAAATATATCAGAAAAGTAACTGAATATTACTTGGCTGAGATATTTGATGAACTTACATCAGAAGAAAAAGAAATTGTAGGTAGAAAGATGATTATAATTGAATTATGAGGTGTTTTAAATGATATATGAAGACGAATACAAAAAGTGTATCCATTTCGATGGAAAAGAATGTAGAAACCATGATAGCCACAATTGTGGTTCATATGGTGAAATGTGTGTTGACTGTAAAGATGTAGAGGTAGAATAACCTCTGCATCAATATTTGAGGTGATTAAAATGAAAGAAGATGCAATTAAATTTTTCAAAACAATAGGTTTTATACAAATTTGTGATGAAGAAGATTTAAGTTGTGGACCACAAGAAGTAATTGATGTTTACAACGAAAAATATGTAGAATTAGAAGAGCTTGCTAAGAAATATGAATTATATGATGAAAAGCAAGCAGCAATGGACCCTTGGTATGATTTATATACTTTGTGGCCAGAAATGAACAAATTTTTCTTAGGAGATGGTAATATGAACAATACAACATATAAAGAATTAAAAGAAATTGATGAAGAAAGCATTAGACAACATTTTACATCAGATATTTCAAGAAATTGGAATTTCGATCAAGGTCTTGAAATATGGTTTGAAGAAAAGACAAGTCAAGATATTAGACAATATCTTTTAGATAATATTGATTTGTTTTTATCTCCTGATGTTCATGAAGATTTTGTCAATGATATTCTTTTCCATGATAACTTCGATGAGGTTATTGAATGTTTAAGTAATGTAGAGTTGCTTACTGCAGTTGTCAATAAAAGAGAAGATGAAAATGGTTATAATACCACTATTTGGGATTATAAGTTCGAAATTAGTGGAAAAGAATGGAGGAAAATTGTAGATGAGGCAACTCACAGATTTGTTTTAAAAAGAGAGTAATTCTCTCTTTTATTATTTTTATGAGGTGATATTATGTTAAGAATAAGAGTAAGTGGTGGAAATCACCACAAAGAAGCATTTGACAATGTTGATGAAAATAGTGTTCTCTCACTAGTTAGAGAACCTACAAACAGCTATGACACTAATGCAATTATGGTTCTTTCAAATAATAACCATATTGGTTATGTTAGTAGAGCTGGTGGCAAAAAAGTAGTCAATAATACTGAACTACTTAGTAGAATATCAAATGTTGAACAATGTAAAGTTGTTCTTCATAAAAAGTATAACAAATATATATATGCTGAGGTGATTGATATGAATGAATACTCATTCTGTATAGAAAAAATGAAAAACGAACAAATTAGAGATTTAACTATAAGTGCTAATAAATCCATTATATCAGATAAAGCAAAAAATGCTGATCTAATTATTGGTGGATTAAGACATCAATTAGCACATAAAGATGGTGTAAAACCACATGTTGGTGAAATATGCCATCTTGAAAGAAAATGGAGAGGTAAAATTGTAGATGGAGAAAGAGTAAAAGAATCCCATCGTGAACCAGGTGACAAAGGAACTGTTCATCTTGTATCTGATGAAAATGGATACAGTTATGGTATTCTTATGCAATCAGACAAAAAACTTAATCAATTAAAAAGATTAGGAATTACAAATAGTATTTGGACTAACCAAGAGGTGAGAGATTATGATTATTTCTTAAATCCATATACTTCATATAGAATAATTGAAGTATTAGAAGGTAATTTTGTATTTGTTGAGCGTATTGGACCTGATGAACTTGAATTAATCACAGGTCGTCATAATTATGAGAGGGTTTATTAACCCCCTCTTAAAAATATATATTTGAGGTGATTTAAATGAATGAATTAATAACTAAAATCGAAAGAAGAGAAATTGTAGTAATTAAAACAGCATCTATTGATGTTGTTATGGGTGGTGCTTTCTGTTATGATGATAACACCACACAAGAAGAATTTTTGAATAAATTAGCTGAATCATTAAAAATGGTTAAAGCTATGGGTGGCATGTGCCCTGGTGATATTGAAATTATTACTGATGGAAATGGTAGATTTGCCGCTAAAATGAATATGGGATTATGAGGTGATTTAAATGATTTTAGATTTAATTAATGAAAATAGAGCAACTTTGAACAAAGATCCAGAGTACAATGTACAAATGAAAAGTAAATTTCCAATTAGGAAAGTTAAATATACACCTGACTGTGGTGAAGACAGTTTTGAAATTATGCAACCTAATATGGGTGTATATATTGAATTTGTCGATGATAATCACATAGGGCATTTATGTGAGAGATTGATAGAAGAATTTGATAAGTTAATTCTGATAAGAAGAGAATATCCACAGATAGAATATGAATTAAAAGATATAAAGAAAATTGTTGTATTTTAAAGGAGGAGATAATATGTTATTAGAAACAATAAGAGCAATTGAAAATATAGTTGAGAAAAATGCAATTGATTGGAGATTTATTAATGATCACAATTTCAATGTTGTTTGTCAGATAGATACAGATGAAGAACATATTGAATATATTCTTGCTGAAATTGATAAAGTATTACCTCTTGGTATTACTTTTTCACATGAATATACTTGTGATGAATATGAAATTACTTTTAAAGAAATTAATAGAGGGCTATAAAATAGCTCTCTATATAAATAGGAGATGATTAATATGAAAATGACAACCAAAATGTATTTAAAATTGTTTGAAGAATGTAATTACAACCATAAAGAATATGAAATAGATGAATGCAATGAAATAGAAGAAAAAATAGTTCAAGTAATTGAAGAAAATTTAAAAGAATATGGAATTAAGAAATATGATTATGAAAAAGAAGGTGGAACTCCATTAGATGCATTTGCTTATTATATTGATCAAATGACAGAAAAATATGATCCTGAACCTCTTAGTTCACATATTATGCAAAATATAAGAAAAAGAAAAGATGTAATTAGATTTTTAGATTGGTACAAGGAAATTGAGAATGGAATTGTTGGCCAATTTGATTATAAAATTATTAATATGGAGGAGATATCAGATGTAATGGCAGAATATAGTTATTATGATATATGCATCAAAATAGAGGATTATTGTTCTGATATATCATATAATCCAATTATATGTTGGTTAAATACACAAGATATTCCAACACTGTATATTATGAGCTGGAATTATCTTAAAAATGAAGCAATTGAATGGGTATCAACTCATCCAGATGTTGAAGATTCTTTTATAAAAGAATTTGATAAACCAACATTAGAAAAATATATTAAAAATGAATTTGGAGAATTTGGTGATGATGTATGTTCATTATTAGAGCATGAAGTTAATGAATTCTACAATATTTATAAAGATGATTTTACAATTGCAGGAGGGATATTATTTAGTAAAAGTAAAAGAAAACCATTGCACCATGCAATATGGGAAGAAACTGCACTTTTCTCAAGTTATCTTATTGCTAAGATTATAAGAGAAATTTACGACAATGAAATTAATTTATAAAAAAATATATTAAAATAGGAGATGATTAACATGAAAATATTAGTAGACAATGGAATTTTCGCAGATAAAATTTATATGAACAAAGAAGGTAAATATATTACCCTTAAAAAACCTGAAGATCCTCGTAAAGAGTTCAGATATGATTTATCAAGTTATGAATTTGAGAGGATAACCCATTACAAAACAAGAGAAGACAAAATTGAAATTGTTGATCCTGCAAAAATTACAAGCTGGTTCACTCGTTGTAGCTTAGTTACTGATAATGACAAATTTGCAAAGATGTTTGTTTATGCAGCTGGTCTTAAACTAAAATACAAATCTCCAGTTCGATATATTGCTAATTTTGCAACTTATCAAGTTGACACGTTAGAAAAATGGTTATCACATGATATTGATTTCAAAAGGGTGAATGAATGTCTTGAAAGAATACAAAATGGTAGTGATATTGATAAAGTAAGAAGATGGGGAATGTCCTATATTGGGTATGATCCTAAGGATTTTGACAAAGAACAAATAAAATATCTAAGAAATGTTTCTAAGAAAAATAATGGTATAACTAGTGATACATTGTTTCGAACCCAAAATTATTGGAATCCACAACAATATCAATTGGGCAAAAAATTAGATGAATTAGTTAAAGATCAAAGATACAATGATGCGTTCTCAATTACTAAATTTGATTATAGAGGAAATAAACAAACTTATAACTATCTTAAACATTCAGAGTATGGCAGAGATGGTCGTACAAGTGTTTTAGAAGTAGCAAGTGAATGGCACTTAGATTTAAAAGCATTCTGCAACTATCTTTTAAAACTTCAATTTGAAGCTGTAACTGTTGAAGATCTAATGAGAAATTATGATGATTATCTCAAGAGAGAATATGAAATGAAAAATATGAAAAGAAGTAAAATGAATAAATATCCAAGTAATTGGATGTCATACTATCATAAACATCATTTCAATTACAACCAAATGGAGGATTTAAAACGTTTAATGTATCGTGAGGAAAAAATGGATGAATATAACAAATTTAAAGAAAGTAAAAAGTATTTAGAATACAAGAAAGATGCTTACTTCATTAGATTGCCCGAAAATATTGAAGACATTGCTAATGAGGCTACTCAATTAAGTCATTGTTTGTATGAAAGATATACCGATAAAATTCTTGATGGTGAAACTATTATTCTCTTTATGAGACAGGTTGATCATCCTGATGACAGCGTATTAACTGTTGAAATAAAATATGATGGTATTCAACAAGCAAAAGGTTATGACAATAGAGATCCAACACCTGAAGAAAAAGCTTGGTTATTAAACTGGGCAGGCAAAAAAGGTTTGGAGAAAGTGATTAAACAACATTATCATTAATCACTTTTTTATATTTAAAATAGGAGTTGATATATATGAATAAAACATTACAAAAAAGACAAGAATTTGGCCGTAGAATGAGAAATGTAGAAGATCCTGATGAAAAAAGGATTAATCAAAAGATTTATAAAGCTGATAAACCTTACTTCAGAAAAGTAAATGTTTATGGTCGTAATCTTAAAGATGGTCGTAGAATGTTTATTAATGATGCAATTGATGGGCTTCAACCTGCAGCTGATTTGATCCGTGTAATGACTAGCTGTAAGAATAATATTTTAACAAGGCCGCAAAAACGTAACATTAATAAGTTGACACATAAAATTGAAACTGGTAAGCCAAGCGAGATTTCAGACAAAAATGTTGCAACTATGGCGAAGAAGATTCCTATGTGGATGGAAGAGTTTGAAGAAACTTATGGGTCCACTACTTGGGAGCATCTTGAATTGCCAACTAATAATACAAAACTTGGTAAGAAATGGAGTTATGTTGCTCTAGAAACTGGATGGGAATGTATTGCACTTGGTTGTCAATGTAAAAACATTTGCTATGCTAGGAAGATGGAGCAAGGGCCACATGGTCATAACATTTGTATTCGTGTTTGGAGGCAACAAGCTCAAATGCGTGATCTTCCAGCCAAAGTAATTGCATCTGATATGGTTGATTTTATTAAAGCTGGTAATCGTGGTATTAGATTCTGTGATACTGGTGGAATACCTGATCAAGCTATGCTAAATAAAGTATTTGAATCTGTAGATATTGCAAGTCAATTATTATTAGCTGATGGCATTGATCCAAGTGGTAGGTTTTACATTTATGCAACTAGATATGATCTAGATTGGGATGGTTGTCCACAATATCTTCAGATCAATGCTTCCAATGAACGCCTTCATGAAATGATTCCTGGAAGTAATTATTTCAAAATCATTGAAGATGGTGACGAGGAAGATGAAGAGCGCTTGTTTTGTAGTTGTAACTGTGAAGCTTGTGATTATTGTAGTGAAGGAAGTGGTGAAACTATTGATCAACCCGGTCACTAACCACAACTTTTATATAGTAGTTGAAATAAAATTATAATTAGGAGGCGATTAACATGATGCAAATAGTTGAAAGTGTACAAGAAACTCAAAAAAGATTAGAGAATATGAGTGATGAAGAATTAATAAAGTTACTTAGAAGCATTGATAGATCAATTAAAAATGGTGAAAGTAAATTTATTTATTATCAGGAATGGAGTGTTGGCTCAATTATTTTAAAAGAGCGTAATTATGACATTTCTGTTGTTAGGAGGTAGATATATATGGTTTTAAGTTTAATCGGAGTAGGTTTAGCTGCAGCAGCTATAAGTGGTTTAGCAGAACAATCAAGTAAAAGAGCTTATCCAAGCTTAAATGAAAAAGAATTTGATGCGATAAATGGATCAAAAGGTATTGCACACGGTGGTTATCCTGATGAAAAGATCATGAAAATTGCCGCAAGATGCGGAGTAAAACCAAACAAACATGGAGTATTACCTCAAAATGGTAAAAACAACTGCATTAGATATGTAACTAAATATGCAGATCATGACAGAGATATTGAAAAATTCAAAAGAGCATGGGATCGAACTGTCGAAAACCAAATCAAAAAACATGGAAGCAACCTCAAAGAAAAATACGCAAGAAACTACGAATATAAAAAAGGTATTGTTGAAAGAAAAGGTCATGGATATTTTGGTGGTCCAACAATTGTTCTTGAGATCAACCATTGGCATGGAATAAACAAAAAAGAACAATTAAAAAGAATGAAGGAACTACAGGATCAAACTATATGGGGAGGTGTATGTATTCACCAACCCAAATTAAGGCACAATCCTAATTATCCTAGTGGCTTCACTGAATACTGGACATTACATGGAGGAAAAGAAGATAAACAAGGAAAAAGAAGCACAATAAAGAAATACAAAAACTTGTACCGAGATTGTTGTGCTCACATAGGTTATGACGCAATGTTATAACCTATTATATTTTTAAAGGAGGTATAATTATGTTAATGAAAAAGAAAAATATTGATCCAATTTGTTCTAAACAAAAATTTATAAGTTTACGTAAACCTGATTTTAAAATTATTGCTGGTAAAGATCATAAATTTATGAATGATTTTAGTAAACCATATTTTGCTGAGGTATTTATTGAATATACTTTTATGTATGATATTCGTTGTATGACTGATGAATTTGCATATATGTTAGGCTTTGATTCTGTTGAAGAATATATGGCTGAAGGATATAACAAAGATGAAGAATATATGAGAAAAGCTATTGTATGGTCTAATGTCAGAGTAAATAAAGAGTTCTTTGAAGCATAAAACAAAGATACTCATAATAATATTATTTTTTTTGTGAAATAAATATATAACATTGTAGATACCTGCTGCAGGAGTATGGATCATTATTCTTAATTGGTATTAAATAATATATTATGTTGGTTTACACTTGTCGCAGGAGTATGGATCATTATACGTTATTATGTTTTACTATGTTGGTTATCTTTACTTAAGTAACCTACTAGACCACTACTTATTGCAAGTGCTACATCTTTATGGTAAAATATCATACTTAGTATTGCGATCATTATTAGTCCAAGTATTAGTATGGTTTTGTTGTTGATTTTCATATTTTTGTTTTTTTATTTTCTAATATTTTTATACGCGCAAGGGTCTGGTTTTTGTTTCCATCTGTTTTTTTAGGTGCGCCTAAATATTTTTTATCGAATTGACCTGATATTTTTAATATACGGGCACTGTTCAACACATTTTTCAGTGTTTTTTAGTGTGATTTTCATCTTGATCTAAAAAATAGCTTCAATTATTTGGGTACTTTCGTTTTATTTGGTTAATTGGTGGGTTATAGTTATTGAGTATTTGGTGAATATGTGTGTTTTATTTGATCTTGTTCTCAAACTCAAAATGTCTTTCGTGGCACATCTAGATGCTTGTATATACCAAAAAATGGTGTTTAGCAAAAATAAGACTGATTAAACAAATGTTCAATATTAAAGTAAAAACAGTGAACAAGTAGTGATTTCACATCGACCCCGCAAGGAGTTGATTTTAGCCAGGTAAAAAATTAATTACCCAGCTAAAACGTTTTATAGGAGGTGACATTTTTTTATGTAATATGCTATTTCGAATAGTAGAATATCAAAAGGGGCATAATACCATGTATGCATACAGTAGTTAAGTATGCACAAAAAATAGTCTGTTGGACGTTATATATATAGTTAAGTTTTTTTCCATTATAAAAATAAATAGGAGGAGGAATTCATTAGGCACAAGTAAAATTAGAAAATACACTGAAAGGAAACGAAATTAATAATATATTCCTAATGAATTCCTTAAAATGAATTTCGAAGAAAATACAGATATTTTGATCTTCTCCAATTAATATATCTGTTAAAAATAGTATATAAAGTTTTCTATTAAAAAAAGGTGTTATAGAGTTCATTAGGAACAAACAAGATAAGACCTATACTGAGAATGTAAAAATGCAAATAAAAACAATATTCTTCCCAATGAACTCTTAAAATGAAAACTAATCAGACAATAATCTCCTCCATTTTTTTTCGTTCGTATAAAATCTACCTAATAAATTACAATTAATTATATATCAAAACTAGTATATAAACTTTACTAAAAAAAAAGAAAAAAATAGTTAATTGATAAAATTAATTATCAAACAACCACTAAGTTTATTAGCAAATATATATTTGTCAAAACTACTATATAAACTTTACCATAAAAAACATAAAAAAAATTTATGTTACTTATGTTTCCAAAAAAAAAATAAAAAAAGAAAAAAATAAATAACCAAAGCACGTAGAAGAAAAAAAATCTCCTCCATAAATTTAATCATTCGTATAAAATCTTTTTTGCCAACCATACACACTTGCAATTAAATATCTGTCAAAACTACTATATAAACCTTTCTAAAAAAAACGCCCCTCCCCCAGGAGAAAACAAATTATATTTGACATAAAAATAAAGGGATGCCAAAAAAATATTACAAAAAAATCCTGCCACACAAGCTAAAACAAGCAAATAAATAGCCTCCAATCACAGAACATTAAACAAAAAAATATAATATACTATACATATCATATGAAGCAGTACAATACATAGAACAAGTAAAAAAACAATCATAATTAATATCGAAAAAACACAATCAAAACTCAAAAAACAACAAAAAAACTTTCTTTAATATATCCAAGCAACCAGCACTAATAAAACAATAAAAAAAAGAAGAAAAATTATTTTAAACAAGACACATTATAAGGAACATTAAAACGCATCAATAACTGATGAGCCAAAGGTATATTATAAATACCCCAATCCCAACCATTAGTCAACACTTTCTTACGTAATCTATAAAGATCAATAGATTCCGAACGATGTCGCTCATTATTTTCATCCACCCAGGAATATCTAAAAACATAACCCTTCTTAGCATCATATCGTTCAACAACACTAATATTAAAGAACCCAGACTCAGATGACTTCACCATAACACGCGACTTCTTCTTACAATTACTATTATACCCATACTTAGTATACGCCTCATTAAACAACTCCTTAAGCAAAACCATTACCACTCACCCCAATCCTCTTTATGAATATTAACAATATACCTACGCAAATGACTAATACTAATACCATACTTATTAGCTATTTCACGCTGAAACATACCATTACTCTTACACTCTTTCAAGAACTTAATACCACCAAGACTATCAAGCTTGTTATAAGCATCCTTATAATGAATACTAAAATCATCATTACTATCAAAAATCTTACTAGGCCCAACCCTCACATAAATATGTTCAATACTATCAGTCATACAATTATGTATATCAAAACTAATACCTCTTGCAACACAACACGCCCAAACTATATACACAGGTAAATCCACATCATTAGCAACATCATTAATAACACGACCACTACTAACACCAGCAACATACTTAGCATCCACACTTACCCTACCAATGATCTCACTCTCAATACCAAAACGCTTATCAAAACGCTCAACAGGCAAACTACTCCAACTAATATCATTCCTCTTCAAAATATACTCAATATTCATGTTCCCTAACCGAGATTCAGTTTCATTAAGAGTACAACCCAACAAATTATAAGCCGCCAAAAGATCAAGAACATCCTCATCATTATTCTGATAATCAACATAAAAACAACTAGAATCACCATCAGTAGAATAATAAACAGGCTCATTATCATCTAAAAAAGAATTTAACTGATCACGCCACAACCTAAGCGTTTCCTTAACCTTAGGCCCAATAACATTATCACTAACCTCAGACTCCAAATCTTTACCCACACCAACATTAGAACGATAATCATGCTTAATATCATTCAAAATCGCCTGCAACTTCTTAGCCTCATTATTAGTGATAGCAATATCAACCTCAGCATCATTAAAACTAATACTCATCAAACTATGATCACCAATCTCAGTACTCTTCCACTTTAAACTCAAACATATCATCTCCACAAATTGATACATATAACTATTAAAAACATCATATATAAACTTTACTATCAACCACCCCAAAACCAAACATATTTTACACCCAAAAACAATTCAATATATATCAACATACAAAAAACATACATTTTCATAAACAATACCTTGAATAATCAAAAAGCTCATTAATTAAAGTAAGGTTTAAATGAAAAAGTATTAAAATTATCAATCGTAAAATCAATTAAAATGATATTTTTTTCCAACCTTCCCGTCAATCAAAGCCCAAAAACACACTTTCACAAATGTAACATATTTCTAACTTTAAGAAGGGGGTGTTATACAACCCTTGTTTCCCCCCCCCTAACCCTTTTTTTTTTTTTACTCTATATAAAAAAGGCCATCTATAATAAAAGATATAAACAATAGAATAAAAAAAAAATAGATATATATATAGGAAACTGGGGTTGCCATACCCCCCCATTACAATGTATACATTATTCAGAAAAAACTATATATATATGTTTGATTGTTCGCGGTATTCAATGCAATAATGTGCAACTCAATAATAATGTACTTTTTTGTACGTTGAGGACAGATAGGTTTATATACTACTTCGGTACATAAAAGACTACTATGACATCGAAAAAAGATATTCGTCTATCAATATGGATGGACAAGAAAACAGAGCAAATGCTAGAAGAATTGCAAGATATGACTTCTTTGTCAAAAGCAGCAATTTTTAGACTAGCATTAATGAATTTCTACAAACAAAACATTAATCAAGAAGGAATAAATCTTGAAAATAAAACAAATAACATTTAGGTGATAACATGGATTTTGAAAATGAAGATTCCAATGATTTTATGGATAAATTTGAAAAGTACAAAGCAATGAGAGAAAAAGAGCAAGGACTCTATGAAGTAGAAGAGAACGTTAATTGGAAGTACAGTAAGGAAGTTGTTGAAAAGCAACTATTACCTAACTTTATGGATATGCACGTAGTTGAATATGAAGATGGGTATCATTTTGATTTTCTTAATATGGTGTACGATCCCAAATATAACGAGCTTAAGATTAAAGGTGAATATGTTGAGTTAAATAAAAATCTAAAACTCAAAAATAAAGATGCACGTGACACATTTCAACAATTAAATGATTCAGGTCATAACGAGAAGAAAATATTCTCCAATTTTAAGAAATACATCAGTAATCTTCAAAAAAGTAATGAGTATTCTATACCAGACCATATTAAATACTTAATTGACACAGAAAAAGTTTCCAGAACTAACAATGACCTAATCCAAGCAATGGTTGATCTTTTCTTAAAGGCCGGTTTAAAGAAAACTTACAATAGATATGTTATGCCTTTAGCCACCAACATATGTAGAACAATAGACAAAGATGAGATGTTACAATTTGTATATGATGTATGCGAAGTTAATAAAGTAAGTGCTCAAACATTAGACATAGTTCTAACCTACTTTAACCGAACAGTAAATCCATCATACAATAAAATAGTAACAAAAAATGGATACTTTGATTTCTCAACTAACAAGTTTCATACCAGCTCAGACAAAGAAATAATTATCAACAAAAAGACACCATATACATATGAGAAGTCTTTAATTGGTACTGAACCACCTGAGCCATTACGCAAATTCTTATATGAAATATTCAGAGATGACCCAGAGAATAAAATAAAACAATTACTTGAAATCTTTGGATACTATTTAGACGATGGTAACCCATACCAATTAATAATCTTCTTTATTGGTGCATCAAGAAGTGGAAAAGGAGTATGTGCATCATTACTTGGCGAATTACTTGACAAAAATAAATGTAATGTAGACATATTCAACTCAGACTTTGATTCCAAATACATACAACCATTAATCGATGCAAACATCAACATCGTAGACGAATACAATGGAATCAAAAATGTTCCTGAAATCAAAAACTACACCGGTCAAGGCGGAATGAATATAGCAAGAATATATGAACAATCCAAACATTATGAAGACTGGGAATTACCAAAAACATTAGTAACTACTAATGATCTAGCAGGTATTGGTGAACACATAGACAGTGCACTAATGGAAAGAATGAAATGCTTTATTGAATTCAATTTCGGTATAAGTGACCCTTCAAAACGTGATCCTCAAATACTTCCAAATATTGTATGTAGTGAAGAATCAATGAACTGGTTACTCACCAACAGTATTGATGCCTACATGAAAATTAGACACGGCCCTAAAGGTACAAGATTATCTGCAGAAAAAACTAATGATGAATTCACTCACTTCATTAACAAATATAACAATCCTGAAAGATATATTATTGAAGATACATTCAGATATGATTACTATGACTGGAATACCTTACTTGACGATGGCGAATACGAAAAATTAGTTACCGCACAAGATGTAAGAGAAGCAATTTACCATAAACAACCTGAAGCAAAAATTAAAGATCGTAACAAAGTCAAAAGACTTATTATGGATGCCTTTGATTTAAAAGATGGTTCATACAACCACAGCAATAATGCAGAAGGATATTACCAAGTGCATAGAGAATATATGCCTACAGCAAATGGTAACAACAAATACTTTATTATGGGGTTAATTAAAAAAGAGAAAGAATAGCTTTCTCTTAACATATTTTTTTTTAGAAACATTTATATATGAGTTTAAACAATACTATATTAAAGGAGCGTGATAAAATATGGCAGCATTAAAAGACATAGTTTTAGACTTACAAGATGGATCATTTGAAAAACATAAAAAATTACTAAGGCATTTACCTCAATCAGATCTTGACTATATACGTAAAAACTTACGCGGTAATGCAAAAGTAATGTTTAACATGACAATAGAGGATTTAAAATGAAAAGATTTACTTGTAGGCCAAAAATGTTCAAAAAAGACAAAATATATGACTCAAAAATGAGATACGAACTTTCTTTAGATCAATTCATAGACATCGCAAATACCTTAGACAAAGAGGTAAAAATGCTAACTAAAGAAAACAAATATGTAAAAGAAACACTAACAGACAAAGACAAAATGTTAGAAATAATCGAATTACAATTCTATAATTACGCCGCCAAAAAAGATCATTCATATGGCGAAAGATTACTATTAAGAGAATTTGTAGAATACTTAAAAAATCAAATAAGGTGATATACGTGGATATAGATACAATAAAAAAGATAACTGTTGAAGATTTAACAGATGAAGAAGCAAAGGATTTATTAAAAAAAATAGACAAAGCAAAAAGAGCATATAAAAAAAATAAACCCTTTTTAACATTTGATTGGGCAAGAGCAATAATGCTAATACACGCACATGACATTCAAAATGCAGCTTTCGGCCTCAAAGGCGACTGGAGTGAAACCAGTGCAATAGGATTAAAAGATGGACAACCAACAGAACCATTAGAAGAATCCAAATTCGGTTACGCAATAACAAGTAACTGGGCAACCCCAGTATTATACGATATTGACCAAAATCAATGTTACGAATGCTACAGAGTTGCTAATAATTATGAATCACAAAGAGATGTAGATCCTTGGTGGCCGGAAGAAGCACAATTAAGTTTCGACTTTATAAAAGAAATACTTGACGACATGAAATATCACTGGAGGTAAAAAATATGCCATTAATATACAAAGTAACAAAAGAAGGAGAAGATGATGAATATTGTACATTATCAGAATTAGCGGAAAAACATCATGCATGTTGGACCCATGCTCTTGGACAAGAAGCTGCATTTTGGGGCGAAATACGTATAATTGATTTATTAGCCGAAGCATCTGATAACTTCGAATCAATATTAGCTGACAAAGGTATTTACTTAGAGCCATTGAACAGTCTTGATGGTGATGATTTAAATATTTTACTTAGTCCATTATGGTAGGAGGTATAAAAAATGAAAGAATGTTTGGAATATGTAAAAGAGATAGTAACTGAAAATAATGAATTAAATAGAGAAATAAAACAACAAAAAGATACTAATATTGCACTTGAAAAAGTCAATAAAGATCTTGAAGTAAAAAATGTAGAATTAAAAAAAGAATTAGAGCGAACTAGGGCATTAGCGAATAAATGGTGGCATGAATATGAAAAATTACATGATGAATATTCAATGGTAGATGCTCAATATAACTTCTTGGCAGAAGCATTTGGTCAATTAAGTCCTCAATTAATGAAAGAAGTAGATGAAGACTTAGAAGAAGGTATATTCTCTGAAATAGTAAGTAATTTCAGTAGAAGAAATAGATGGAGATAAAATGAGCGATAAAGTATTTAATTGGATAATTGATATTGTTATGGTTGAACTTGTTATAATGATAAATGTAGGAATAGTTATTATTATTTTAAAACTCATAGGAATGATTTAGAGGTGATAAAATGACAAAAAGATTTGTTTTTCATATGGGAGATTGCTTAGAAGAAGCAAGAATTGAGGATTTAGAGGGAATATCATATGGTATTTATGAATTAGAACCTTTAACTGCTTTATTAAACGAATTAAATGAAAAAGGTGATTAAATATGAGTGTTCGTCTAGATGGTGATATGGATGCACAATTATATTTTAATGAAAAATATGGTTACATACCACATCATGTTAGTTACGAAGAGTATGTAGAATATGATGGATATAAGAAACAAATTGATAAAGAAATATTTAATTTAATTCCTTTAATTAGCATAGGAATACTTGTATTATGTATTATGTTAATTATGGGGATTTTAGTGATAAAGGTGATTTAAATGGACACATATCATTATGTAAACCCATCTAAATGTACAAAATGCTATAAATGCATTGAGTTATGCACAGAAATGAACCAAGAAATATATAGAACATTAGGTTTTATGATATTGGACGAATATGATGGATGCCCAGAGTATGAAAATGATTATCCAATATGCCGCAATTGTGAGGCAGAAATTAATGGAAAAAAAGTATCATTTCCTTGTAACCATCTTTGCCCAACTGGAGCAATGGAAATAAAGAGGTTCTAAAAATGACATATGCATACGTATATCTTGATAAAAACAAAGACTATGTTTATTGTTTCAAACGAGAATCCATTATTGAAGAAGAAGAATGTGATTATTACGATTATAATGTAGAATGCGTTTATAATGGAGAAAGACATAAAAGAACTCATATAAGAGGGACTTTAGCAGGATATAAAGTTAGAGGAATATCAGGAAGTATGATGCAAAGCTGCAAATATTGTTTAAAAAATAGTGATTATAAAAAATATTACTTACCAGTTGATGCAGCAATAAACAAACAAGGACTTTTTCATGATACATGGGAAATGATCAAAAGTTTTTTTAAATAAAAGGAGGTAATAAAATGAGTAGATTTAAGTATAATGTAGACAAGAATTGCATTGAATTTGATGGAGAATTTGTAGGAGCTATCAATGATGGTGATACAATTGCAAAAAAGTTAAATGAACTATATTCTGATAAAAAAAGACTTGTAGGGCATTTACTAAAATATCGTGGATTAAATGATGATGATATTGATTATGTGTTAAGTTTAAAATCAAATGAATATTATGGTGAAAAATATTGTAAAAAATACCAAGAGGTGGAATAAATGCAAAAAGAAAATATTGGATATTGGTGGATAGGTCATGAAATTAGGACCCCTGGAGGCAGAAGAGTAAAAGCAAAAATATGGTGGGGTGTTTGTAAAAAAACAAGAAAAGTAGCTTTAGTAGGTATGACTAATCTTGATCCAATGGTTATTACAAGTACTCATATTTCAAACAATGAATGTTTTGATGGAAGTTCCTGTTTAAACTTAGAATGTCCTTATGCTACATCAAAAACACTTATGTCTGCAATTAACAAGTCTTCATTTAAAGATATAAATACTGATGAACATTTAATTAACTTTTTTGAAAAAATGTTCAAAAAAATTGAAAAATGGTTTGATGGAATAGATGATGAAGATCTTATTGATCATTTTGAAAAAGGTTATGAATCCACAACAGTTTCAGAAGAAGGATTTGAAACAAGATTGCCAAAATAGGTGTTTTAAAATGGATAAAAAGAAACGATATGATCTAAGGGAATATCATTTTCATGAGCTAAAAGCAGTTATTTATGATAATCTTGAAGGAAAAGAATTAAAATTAAACTTGTATGAGATTATTAATTTGCTAAATGAAGCTTCTCAAGAAGATTATGATATGCATAAAATTGTAAAACAAATTAAAGATCGCCTTAATGAATTAGAATCAATGGGGCAAAAGGAGGTAATAAAATGAATGATTTAGATTTATATAATGCTTGTATCAAATATTGTCGAGCATTTACAAATGTAGTTGCACATGAAAGTCAATTAAGAAATGCAAAATTATTTTTTGATGAAATAGAACATTTACAAGCACAAGTCGAATATGATAGAAAATGGTTAAGAGATGAATATCATAATTTATGTGATGCTATAGATGAGTTTAGGGTGAAATAATGAGTGAAATAAATAAATCGTATGATGGTTGTCATAATTGTAAATATCAGATGTTTGATTTTTGTGAAAAAACATTAGAGCATATAGATATGTTTTTTACAGACTGTACTGGAGAATCTATGTGCGATTTTGAATATTATGAAAGGGAGGAATTTTAAAATGTGTGAAGATGGTTTAGTTCCTGTGTTTGTAGTGTATGATAATGAAACAGAAGAAATATATGAGCAAGGGTTTTCATTAGAAGCAATGGAGTATTATGCAGATCAGAGAGAGAACTGTAGTGTAGGTATGATGATGGTTAATGAAATGGACTTGGATGTGGAAGAATGACTGAATATATGATTACTGGTAGTTTCAAAGTAGTATTTGAAGATACTGATGAGGAAAATGCAGTTATGCAAACAATGGACAACTATCTTGGAGCAGTAAAAGATGATTGTGATGATTGGTTTAAATCTGTTGAATTTGAATTTTTAGATGTCAAGGAGTTAGAAGAATGAGTGCTGAAAGGTATATGGTTGATGATGCAGGTACTTTAATTGACAAAGTTACACTTGATAATTTTGATACAGTTGAAGAAGTGGTTAATCTTTTAAATTATTATGTAATTACATTAGAAAAACTTGTAGATGAAAATGAACAATTACGAAAAGATAATCAAAGATTAAGAATGAAAATCGAATCATTAAATGAGAATTTTAACCGATTGAATAAATTGTTTAATGAAGTAGAAGAACCAATAGACAATGAAATTATGTCTGAATATATGAAAATCATTAGGGGGCTTATTTAATGATGTTGCAATTTGATGATGATGGTACAGTTAGTAAAGTAAATGAAGATGATTTAATCTATGTTTATGAAAATGAATTTAAAGAATTAATTGATGAATATGAGCAGTTAAAAAAAGAGAATGAAGTGTTAAAAGAAATAATAAAATTCAAGTGTTTTAATGAAATCTGTGAAAACTGTAAACATGGAAAATATTGGATAACTAACGATTTTTTCGGACATGAGGGGAATTTTGAATGTTTAAAAGGACACCCTGCTGATGAATGTTGTGAGATTAAAGAGTGTAAGGATTATGAAATAGAAGATTTAAACGAAATGTTGGAAAGGGTGAAAGAATGACTGAAAAAAGATTTACATATCTTGTTGCTTCAAAGAATCATTATATAGGTAGTTTTTTCTGTAATGGTGTTCCTTTAACAAATAAAGAAGTTGTTGATTTGTTGAATGAGAATGAGCAGTTAAAAAAAGAAAATCAGAAGTTAAAAACACAATTGTTGCATGGTGATGGTGTTTGTGATATATGTAAACATGAATACCTTGTTAAAAATGGTAAGTATTATGTTTCAGAGTGTAAAAAAGGACATGAGGAATGTTCGAAGATAGATTTGGCATTTTGTGGAGATTTTGAAGTTAAGGAGTGTAAAGAATGACTGGTAGATATGTTGAGGTCAATATGGATGAAAATAACGAATTAATAAGAATGACATGTCCAGTATGTAAATATCCTATGAGGGTATTAGCAAAACATGAACATAATGTTTATCAATGTTACTGTGCCGTTTGTCAAACAGATAGATACATGAAAGATACATTAGATACTGAAAAATTAACATTCAAAGAATTTGACAGAGGTATGAAAAGAGGTAAAGGAATAGATTTAGAAAGAATATCTGATTTAGTTTATGACTTATATAATGAGAATGAAGAGCTAAAAGAAGAAAATGAACAATTAAAACAAATTATTGGAAGTATTTGCAAAGATTATAAAGAATCTCATGGAATGGATATACGAAATGCAGAATGGTTTACTGCGTGGTGAAAGAATGACTTATACATGGATGCCAAAATTTTCAAAACATCAAAGATATTATAGTAATCCCTTAAATCCGATAAAAAGCATTTGGAAATCACAATTGTTTCATTATTCTTTTAAAGATTTAAAAAGAGTGAGTACAAGAAGTATGTATTGTCCTGTTAGAATGAAGCTGCATAATATTCGTTCAGGTAGGAATAAACGAAATCCAGTTAGTTCAGTTCAAGACAATAAAACTTTTGAAAGAACATGGGGTAAATTTTGGAGTTGATTATAATGACTGAAAATAAAAGATTTGTTAAATATGATGGGAATACTATTGTTGATTTAAAATTAGTAAGGAGTTGGATAATTAGCAATGGTGATGTTGATTTGCTAATAAAACTCTTGAATGAGTTAAATGAAGAAGACATAAAACAACAGACACAAGTAAAAAAAGTCTTAAAAAAACAATTGGATTATTATATAGAAAGAGTATTGCTATTAAACCAACCATATGGTGATGTAACAGAAGCAATACACAATATTGCAGATGAATTAGGAGTTGATTTAGAATGACTGAAAATAAACGATTTACATTAAGAGAACCTGATATTGATGATGGTATTGGGTGTGAAGAAATTGCGGACAATGGACAATGGATAACTTATGGCGAAATTGTTAATTTATTAAATGAAGCAGAATATTGGAGAAAAATGGTAATTGAGTTAATATGGTACTATGAAGATAAAGGAAGATGGAATAAGATGTATAATCAATTTTATAAAGCAAAAAGAGATTATACTTCAGGAGGTATCTATGATGATTGAAAACGAACGATTTAAGGTTAAAGGATTCGATGAATACGATCAAGTGGTTTGGGATACAGAGTTCGAACAATCTTGCAGTGTTGAACAAGTAGTTAATATGCTAAATGACAAAGATTGGGTAATTGATGCATGTAATGAAGAGATTGAAGAATTAAAACAATCTAATAAATATTTACAAGAAGAGTTAGATAAAGTATTTAATTTAATAAATAGAAAAATAAAGAAACATGAAGAAGCTTATAGTAGTGCTGTAAGGGCTGGAATGCCATCCAGTATCATATATGACGAAATTGAATTATTAGAAGAATTGAAAAAGGAGTTGGAAGAATGAATAATGATAAAGCAATAGATTATAAAACAGAATATAATCGATTAAGTATTGAATTATCTAAGTTAAGATTATCTTATGCCGAACTAGAAAATGATAGGGATTATATTCATTCATTACTTGATGCCGAATTTGAAAAAGGATTAAAATTAAAAAAAGAAATTAAAGAGTTAGAAAATAATGAAATCGATAAATTAAAAAGAGCAAATAAAAAATTAAATAAATTATGTATCAAGTATGGTTGTAAGGTGGACAGATTGGAAAAAGAGAATGAGAATTTAAAACAAACTATTGAAAAACTTTGTAAAGCATGGTGATTTAGGATGATTAAAAAACGATTTACTGTTCATACATTTATTGCAGATTATCCTTGTGGTTTTAAGGATTTAGAAGATAATGAGTGTGAGATTTTTTGCGATGGAGAGCGTATGACCTATAGAGAAGTGACAGATTTGTTGAATAAGAATGATGAGTTAAAAATGACAAATAATTCATTAAAATTATTAGTACAAAACTGGGAAGCACTTGATAATGAGAAAGATGAGCAACTCGATAGACAAAATCAAGCATTAATAGAATTAAAAAAAGAAAAAGAACGTTGGAAGTCAATTGCTTGTAATAATTCATCTTTTAATAGTATATTGTTACATGAGTTAGATATTGCACAAGAACAAGGGTATAAACTTTCAGATCCATTTAAAAAGTTAATGAGGGAAAAGAATGACTGAAAATAAACAAACTCGTACTTGTGGTCAATGTATATATTATTATAATTTTTATTGTCCTCTACGGAATATTCAGGTGTCCTACAGTGGTAAAACTTGTAACAAATTCAGAAAGAAGTGGTTATAAATGGCCGAAGATAAACGATTTGAAGTAAAACATGATATACCAATTGGAAGTAATCATTATGGGATTGTAGATAATGCTACTGGCAAAAAATATGGTAAAAGAAAATATGATTCACAGCAATTGTGTAACGAGATTAATAAAATTGTTAATGAGAATGAACAATTAAAAGAGCAATTAGTAGATGCTAATGAATTGATTAGTATTTATGTTGATGTTCTTAAAGATTTAGGTATAAGTATAAATGAAATATGAAGGAGTTAAAAGAATGAATGAAAGACAATTTCCTACTTGGGCAAAACATATGAGTATACTATATATAGATAATGGAGAAAAACCTACAAGAGAAGAAATACTTGAACAAATGATGAATCAAGAACCAATGATTAGTGATGAAGAAGCATTTTTAAGACATTTGATAAGAAAATGGAGTGATAAAAATGAGTAAAAATAAACGATTTTATCTTGATGAAACTGGAATTAACGATAGAGAATATGAGTTTAGTCCTATAGGTGAAGATGAATTGGTAGATGTTATAAATGAATTAAATGACGAGAATAAAAGAAATAAAAAAGCTGAAAGAATGAAGCTTACAATTCGTTTGATTATAGTTTTAATAGCTTTAGGATTAATATTATGGGGGATATTCTTCCCTTTAACTAAAGAATATGTTATTCAGCAAATATTAGGAATGATGTGTGTGGGTATTGCTTTAGGTATAAGTATAGGCAGGTGTTAGAAAAATGAAATTAATAGATTCAATTGTTGAAATAAATAATGAAAAATATGTATTATGGTTTTTTGAAGATGAATATAAATTAGAATCATGTATTCATGCAACACCTTTAGAAGACTGGGAAAAGCTCCAAGATGAGTTTGGAGATGATATGGAGTATTATTGTCAATTTGGTAGTATATTTATTTATAATTATGATGAATTAAAAGAAAATATTGAGGAATTAGAATGACTAAAAAACGAGAATATAGTTTATGTATTGATTGTAAACATCAAAAAGGTACTTGGGTATCTGATAGAGAAGTGGATACTTGGTGTTCTATAAAAAAGGGAATTGATTGTGACGAAGTATTTGAATGTGATATGTTTGAGGAGATTTAGAATGACTAAAAATAAACGATTTCAAATATATGGAGATATGGTTGAAGATACTCTTGGTATCATACCAGTAACAGTATGGCCGAGTAAAGAACAGCAACAGAAATATTGTGATGAAATGAATAAATTACATGAAGAAAGTGAACAGTTAAAAAAGAAAACTAAAAACGAAATTCCTAAACCTAATAAAAGATTAAGACATATTGAAGTCTTGGGTGATAAAACTAAAAGTTTTGAGGGATATGAATGACTGATAAAAATTTGATAGATTTAAATTATTATGACTTGCAATGTTTAAAATCTGCAATTCATCAAATACACAGAGGAGCAATTAGGGATTTAGATAAAGAAAGCAGATTAAGGATTTGTAAGAGAACATTTGAATTTACTGGCGAAAAAACTGGAAAAACATTTCAAGTGACATTAGAAATAAAGGAGATAAAAGAATGACTGAAAAAAATATAAATGAATTGTATAATATTAGATGGAATTCTAGTGAACCACGATTCATAGTAATGGAATGTAAAGAATGTTCTGATGATAAGGCTTTTCAGAACAATAAATGTGTGTATAACCAAAGATTAGGTTTTGCATATAGTATTGATGATATTGTTGAAATTTTAAACAATACTGATGAAATAGTTATCGAGAATTTCAATCTTGAAAAAGAAAACAAAGAATTCAAAGATAGAGTATTTAACATTATTGATAAAAATATTGATAAACTTCAAAGAAAGTATGATTTCGGTCAAAAAAATGGAATGTGTCCTATGCACAATATAATTCACAGTATTAATACATTAAAAAATTTAAAAAAGGAGTTGTAATAATGAGTGAAAATGAACGATTTGTTGATGATGGTTTTGAAGCGATTGAAGATCAAAGTTTTACTGATAATCTTACAAAAAAAACCTATTATGTTGATTATTTTGATGAGGTTATTGAGTTATGTAATAGCTTGTGGAATCAAACTAAAAGATTTGAAGAACATAACAAGTATTTGATGGAAGAGAATGAGCGATTAAAAAAAGATAATCAAAAAAATATACAGCTTTTGTTTAAAATAATTGGTTCATTTAGAGAGGATTGTTTTGTAAATAATGATTTTAGTGGAGTAGCCACACTTGATCAATTGATTAGTGATTTAGATGATACTATGGATTTTTTTAAAATTTTAGATGAGGAGGATTTAGAATGATGCGCATAGAGATTTCAAGAGATACTGCTGATGTTATAAGAGAAATAACAAGTGAACTTAAAGAAGCAAATACACTAAAAGAAGCAGAATTACGATTAAAATATGGTAATACTGCATATTTGGAAATTAAAGATAAAATGTTTAAAGAGAAAATGGATTATATAAGAAAAGGTGGTGTATAAAAAATGAAATATTGGAAGCCAAGAAGAGATCGTTTTGTAGTAGTAGAGTGCGAAAGATGTAGCGACGATAGAGCATTTAAAGACAATACATCAGTATATAATCAGAATTTAGACATGGCATATAATGCAGAAGAAATTGTTGAAGTTTTAAATAATAATGGATATGATTCTGATTACTTAACCGAATTATTACAATTTAAAATATGGTACTGTCAAGCAAAATATAGAAAAACAAAAGATGACAAATATTTGCTTGAAGAAGAATGCTTAAAGAAATTAAGAGAAGAAGTTTACCATAAAGATAGCATATTCCAATATGTTGATTATTTAAAAGAATATAAGGAGTAAAAAATATGGATATAAAAGAATATAAAGTTGTAACTAATGTTATTGGTGAATATTCAATACGTGATCCTAATGGTTTACTTATTATTGGTGGGCTTAAATATAAAACAGATGCTCAAATAATCACTTATGAACTTAATAAACTTTATGACAATAATAAGGAATTAGAGCATCAGTTAATTAAGTGTGTACAATCACAAAGGGTGTGATAAAAATGAAACTTCAAGCAGAACGTATTGAATCAGAAATACATCCAAGATACCTTTCACATTTTCAAGATAGGTATAATAAAATAGTTTACGATGCATATAAAGAATGTTACAGGCAACTTATTAATAAAATAATGGATCGAGATCAAATATCAGAAGATGAAGCAATATTCATACTTTCTTACTATTACGAGATTCATTTTGAAATAGATGAATCACCATATTTACACGATGATCCATTTCTATCTATTGTAGCTATACCTAAAAAAGAAATATAATAGAAACATTTATATATGAGTTTAATTAAAATTATAATTACAAAACAATGAGGTGATAAAATGATTTATGTAGTTTTGTACAAGAATAATGTTGAAGCAGTATTTTTCCACATATGGGACGCTCAACAACATGTAAACTTTTTCGACAAAGTAGAAAGAGAATATTTAGATATAAAAAGAATAGATGAACGAGAAACTCAACTCTCTAATTTATCAGAATTTATAGATGAAGTTGAACAAATGAATTGCAATGCTCGTTGCTGTGGTAACTGTGGACGTACCACATGGACCAGAGATGGTAAATTAATATGTAATTTTAACCATAAAACCCCTGTTTTAGACTCAATTTGTCCACATTACATATAGGTGATATATATGATGAAACTAAAAGATTTTTTTGAAGTATTAGATACAATAAAAGAAGGACTAGCAGAAGCATCAGAAGAATACAATGTTGATAATTTAGTATTATTTTATGATGACGGAGAACATAAAATTCCTATTGATGACATTGAGTGTGGATATGGTGAAATAGGAGGACAAGATGTATTAGCAATTAAACTAAAACATGATCACACTTTTCTTCAGTTATTAAAAAAAATACTTTCTGCAGGAACACCTTCATCAAAAGACATTGTACCATCCGATACTGTTGTCCCTAATGGATTCGAAGATTTATTTAATAACGAAGAAGATGATGAACCAAGTGTTTTATTTGGACATTATGATGCATCACTATCAGTTACCGATGATGATGGTAATAGACATGAAATTCCAGTCCAAGACTTTAAAATAAATCTTAATGATGAAGAAGAAAATAACGAAGAAGGAGGTTAAAAATGAAATCAAAACGTTTCTATCTTGAAGCTACAGATTATGCTATATACATACATGATTTACATAAAGAATTAGATCCAATAATGTTTAAATTAGATGAACCAGAGAAAGCAACAGAATGGCTTAATTTTCTAAATCATCAAATTTATCTTACCGCGGAAGCAAATAGAAAATACAATAATTTAGTTCATCAATTAAAAAAATTAATTAAACGAAGTGATAATAATGTATGAAATATTTTCAATTGGGCATACAAACTTTGATCACATTATTAATGTTGAAAAATTTGCAGATGAAGGTTCTCCGCAAAAAATACAAAAATATAATAGATATCATGGTGGAACAGGGGCAAATGTAGCTCTTGTTGCATCAAGGTTAGGAGCAGAAACAGGATTATATAGTCCTGTTGGCTATGATTTTGTAGATACAGTTTATTTCAATTATATGAAATATGATGATAATTGTCTAGCAAATTTAAAAATTGTTTCCGATTTAACAAGTGAATGTTTTGTATTTACAGATTCAGAAGGAGTTCAAAAAAGTTACATATCAGAAGGAGCATCTGAATATTTTAATAAAGCACCTGTTCCAAAAGAATGCATTGATAAATCAGAAGTGGTACATATTACAACAGTACCTCCAACATATGCTAAAAAATGCACAGAATACACAGGTATGGATGATAACATTATAGTATCTTTTAATCCTGGGCAAGCATTACATTCATATAGTTCTGAACAATTATCAGATGTTTTACAAGGTGTAGATATATTATTTTGTAATGAAAATGAATTTTACACTATGAATGAAAAATTAAAACAACACCCATTTGAGCTTGGTGTAGAATACGTAGTAAAAACATTAGGAAAAAAAGGTTCAACTATATTTTCCAAAGATGAAGAAAGTCATTGGAATACTAGACCTTTTGAAGTTGATGCTGTTGATCCAACAGGTGCTGGAGATTCTTACCAAGCAGGATTTTTATATGCTCTTATTAATGGAGCGCCAATAGAAGAATGTGCAATATTTGGATCAGCGGTTGCCTCTTTTATTGTACAAAAAGAAGGTTGTCAAACAAATATGCCAACACTAGATCAAGTAAAAGAAAGAGCAGGAGATTTTAAATGGTTACCCAAATAATGTATTCACTTCAAATCTTATTAGGATATATGGGGATAATTTTCGCTTTATTTATCCTCTTTTTAGCAATAATAATGAGATGATCGTAATGGAAAAAAAATGGACAGCAGGAAAAATAACATACATATCAAAAAATAAAACAAATGGACTTTATTTTTATGATATTTGTATATTAGATATGGATGGTTGGTATAACCATCTTTTATTTAGCGATACAAAAACACGCAGTATCAAAAAAGAATATGGTGTAGAAAAGACAGAAAATTTATTAGGTAAGTTAGTTTTACTTGATGTGACAGAAAGTTTTGGGTCTGGAATATTACCTGTTTATATGAAAACTAGCCCTCGTTATTCACCATATCATTCAGATAATACACTATATAGTTTCATCAATAGTGAAGAATTATGGCAGGTGGGTGATCGTGGCTATTAAAAAATGTCCAGTATGTACATCAAATGACACATATTTAATTGATTATTATTATGATGCAGGATTGCACACAAAAAAAATTAAAGTAAAATGTAAAACATGCGGATATCAATGGGTGGTCCTAATTCATATATAACCAAAACATTTATATATAGGGTTAAATAAAAGTATATTTAGAGAGGTGATACAAATGATTTGTGAAAAAAGAATAACTGAGAACGATATATCAAAGATATTTCCTGATCAAGGATTCTACATATCATTAAATCGATTACAAAAGCACATTAAAAGATTTGTAAAAAAATACAATGAAATGCTTAAAACTAAACAAAAATATAATGTCGGTCTTTACATATACATGAATAAACTAAGACTAACCATAAAAGAAGAATGCTATAACGTAGAAGAAATGTTGTTTTACTATGCTTTTGATTATGCAAAAGAATATTACGATTTATTGGACGTTTTTAAATATTATTATAGTAAATGGAAAAATCAAACATATTATGTTTATTTAAATGTAGTATTTGAAGTACCAGTACATATAGCAAAAACATTATATTTTTATTTTGTCAATAAACATTGTGCAATAGGAGGTGCATTTTTATGACTCGTTATCAATACCAACATCAATTAGCTAATAGATGGAGGCAAATGACCGATGAAGAACTAAGTTTCGTATATCTTTCATTAAGAAGAAACAATAAAGTAATCTTTGCAACTTTTATTAATTTTCTCATTAATGAAAATAAAACATATATTGCGGAGGGAACAATATGAACCTAAAATCATGGGTATATGAAAATCAATATCAATTATTTGTAGTTGGAACAATAGTAGGTTTTATGTTATTTGTATTAATTATATTACTATTTGCACCAGGAACTGAGTCAGGTGCATGGTATAACAGAATGGGGGTATAAAAAATGACAACACAACAAGATGTAGATGAATTTGTAGAATTAACAGAAGAATTAGTATCAAAAGTAGTCGATTGTTCAACAGCTCGAACTGCATTACTACATATAATACAATGTGCGAAATTTTCTGAGAATTTTTTTGTGCCGGATATTGTTTTCTCATGGGAGGAATTTTGTTTAACATATATACCGGATGATGTTTTAAAAGATATGAAAAGGATGTGATACAATTGAATGATGATGATTTAAGTTATATAATGGGTAGTGATATCAGGCAGGCTATTCTATTATCTGTCCTTCAAGAAAAAGGACCAGCAACTGAAATAATTTCTAGAGTATCAGTGATATATAATGAAGAAATATCTGACGCAAGATATTTTTATATGCATAGATTAATCAAAGGATTAGTAGATCATGGCTTTATAAAGCATAATAATGTCGCTAGAAATAGAATTTACAGTATAACAGAACTTGGACGTGAAGCACTACAATATATGGGGGTTGTATAGATGAACCTTATTTCTGAAGATGTAATGTGGGATATAATGTATGATATAATATCATCATATCAAGAAGGAGATTCAATATCAGCAGCATTTGTAAAAAAGATTTGTGATTACATTACAAATGAAACCGAAGGATATATTTCTGCCGATGATATATACGAATCAATTTCAAGTGGATTTGATTATTACAACTCATATATTAGAGAAAAATCTATAAACTTGCCTTCAATTTCAGAGCAAGAATATATGTCAACAAAATTAATGCTGGAAGCAGCTATAGACTTAGTAATGAATGGTGATTAAATGAAGATTAAACATATCAAAGAATATTTAGATAACTATGATGACGAAGATAATGCAAAATTTTGGATTAATGTAGATGGCCATATGTATTCAAGCCCTAATATGGCAACTATTACATCAGATGAACTTTTTAAACTTGAAGATAGATTAAGTTCTTTTAGATGCAGTTCTAAACCTGTATCAAATGATACTACTACTATATTTAATTTTTGCTGGGACATGTTAGATACATTAGAAAGTAAACTTTTATTGGACCCAGAATTTGTAGCGGAGATGGAAAATATGAGGGAAAAAGGAGAATTAGATGATTTTGTAGAATGGAAAATGCCGGATATATCTTTATGGGATAAAATTAATTTCTTAAGTGAAGCAGAAACTATTCAAGACTATATTGATGCCTCTAATATGGTTTTATCACATATGCAAAAGATAAAAAATGCATATTGTTATTTAACAAATACAAATATTGTTATAAAACCTATTGGTAATACATCAATGTCTACAAGCATTATAGCAGATACCTTAGGCATAGATGCAAAAGAAATTGACGATAGATATTGGTTTAGTGCGGTATGGAAAATACCAATTAAAAAAAGGTGATAAAATGGACTCAAAAATAATAGATGCTTTTGCTATTCGTAATGCAAGTAAGTTAGCAAGATTAGATGTTACTGACGTTATTAAAGAATGGATTAAATGGTGCGATGCAAGATTCCAAGTTTTCGATGATAATAATGGATATTATTTATGTGATATGAATGATCAAGAAGTAGTTGCTTTTGTTAGTAAAAAAAATTCAAATGCTTTTAATCACATTTATAATCTTAGAGATTCATATAATCAAGACTTAGATGCAATTAGAGTACAATCAGATTTTTCATATGCAAATTTATTTGTAAAAATATTCAAAGACGAAGAGGAGGGGGTTTAATGAAAATTCTCTTTCTTTGTGGTTCACCAGGTGTTGGCAAAAGTAGTATAGCTATGAAACTCGCACAAAATGATAAATATAATATTATTAAATCATTAACTAATCGTCCTAAAAGAGATAATGATAATGATCATATTTTTGTCGACAAAGAATATTTTAATAAAGTGGATTTAAGCAATGTTGCAGGCTTCACTAAAATAGATGGGTATTATTATTTAAGTTTAAAAAAACAATTTGTTGAAGATAAAATTAACGTATACATTACTGATGTTTCAGGAATTAACTGTGTTTTATCTGCATTACCAAAGGCAGAAGTATTATCTGTTTTAATAAAACGAAAAAATGTTTATATAGATGAAAAAAGAAAGAATAGAAACATTAGTATACCTTCAAAATCAGATGTGGATTTTGTTGTAGATAATGATACCGATCTCAAATCATGTGTAGAAGTTATAAAATTACTATGTAATACAAATGAACGTGCATTTTTTTCTTCTAAAAATTCTAAAGTTATGAGTACTGAAGAAAGAGTACAACATTATTTACATTTATCAGATGTATATAAAAAATTAGCAGAAGAACATATGGAGGACTTAAATGTATCAATTGACAAGAATTATATCTCATGATGTAGTATACACAGAATCTTCTGAAAGACATACCATAGTTAAGGCATTAGAAAAATTTGATCTTACTGACTCAGAATTTAAGTTTCTACAATCATTAAAAAAAGAATATAATTATTATATTTTTGATAATGAAATCTATATAGATCGACATCCATCTGTTTTGGAAGAAGGTATAAAAAATGTTAATTTCATAGAAGATTATACTAAAAACTTAACTGATAAATTTTATGTTTTATACGAATATAAGGAGATATAATATGTCTTTTAAAAAAGAACTAATGTCAAAAGTGCTTGAAAGTAAAATTATAAATATATATCTTAATGATGGCACAAAAATAATTATTGGCAAAGGTGGTATTAAACCATCGGAGATTGAATATGAAGAAAATGGCTTCATTATTCAATCAGGCCCTATCAGTAAAGTTTGGTATAATTATAACAATATCAAACAAATAGATGTGTTTAAATGAATATTAAAAAGCAAATACTTGCTATGGATCAATATTTAGTAGACAAGGATTATGTAGATGGAGAACATGTAGAAGAAATAGAAGAACTTCTCTTAACTATTGAAACAAAAACTTTAAGATATGATATGTGCTGTTACATGTACGAAGATGATGATTGGGCATCATTTTTAGTATTTTTAGGCAATGTTTCACAAAGTATGACAATAAGAAAAGATGAAATTATTGCAATAGGAATATATAATGGTGCTGATTTATTAGAAGTACAAAAAGGTACTGAAACAAATGTTGGACTATATCAATAATAGTTGAAAAATCTTAACCTTTTTATATTGTTGTTACAAATATGAAAATGAGGTAAAGAAAATGCAACATATAGAAAATAAATTTCAATTAGATGATACTTTGAATCAAATATATCAAAATAATTACCAATGTGATTCAGAATATATTTTTTTATCTTATGATGCTTCTTTTATCTTGTTAAATGATTTATATATTTATATCTCCGATTCAGTAAAAATAAAGTTAATAAGAGATTATATGCAAATTAACACAAACGATACAGTTTGTGAAATATTATATAGTAATATTAAAACATTTTCAATACATTCGGAGGATTAAAAAATGTATACAGATAAAAATTGTAAAATATTAAAAAAAGATTTTGCAGCACCATATGTTAGAGCATTCCAACAATATTCAATTACTTCAATCTATGGAAAAGAAATGGTAATGGGTAGTGAGATAGAAAATGACTGAGAAGTATTTTGTTGATGAATTAGGAGCTCCAGCATCATATATTGAATTAAGAATACTTACATATATAGAATGTGAGAAAAAAATAGAAAAAATCACTGAAATACTTAATTTCTTAAATAATAAAAATTTTGTAACTAATTTATCAATGTTATACCATACTAATATGCGTGCAGAAAATATGGTAGAACAACAAAATGTAGCATCATTAACTATTGATTTAAGAGATGAAAAATTTAGATTCAAATATTGGGATGGATCACAAACATATTGGACATATCATACAATAGATTTATTTGATATTTTAGTTGAAGGCAGAAAAGATCATGAAAATCTCGTAGCTAAATACGAAGACTTAACAAGATATATATTTGACTTTAGAGCAAAAAATAATGATACAATAAATCGTGTAACTTATAAATATTATCCTGTGGAAAAAGTTGATATAATGTATGAAATACAATTTGATACACATATGAAGGATGAACAAGCACAGGTAGATATGATTTTAAAAGAATTATTTGAAGGCATATCTGAAAGAGCAACAGAAGATATGGCAATTGATGTAGATTATACTTTTAGAGAAAAATGTATTCCATGTCAAAAAGCAAGGGAGCAGCAAAATGAAAATAATTAACAGAATAAAACAATCAAAATGTAAGTATATACTAATAATTTTAATTGTAATGTTATTAGTATTTGGTATTGGAACATTAGGTATTATGTATATGAGTAATACTTTTCATGACCAAAGTATTAATTATACTGAATTTACAGTAGCTGACAAATATGTTGACAATAATGGTCATCAGAGATATATTGTTATAAATGATAAAAATGAGTCATATGATTTGCCTCCAGACAGTTTTGGTAGAGATATTTTTAATAATATAGAAGTTGGGCATCATTATCAATTTGTAACACAAAATGATGATAAATCAGTAGTAACACATATTATTCAGGTGCATAATGACAGTAGTTAAGTATATACAAGATCAAGATGAATTACATATTCGATTGTCTGAATGTAATCAGCCACAATGTATTAAGCTTGATAATGGTATTGAGTTGGAATTTGATGGTGAGGAATTATCTAATATCGTATTACCTAATTTTAGCCAACAAATTTTACATACACATCTTAATGTTGATTCAGAGATTGAATATAGCCATTCAGTTGTTCAAGATGAAAAAATTATATTATTTTTAAAATGTGGAAAACATACATTACAAATTCCAATTGATTTTACTAATTTATAAAACCACAAAATATATATATATCTTTGATATAAAATATTATTGGAGGTAAAAAAATGTATGATATTTACGTATATCTTGCTATTATTATCGGCGTAATAGTAAGAGTTTACCTGATGAAAGGTAAATTTGTGCTACCAACATGGTATAAGATTGGAAAAGATGTTTCTTTTAACTTAGGATCTCTCTCATCAATAATTATTGGTGTAGTAGCGGCTTTAATTTTAATAGAGTCTAATCCAGGAATGTTAGCTGCATCTTCAGTTCCAACATGGTTTATTGCTGGTATAACAGCATATTCTTCTCCTCAAGTTGTTGATGCTATCATCACAAAAGGGACAAGGATTAAAAATAATTCAGATGCAGTGTTTGAAGATATTGAATCAGAAGATGACATTGCACAAGACTCAGAAATACCAAATACTATTTCTGAAAATGATGAAGAAGGAGCTTAGGCTTTTCTTCATCTACTAGCCTGAGTAGCTCCAAATGGGTAGAGCGATTGACTTGTAATATTAATGATTTAGTAGATAATCTTAATACAAGAAATCAATAGGTTGGGGGTTCGAGTCCCTCCTTAGGCTTTTTGTTAATAAAATATAACAATTTTCGATAGAGTAGTCAAGCGGTCAAAGACGACGTGTTTAGGACTCGTTCCTTAGTGGTTCACCGGTTCAAATCCGGTCTCTATCATTCAATCGCCGCAGTAGCTCAATTATACAGCGTCCTAGGCAAAGTTGCAAAAAGAGAGCGCCTCGTATATTTAAAGTGCAGAGAGTTTGATGTGGGTGCAAATCCCACCTGTGGCGTCAATGGGTGTTTAGTATAACTTGGTTAGTATGGCGGTCTCCAGAACCGCAGATGTCTGTTCAAATCAGGCAACACCCACTTATGGACTTATGATGTAATGGAAGCATACAAGTCTTCGGAGCTTGATATAGGGGTTCGATTCCCTTTGAGTCCAATTAATCCTCTTCCATAATTATGGTTTAGGATTGACTAAAAAAATATTTAGAATAAGTTTGCATATCAAAAGACTATTATAAATTAAATTAAATAAAATTCGAAATGACAAATAAGTACATATAATCTCACTTTTGCACTCTTATTCTATATATATTGACAGGTTCAGATAGTTGGTCAATTCTACCGCACTGCTAATGCGGAGCTCATAAGGAGCACGAGTGTTCGAATCACTCACCTGTCGCTTTGTATACAAAACCTTTATATACTATGATTATATAAATAATATATTAAAGATACTTACAGCAAAAAATTAAGAAGTTAAAACACAGCGAGTTTTTACATAAAAAGTATCTTGGTTATATGAATTCAAAGAAGATGCATACAGCAAAATATAAAGACCTGGATTTGACTTGGTATATGTGCATCTTGCAAAAATAAAAAGTACTAACAGCAATATAATATGTGAACTGAAAACTCATATAAAGTACTTTGTATAAATATAATATTAGGTGGTGTTAAATAATGTTTAATTTAATTAGAAATGAGTTAAGAGAAATTAAAAATCATTCAATAACAGAAAATGGTGCTATTGGATATAAAAGCACAGGCTCAGCATTACTTGATTTAAATTATCAAGTTAGTAGTTTACGTCAAGCAGATGATGAATTAATTAGAACTTTATTTGACGAAGCCTTTTTAGAAAATAAGGAATATGCATTAAAATGGTTATTTTTTGCTAGAGATGTTCGTGGGGGACTTGGTGAAAGAAGATTATTTAGAGTATGCTACAGAAGGCTTGCTCAAATTGATCCAAACTATTTCGTTAAATTCTTACATCTTATTCCTGAATATGGTCGATGGGATGATTTAATATCACTTTTAGGCTATGATTTGGAACATGATAATTTAATTATCCATATGATCGATAGAAGATTAAAAATGGATAAAGAATTAATGAAGAATAACAAACCTATTTCATTACTTGCGAAATGGTTACCAAGTGAGAATGCAAGTAGCAAAAAAACTAAAATGATGGCTAAATATATTATTAAGTCATTAGGCATGTCTCCGCGCCAATATCGTTTATTATTATCAGAACTTCGTGCATATTTAAATGTAGTTGAAGTAAAAATGTGTAATAACGAGTGGGAAAGTATTGATTATAATAAAGTGCCATCTTTAGCTAATTTAAGGTATAGGAATGCTTTTATGGCACATGATCCTTTAAGAAGAGGTAGGTATTTAGATGCTGTTCAGCAAGGTAATGCTAAAATAAATATGAAAGTTGCAACACCTGCTGATGTTGTATCACGTTATACATCTAATCGTTTCTATTCTATACCTGAGGAAAACTATGATGAAACATTAGAAGTAGCTTGGTCTAATTTATCAGATATTAATATATCTAATACCTTAGTAGTTGCTGATGGATCTTGTAGTATGACTACACCAGTTAGTGGAAATATTACCGCTCTTGATGTTGCTAACAGTTTAGCAATATATACATCAGAACATAATGAAGGAGTATATAAAGATCAATATATTACATTTTCTAATGAACCACAATTTGTTGATTTAAGTAACTCAAAAACTTTAAGAGAGAAAATTAACACAGCATTAGAACATGATGAAGTGGCTAATACTAATATTGAAGCAGTATTTGATTTGATATTAGGTGTGGCAATTAAAAATAATGTCCAACGAAAGGATATGGTAAAACAAGTGCTTATTATTTCTGATATGGAATTTGATTCAGCACAAAGTTGTCATTCGTTCTTTAGGAAAGATGAAACAAAAAAATTATCAAAACCATTATTTAAGGAAATTCAAGCAAAATATGAAGACGCACTGTATCAATTACCTAAACTTATATTTTGGAATGTTGCATCAAGAACAAAAACAATTCCATTAACTGAAAATGAATTAGGTGTAACATTATTGTCAGGATTTAGTCAAAATGTTTTAAAAATGGTTATGAGTAATAATTATAATCCATACGATGTATTAATTGAAACACTTAATAATGAAAGATATTCATGTATTAAATTATAGTAAGCTCTGTGGTGTAGTGGCAATCATAGTGGGTTTTGGTCCCGCCGACACAGGTTCGACTCCTGTCAGAGCTATTATATATAAATAAAAGAGAGATTGTTATGATTGATCAAGGTAAAAAAATGAAATGCTACAAATGTCCTTACTATATTAGGCACGATAGTAATTTTGGATATTGTAAAAAATACCAATGTCAAGCAAGAGGAAATGACGATTGTGATATTATTATACCAATTGTTTCATAGGGTTGCAATTAATTCATGCACCCCTTCATATGATAAAATAATTAAAGCGCTGGCCGACTCAAAGCTTTTAAAAAACACGGCCCGTTTTACTCCCAATTTAGCGTAGTGGTTACGCGGTCGGCTGTAGACCGATTATAGCTAGGTTCGATTCCTAGAATTGGGATTGGAAGATATATTCTTCCTTTGCAACCGCAAAGACATATAGTCTTATTAACTTCAAGATTACACTATAATAAGCCTCGTTTGCGGTAAAGCAATAATAATGTGTTGGTGTAATTTTTTCTGGGGATTCAATTCGGGGCTTATTTTTTATACTGATTATTATGAGAATTATATATAAGCGTGAAATGAAAAAAGAAGATTTTATTGATTTTGATGAGCAAATTATTTATTTTAAAAATGATAATATTGCTTTTGTTATTGTTAAAACTGATAATACTTATTTTGTACGAAAAAAAAAGATTTTTAATAACTATCAAGTATCTGAATCATCTGTAAAAACAATACAACAGGTATTAAAAATAGTTAATTAAAAGGGGAGTTACCCCTTTAATTACAAGAAGGTGATTTGTGCACCAAAAGAGAATTCTATGAGATAGCACTAATGGTACAATAATTATATATGTTTTTATATTATATATACTTTTCTATTCTACTTCTTGAAAATCTTGTGCAATAAGATCTATACATTTTTCTCTGAACTCTTCCATATCATAAACTTGTATAATACTATCTATTGTTGCACATAGTCCACCTAATGCAACTGATATGGGATATTCTTCTTTGATAATTAAATCAAGAATATCTTTTGCAGTTGTTTCAGAAAAACGTTCATATTCTGCATTTAAATTTTCTATTTGTTCCATTACTTCTTCTTCAGTTAATTTTTCACTCATTTTAAAAGCCTCATTTTTTAGTTGGTAAGTAATCACTTACGCTTTTTTCATTATCAACATCAATAATAATTTCATTATCATTATTTTCTTTATTTTGCACATCCTTCATTAAATCAGTAATACTATTATTAATATTAACATTAAGGTCTTGCCCTTCTTCCATTGTGTGTTTTGCTGTAATCATACCTTGTAAGTTTGCAATAACACCCTCTGTTGAGTCTAATATTTTACCTAAATCATCTTCATTTTTTAGTGCAAGATTTAATCTATTACATTGCACAGCTATAATATAATTTTGTAAAAAATTAGCATCAGGCATTTGTTTAACCATTTCAAGAATGTGTTCTTGGTCAGATGGATCTAAAGATGCGATACTGAATTGTAATGCACTAAAACTATCTGCATTATTTCTTGTTTTAGCAGGCATACTTGTTTCAGCAATTTTTTTATTTGGCAATAAATACACTCCTTCTTTTTTATATTTCTCTTTTAATTCTTTTCTTTGTTTTCTTGTGTATCTGTATCTTTTTGCAGTACCTGATCCAAAAATAGGATAATTTTGAACAAAATCTTTTTCTCTTCTGTTCATATGTATTTTTTTATTTTTCTAATCTATATATAGTAACATTTATATAGTAGATTGATTAGATATATTATTACAAACTATAGGAGAAGATATTTATGAATTCTATAATTGATAATGAGATAGAGATAAATAAAAAATTTGCTGAAGATCATAATCTTTCAGCAGAAATGTTAGAACGTAAAGCCGAAGAAATATACCAAGAACTTAATCCTGATGATTTTGAAAGCGATGATGCACGTCGCATAAGATCATTGAGAAGAGCTCGTGGTTCAATGAGAATGTTAGCTAGAAATATGTTAAATGCAGAAAATGGTATGTTAGTTTTCCGTTTTCGTGATTTCGCATTTGACAGAGATCAATACAATGCTTCAATGAATCAATTATCAAAAGTTGGACAAGAAGAAGCATATAAAAAGAAATTTGTCGACAAGGAAGGAAATCCAGTTTATCGTTATGGTGCTAAAACAGGTCAAAGAATCCTCGACCCTAAAGCAAATGGTGGTGCAGTAGGATATCTTTATGAAAAAAATAAAGATGGTGAAGAAACCATCAAAGTAAAATATTTTGCTATTAGTGAGGATAGAGTTGAAGATACTATTCCTGTTTGCCAATATGGAGCAATATCTGCAAGGGTTGGAAAAAGTCCTAGAAAAAATTTCAAATATTCTAAGGACAAAATGATGTGGTATAATGCCGGTGCAATAGATGAAGTTCATAAAGCACCATATTCCGAAGAGGAAATAGCAATTATTTTAGATGATTGGAATAAAGCATTTACTGATAAAAATGGTAAAATATTAATAGAGCAAGTAGCTACAGAAATGGATTTATATGATTTTGCTTTTGAGCATTCTTCAATAAAAAATCCAAAAGATTACCAATATGATTTCTGCTGTATTCCTTGTGTAATATCAGATATAACTACACCAAAAACAATATATGAGAACGTTGGTGTGGTAATTGAATTTACTGATCATACTACAAATGAAGTTAGTACTATTACATCATATCTTCACCCATCACATATTAAAGGGCTTGCGATTTCTGTAGGTGCAACTGGAATAGCTTGTTTACAATCTTATAAATATAAAGACAAAACTACTGGTGAAGAAAAGATTGGATGGCATTTAGGTGGATTTTTACAAGTCCAAGATGATGTAGATCTTTCTGCATTTTTCGGAGATAATAATAATGAAGAAGTATAAAAAGGATTTACTTAATAATCCTTTTTCTCTTTTTTCACAAAGAACAGAAGATATAAAGCTTCGGATTATGAAATTAGAGGCTGATTATAAACGTGTTGACCATTTTGTGTCAAAAGCAATTATTGAGGAAGAGATGGAAAAAGTGGTGGACGATCTTGTCGAAAGAACATTTGTTTTACAAGGAAACAGCTCAGAAGGAGAGCAAAACTAAAATGAGTTTAATAGATCAATTATATCTTGATTTAGATAAAATTCAAGATAGTAGATGTAGAGTTAATTTATTACTTTTTATAAAACAATTGGAGGCAAAAACATGGTAGGTTTTAACCAACCTAAAGGAAATGCTGGAGGCAAAACAAGGCAATCAAAAACATCATTAAAAGATCAAATTAAAAAAGAGATTTTTAATATTGAGAAAGATAAAGTTAATAAAAAAATTTTGATTTCAGGAAAAAATGATACAGCAAAATCTTCATTATCTTTAGCATTATTAACTGAAAATCTTAAAAAAGATGAATCAATTGTCTATATTGATGTTGATCATTCAGGATTAGAAATTGTAACAGATATTTTTAGTGAATATAGTGATCAAATTTTTGTATATAGCCCTAATCCTACACGTGAAAGAGAAAAAGATAGTGCAACAGTTAGAGATGAAGAAGAAACTATTTATATGATCGGTACTATTGCAAGTGTGATTCAAGACGAATTAGATGCTGGTAGGAAAATTAAAGGCGTCATTGTTGATGGTATTAGCTTCATACTTGAATACTGTGAGGCTTTTATGAGATTAGAAGAAAATATTGGAGTAGCAGATGGTGTAAGCTTTAATTTATGGAAAATTAGAAATAAAGCATTTAGAGATTCCTCTTCACCTTTTATGTTGTTACCAGTTCCAGTAATTTTTGTATCTCATGAAGATTTTATTCCTGAAATATGTGAAGATCCTGATAATTTTGCAAATGTTAAACAAAGATTTATTGATGAGTGTTCAGTAAGGATACTTTTAGATAAAATTGAAAAAGATAATATTGATGATTATACTGCAACAATTGTGAAAAATAGATCTGATTTAACAACAGAAGGCAAGAGTTTTGTGTTTTTAACTAGAAATTTAAAAACACAAGATATAGTATCTACACCATCTGAATTAAGTCAAATATTATTCCCTAATGATAAAAAAGAGGAAGAGAAAGGTGATAAATAGACTAGCTAATATTATGCTTACATACGAAGAAAACACTGATACTTTAATTCTTCGTAAAGTACAAGCTCGTAATTGCCAATACGAAAAAGAAGGTAGATATGGTATTTTATATAAAACCGATATTACTGAAGCCCCATGTATGATAGAGATCCCTGAGGCTTCAAGAATATTATCAATTCCACCTAATTTTCTTATTGGTTTTTCACAATATGATTTAAAGTGATTAATATGGAAAAAGATAATTTTGTTAATTTGCATCTTCATACGGATTATAGCCAAGGAGATGCAACAATAAAAATCCCTGAATTATTTTATGAAGTTCAAAAAAATAATCAAAAAGCGGTAGCAATTACAGATCATGGTAATATAGTAGGTTGGAGTCAGTTTTTTTTATTAGGGCAGGACACTAATGTTAAGCCAATTTTTGGATGCGAATTTTATTGCACACCATCAACCGATAAACCACAAGATAACAATAGATACCATCTTGTTGTTTTAGCAAAGGATGATGAAGGAGCTAAAAATTTATCCAAGTTAGAATATTTATCAACTGCAAAATATTTTTATCGTAGGCCATTATTACCATATCCAATATTATTTGATAATCCTGAAGGTTTATTTATATCTACAGCTTGTTCATTAGGTACAATAGGTCAATGTTTTAATCCAGACAATAAAAATCATTTTCCTCATGAAGCTGAACCATTCTTAAATAAACTTTTAGATGTTTTTGGAAAAGAAAATGTTGCGGCAGAATTTCAATTCCACCCAGCATATCCTCCACAAAAAACAATTAATAGTAAACTATTAGATTTATATTCTGATATTGATATGAAATATTGTGTTGCCACTACAGATGCACATTTTATTAGTGATAGGAATACTAGACGTCATTTACAAGCAGATATGTTTCATAAGCAAAAAAATGATGTAACACCAAGTTTACCAAGTAATTGCTTAGGTACATCTAAATTAGTTAAACAATTTGCTGAACAATCAGGTTTTGAAGATTTACCATTGGTTGATACAATGATTAAAAATACATCAATAATTGCAGACAAATGTAATGTTACATCAATCAATAATATAGGTAAAAAAAGAGTATTACCAACTTTTACAAAACATCAGCAATTGAAAAAAATATTCTTAAAAGAACCAAGGAGAAGGTAATATGAATGTTCAAGATAATTTTGCTTTTATGAAAGATTTAGCAATACAAGGTTTGCAGCATAAAGGTGTTTATGATGATGAATGGTATCAGAATCAATTAGAAGAAGAATTAAAAGTTATTGAAAAAACTAAATTAGAAGATTTCTTCTTGCAAACAGCATATATTTGTGCTCTTATAGATGACGCAGGAATATTTAGAGGTCCAGCAAGAGGATCATGTTTAGCTTCTGTAATTTGTTATGGTTTAAATATCACAAAAATTCCACCAAAAGAACATGATTTATCTTTTGCTAGATTTTTAAACGAAACAAGAGCCATGACATCATTACCTGATATAGATACAGATGTAAGTTCTGATATGAGAGATGAAGTAATATCTCTTATTATTGATGAATTTGGGCAAGAATATTGTGCACAAGTATCTACACGTATACCATATTCACCTAAAATGGCACTAAAAGCACTTACAAGAATGAGTGGTGGTAATTTTGATGAAATTAATAAAATTACACTACAACTTGCGGATGATGAAGATTATAAAGATAATGAAGCTGTTCAAGCATTTTTGCAAAGAAATCCATTTGTTAGAGATAATCTTGAAGATATGATTGGATTATTAAAAGCATATGGAAAACATCCTGGTGCTGTTATTATATTCGATAAACCATTATGGAATTATACATCTGTAATTAAATTAAAAGGCAATACAATTATTGCAAACACAGGTGTTGAGTGTGAGAGCCAAGGTTTTCTTAAAAATGATACATTATCAGTTAAAGTATTAGATATACAAAGAGATTGCTTAAAAATTATTGATGATCCAAATGTTAAACTACCATATGATTTTGATGATCCAAAAGTTTTTGAAACTATTTGTAAAGATCCATTAGGAATATTTCAATTAGAAAAAGGTGCTGGACGTCAAGCTGTTAGTTTAATTCAACCATCTAATTTTAATGAAATGGTTGCAACAATATCATTAATTAGACCAGGTGCTAGAAACAATGGAATGGACCAGCAATATGCTGATTATAAATTTGGTAGAAAAAAACCAGTCTACCTTGATGAAAGATTAAAAACAATATTGGGTAAAACACAAGGATTAATGATTTTTCAAGAAGATATTATGGCTGTTGCAAGAGAATTAGCAGGGATGTCTGATTTAGAAACAGATCATTTGCGTAGAGCAATTTCTAAGAAGAAAAAACAAGAATTTGACAAATCAAAAAAAGATTTTCTTAGTGGTTGTAAGAAAAATAATGTTGATGAAAAAGTAGCAAATGAACTATGGAGTAACATGGAAAAATCATCAGATTATTCATTTAACAGATCTCACGCAGTTGGATATGCAGCTTTGGGGTATCAATCAGCTTGGTTGAAAACATATTATCCTTTAGAATTTGCAGTTGCAATGTTAATACATGTAGATGAAAGTGAAAAACGTGTTGAAATATTACAAATGATTAAAGATTCTGAAGCACAATTATGTAATCCTAACGTTAATAAATCAAGATTACATACATATATAGATGATAATAATATTTATATGGGTTTTGATTTGGTTGATAGTATGTCAGTTAAATCTTCTGAAGCTATAATTGAAGAAAGAACTGCTAATGGTGATTTCACTAGTTTTGATGATTTTTGTGCGAGAGTTCCTCCAAGAAAATGTAATAAAAGAATTAAAGAAAATTTAGTTTGGGCTGGGGCATTCGATGATATACCAGTTACAGATGAAGAATAGGTGGTCAAATGGAATATAATGGTAAAGAATGGAAAAAGAAAAAAGATGGAGTATATGTTTGTGAAGATGAATTTTTATGTACTTCTATTGAATATGTTAATCGTAAAACATTAGGTTTTAGTCCAGTCAGAGGATATAGTACAAAAGAAGGTTATTTTATTGTAAGAAAGAAAAATAAAATATCTAATTCTGTGTCAATTCTTGCTGATATTATGGAAGATGATGTAGATGATAAATATTATTTAACAGATGAACAAGTGGAAAAATTAATGAGGCATAAAAATGGTGCTTAAAGTATTATCACTTTGTAGTGGTGTTGGTGGAGCAGAATTAGCATTAGATTATTCTGAATTTAATTATGAATTAATAGGTTATTCAGAAATTGATAAATATGCTGATAATATTTATCAGTTACATTTTCCTGATCATAAAAATTTAGGTGATTTAACTCAAATTAATGCAAAAGAATTAGAAGATTTTGATATGTTAATTGCAGGATTCCCTTGTCAAGCCTTTTCTTTAGCAGGTAAACAAAAAGGTTTTAATGACACAAGGGGTACTATATTTTTTGATATTGCTAGAATATTAAAAGAAAAAAAGCCAAGATATTTTCTATTAGAAAATGTTAAAAATCTTATATCACACGACAAAGGTAATACTTTTAGAGTTATTATTAATAATTTATTAGAATTAGGTTACCAAGTTCGTTGGGATGTTTTAAACAGTAAGGATTTTGGTGTCCCTCAGAATCGTGAGAGAATATATATTAGAGGGGTATTGAAAGAATATGGTGAATTACCTGATATTTCTCTTACATCAGCAGATTTGATAATGGGAACTGATGTTGATCATGATGTGCGTATGCAACGTGAAATTATTAATCGTAAAATTAAAGCAAGGGTTCATCAAGTTGATATTAAAGGTTTGCAACAGGAGATATATGAAAAGAAAAGATCATCTCCTTATACCATCGAACAAATTGCAGAAAAATTAGGTGTTCCATCTACACAGGCTGCACATTATTTCAGAAGAGATAATAGTTTTGCAATTCCAACACCTGAAATTTGGTACAAATTAAAAGAATTATTAGATATTCACACAACTGAATTTGATAAATCATTAACTGAATTCGAAATTCGTGAAGGAGTATTTGATCAAAGTAAAAGAGCATATAAAGATACAGGAATTTCTCCAACAATTACAGCAAGTGGTGATATTCTTATACAAGAAATAGAAATGCACAAAGTTAATACTGAATCATCACAGGGTACAAGAATTTTAGATCCTAATGGTGTAAGTTGTACTCAATCAGCACTTGGTGGTGGATGGGGAGCAAAAACTGGATTATATAAAGTTCCTAAGTCATTAAAAATTGCAACTGCTACTAAAAAAGGATATGATGAAGTTTATCCTGGTGATGGTGTACGTTTAGATCATCCTGGTTCTGCTACAGGTAGGGGTAGGACACAATCAAAAGGCATCGGTGCTTTAACATGTTCAGGTAATTGGGGCACTATAGATGATAATTTCAAAGTTAGAAGGTTAATTCCAGTAGAAGTTGAACGTTTACAAGCTTTTCCTGATGATTGGACAAAAATAGGTGCTGATGGTAAAGAAATATCTGATGCACAAAGATATAAATGTATGGGAAATGCTTTTACAGTAAATGTAATTAAATATATTTTAAATAGCTTTTATGACAAGGAGGTGTCATTAAATGACAATGGAGAAAACAATTGAAAAACGGACTGAATTAATTAATTTCTTTTTTAATGAAGATAAAACATATAGTAAGCAAGATGTATTATATAAAGAGTTTGCTGTATTATCTTTTTCACCACATGAAGATTATATAGATACAGTTACATCTCCTTTTGATGATATGTGTATTGATTTATCTACATTTGATTATAATGATACAGATGAATGTTATATTAAAGGAATTGTTGCAGATGTTGATAAACAAAGATATAAGACAATTATGCATTTGCAAAATAAAAAACACAATGTTAGTATACATATAAGTATCGACTTAGCTAATCATTATCAATCTTTTTTGAATGTTGGTGAACCAGTTATTATTAAATGTAAAGTTTGGAATAAAAAATTCTTTATGAGTATGTTAGTTGCTTTAAATGATTTAAACTCAGATGTTTTTAGTAATGAAATTGCATATATGGATGGGTCTGCTATTGATACTTTAAGAGAATATCAACCTACAAAGAAAGATGAGGGTTATAATTTTGCTTTAATTCGTGAATGTACACAAATTCGTACTAAGAGTGGAAAGGATATGATTAGAGGGACATTATGTATGCAAGATGGAGAATCTAAAGATTTTGGATGTATGTTAACATTTTTAAATCATACATTGAATGGTATTATACCTAGATCAGGTGATTTTATCAAATATAAATCTAATCATGATTTTTTTATAAATAGTACAGAGGTGGTGTCTTTATGAGAATATCTAAATCAAAACTTAATTTATATTTATTATGTCCACGTAAATTTAAGTACAAATATATAGACCATATGGAAGAAGATATAAGTTCTTTTGCACAAGTTGGATTAGATGTGCATGAGTATGCTGAACATGTCGCAAAAGAATTAATGAGGTACGATAGAATAACACATGATATTGTTGATAAAGAAATGTTAAAACTTTATCCTTATGATGATCAGGATTTTGATTCTGATGAACATGCACAAGCATTATTAGAATTTTTTTATAATATTGCTGACAATGATTATGAAATTTTTAGTGCTGAAGGCGACATAAAAGATGATGAATTAAATTTGCGTGGAATAATTGATTTAATTCTTAGAGATAAAAAAACTAATGAATTATTTATTATTGATTATAAAACAGGTAAATCAAGACCAATATCTAATTATCGTATAGAGTTATGTATATATAGAAGATTGGTAAACTATAAATATCCTAGTTATAAGGTATCATCAGCTTGTATATACTTTACAAAAGATAAACAATATCGTGGTTTTAATTTTGCAGAAAAACAAAAAAAGGGTAGTTATGTAACTGAAGAAGATTATGATGCTGTCTTTGAACTTATTAATTATGTAAGACACCAAATTGATACAGATTATTTTCCGCCAAAAGTTGATCCATTCTTTGCTTGTAAATATTGTAGTTTTGAAGACCAATGTCTAAAAGACGGAGGAAGATAATAGTGCCAATTAATTCATTAAAATTTGCTAAAATCTTCCTTGATAAATTCCATAGAGAATACCCTGAATTACCATCTGATGTAATTGCAGATATTATTGGTACTGTATTATTTGAAGTACCTGATAGTTATTTCGATTATAATCTTGTACAAGATCATTCTGAGTTTTGTGACCAATGTGGATCATGTTGCAAGCAAAGAGATCAACCATGTCGATATTTCAATGGCAAAACTTGTGATGAATATGAAAGTCGATTTGATGTATGTGCTGAATTTCCATATTATGAAATTAATGGTGAAGAAGGATTAATGATGGACCCTGGTTGTAAATTTGCAATTAGATTGGCTGAAATGCAATTAGAAAAAGAAATGAAACATAACATAGAATTATTATTTGGTGAAAAAAATGATTATTAATGAAATATTTGTTCCCCCAAGAAGATTAAAAATGCTCAATCAAGAGCAAATAGACTATTATGTCGATATATTTAATGGTGTAAAACAATTATACCAATCTGTTTATTCTTACGAAGATAGAAGAGATCGTGATACAGTATATGTTGATAAAATTTTCTTAGATTTTGATGTACAAGATGAAGGCTTTTTTGAAAATACAAGAACAGTTGCCAAATATTTACATGATAATAATATTAAATTTTACATTAGATTTAGTGGGCGTGGCTTTCATATTTTTATTTTATTAGCTGAAGATTGGCTAAAAGATCCTAAAGGTAGTATTAAACGATATGTAAAAAATTTACATGAAATTACTAATACTTCTTCAGATAGTGCTGTTGTTGGAGATATAAGTAGAGTAGCAAGGATAGTTAATACTATTAATTTAAAAAGTAATAGATACTGTATTTCAATTACTTATGAAATGTTAATGGATATGGAATATGAAGATATATATGAGTTGGCTATTCATCCTGGTGTTAATTATAATTATATAAGTGGTGAAAAATTATTAGATATTTCTGAATTTGATAAAGAGATAACTTTTGATCATCGTAAAAACGTAGATGTTGTTAGAGATGTTAAAATTTCTCATGATATTCCACCTTGTGTTAGAAAAATGATGACAGATCCTACTTTAGGATATAATGGAAGGTTTTATGTTATTGTTTGCTTAAGAGAATTGGGATATACTAAAGATGAAATTTTAACATTATTATGTGGTTTTTTAAGTGATGAAAAATTCTATCATTGTGTTGATGATGAGAAAGCTTTAGAACATTTAGTTGATGATGAAACACAAATGTTTGCGAGCTGTAAAACATTATACGAAGATGGATGGTGTGTTGATGAAGAATGTGATGGACATAATATTTACTATTAGGTGATTATAATGTGTAAAGATTGTTGTGAAGTTATTGGACTTGGTTTTGAATTTGTAGATGTTGGAAAATGTGATGTTTATTTTGATTTACAGAAAAAAGAAAAATTGACTATGGAAGAGGAATATGAAATTAAAGAAATTTTTAATAGAATGGCTTCTCTGTTAATTAAAAAAATTAATTTAGATAATGAGGCAATAGAATGAAGTATTTAAGTTTGTTTTCAGGTATTGGTGGCTTTGAAATTGGATTAAATAATAGTTCAAAAGATTTTGATTGTATAGGTTATGCAGAAATTGATAAATACGCTAGAAATATATATCAAAGACATTTTGACCATAATGATTTAGGAGATGTTACTAAAATTAATACATCAGATTTACCGGATTTTGATCTATTAGTAGGTGGATTTCCTTGTCAGGCTTTTTCTGTGGCAGGATTAGGAAAAGGATTTGATGATACAAGAGGAACATTATTTTTTGAAATAGCAAGAATATTAAAAGCAAAAAAACCTAAATATTTTCTTTTAGAAAATGTAAGAAATTTATTATCACATGATCAAGGTAGGACATTCTCTATTATTGCTCAGTTTTTAATAAATTTAGGATATAATATTCGTTGGGATGTACTAAATAGTAAAGACTTTGGTGTTCCTCAAAATCGTGAAAGAATTTATATAAGAGGTTCATTAAATTCATACCCTAATGATATTAGCTTAACTGATGGTACAAGAAAAGATATCAAAGTTAATTATATAAAAAATGGCCCTCAAGGATATAGATTAATAGAATCAGATGGTGTTAATCAAACCTTAGCTGCATCAGGAGGCAATAGTGGTGGGCGTACTTTTATTAAAGATGCAAAAATAAAAAAGATAGGTAATCACTCTCTTAGTGGAAAAGGACAAGGTGGAAATGTATATGATGAAGAAGGACTTTCTCCTACTCTTACTTGTCAACATGATTACCCTGCTAAAGTTAGAATAAAAGAAGCTAATGATTTCCAAAGCCATATATATGTAGATTATACTTATCGTGCTATAACTCCAGTGGAGTGCGAGCGTTTACAGGCTTTTCCTGACAATTGGACTGAATATGGTGTAGATGATGAACCGATCAGTAATACACAAAGGTACAAATGTTTAGGTAATGCTGTTACTACAACAGTAGTAAAATATATAATAGATAAATGGGATATATGATATTATGAAGATTTATATTGACTCAAGAGAAGATAAAGAACGCATTAATATGTTCAAAGGTTATACATTTTTTTCTGATGCGGAGGTAAAAAATTTAGATATTGGAGATATTGTTGCTATTGATGGAGATAAAAAGATTGCTATTGAAGTTAAAACTTTACAAGATTGGATAGCCTCTTGTAATAACAATCAATTACGAAAAGAAGCATATCAAATGCAAGATTGTCCTTTAAGGGCTATAATTGTATATGATGATGATAAATTAAATACAAGATATACGAGGTTACCAACACCAGGACGTAATTATGATATAATGGCTGAGTGTGCCTTTAGATGGCATGTACCTGTTTTTTTTTGTGATAATGAAATTAAATTTGTTTACTGTGTTATGGATATTATCAAACATATATCAAAAGAATTTGATCCTTTACCTAAGCCTATTGTTGTAAAAAAACATACAGATGATATGGTTGCAGTTTTAATTAATCTACCACACATAGGTGTTGTAACAGCAGAAAAACTTTTAGATATTTTTGGTACTCCTGGTGGAGTTTTCAATGCAACAGATGATGAACTAAAAAATATTAAAGGAATATCAAAAAAACAAATTAAAATAATTCAAAGGATGAGATAAAATGGATGCTGATGAAAGAAAAGTATTATCAATTTTATCTAATACAAATAAAACATTATTTGATGCTCAAAAAAGTAATATGCATCGTATCAATGGTATGGATGAAGAAGTACAAGACAATCGTATTGATAGATTAGAAAAAATAAGTATTAGAAGTATGGATAGTGCTTTAGATGAGTTACGTAATGAAATATATAATATGCTTCGATTTTCAAGAGAGTATATGGATTTTTTAGCTAATATTGAAGCTATTAATATTTATGATGCAGCTGAGCTAATAACTGAGATAGATAATATATTACGTTTTAAAAATTTAAAACATTTTCTTTCATATGCAGGATTAGCTCCTGTTGTAAAAACAAATAATCAATTTTGTAAAATGGATAATAAAATCAAAGGTAAAGTATTAGCAAATAAAAAACAAGATCCTATTGATTACTGTGAAAATTTAAAAATAGCACTAACTAGATGTGCAAGAAAAATGATGCGACAAGATGATGAATATAAAAAATATTATCATCAAAAATTTTATGATTACAAGCAATTACACCCATCTTATTCACGAAAAAGAATTGAATTAATGGCTGTAAAAAAAGTAACAATAAAATTTGCTACTGTTGTATATAGAAACTTTATGTTAATAGCAGAATTTGAGGTAAAAGAAAATGATTAAGCAAGATTTGCTGGGTATTTCTGTTCATGATTTAATTGAAAATTATTCTATACTGTATAATCATATAACAAATGAAACTATTGGCATAGTAATGCAAAAAGATGTAAAAAAATTTCAACATCGTTATGGCAGTCATTATATTGTTCATTATGAATTTTTAGATATTTTTAATTCATATGATGATATTATAATAAAAGGTGAAGTATTATCATATTCTGAACTTTGTAAAATTTTATCAGAATATACATTTAACCATATGATTGATGATATAGCAGAAATTGAGCATAAAAAATGGGTTGCAGATAGTAGTAAGTCTGCGGAAATGATGTTGCAATTAATGAAGATTATTAATAAAAGTGCTGCTTTTGTAGATAAAGAAGATCAAAAAATTATTAAAAATATTCAAAATTGTATTGATAAGTGGAAAAAAGAATGGAAAGATTTTGAACATTTAGATAATACAATACAATATCCTTATCGAGTACATGCAAGAGAGATACTTGATATGGTAAAAAATGATAGAGAGTGTGAGTAAAATGAAAGAATATGTATGTGATGTAGTATATAATTGTGAATTAGTACAAACAGTAGTGGTTACAGCTAATGATTTTGATGAAGCTGTTCAAAAAATTCACGATGGCAAAGAAGATGATGTAATAAGTGAAGAAAAAGGTATAGATAGTATAGATGATATTATTTTATTAGATGAAGGTGATGCAGATGATTAATGGAGATTTTAAATTAAGAAAATTATATCCTGATTTACTTGAGGAACAATATCAACCAGCAGGTATTGACTTAACAGTTGGTAGTGTATCAGTTTTAAAATATGAATCAAGTAAAAAATATGGTTTGTTTAAAGATGCAAAAGTTTTACCAAAGCAAGAGCAGTTAGAATCTGATTCTGTATTGTTAGGTAAATCAATTAAAGAGGTTTATACTCTTAAGCCTAATGAGTCATATATTTTTACTACTAATGAAAAAATTAAAATTCAAGATGATGCTGGACAATTTTATTTGCCACGTTCATCATTGTTAAGAGCAGCCATTGATGTTCGTACAGCTTTTGGTGATCCAGGGTTTAATGGTCATTTAAGTTTTTTAGTTCTTAATCATTCATCAGAGCCTTTTTTAATTGAAAAAGGAAGTAGATTCGCACAACTTATTGATATGGCTGTTGCAGATGTAACAACTCAATATGATGGAGATTACAATGAGGAATGATGTTATACAAACAATTAAAGATACACTTGAGGATTCACAAGATATTAAAGTCTTATCTTTAAATGTTGTCGATAATATTTTGTTTGGTGTTTATATTAATGATGTAAAAGATAATTTGTCATTTTTAACCTTACCTAAAAAACATTTTCAAACTACTATTGATGATGTAAATATTCAATTCTTTGAGTTAGGTACTGTCTTACATCACATTTACTTCACAGGAGCATTAAAATTTTTAGATATATTGTATCCTGATGATAAGATTATTACACCTGACCCTCATTATATTAATTTATGTGAATTTATCTTAGAAAATATACCATTTAATATAGCTAAACTAAAGTATATACAAGCATGTGATGAATACCTTGATAATGGTACTGGGGTAGAACATGTTTCTATATTAATGAACTTAACATTAGAACTCAATTTAAACTTATTAACTTGGGGAGATGGAAATATGGATAATTTTTTATATGTAAAAGATATAGAAACCGAGAGTGATTGCATAAAGGCTTGTAATTCTATTAATGCTTTTAAACAATGGTTAAAGGAGCAAAAATTTTCAAAAATTTCCGAAAAAAATATTAATAGGATAAATGATATGTATGTAAATATACAAATTTTAAATATGAAAGTATAAATATAATAGATAATATACTATAAATAGTAAGTAAAAAAAAATAAAGTGATAAAATGTCAGAGAAATTTTATGTTTTACATTCAAATATGGAAAAAGAATTGTTTCGCCCAAGAATGATTGCTGAAACAATAATTAATGAAACAGGTGTAGATGAAGAATTAGCAAAAAAAATTCAGAATAGAATTACACAAAAAATATATAAATTAAAAAAAGATGGATTGGAAGAAATTAGTACAGCTCAAATTAGAGCCGAAGTATCTGCACATTTACTCCAAGAAAGACAATTTGAAGCTTTAGAAAAAAACCAAGTACTTGGTATGACAGTACATGAATTTGAGGAATTAATGGAGAATGGATGTAATGATAATGCTAATATTGGTTACTCACCAGAGATGATCACTAAATATGCATATGATGCTATAGCAAAACAATATGCTTTACATGATATGCCTGAAGAATGTGCAAAGGCTCATATAGATGGTTTTGTACATCATCATGATTTAGAATTCTTTCATACAAGACCAAATTGCATGAATTACGATCTTCGTTTTTTCGCAAAGAATGGATTAAGAATAGATGGAACAGGAGTTATGGGGTCAGTAGCAAAACCAGCTAAGACTCTTGAAGTATTATTAAATCATCTTTTGCAAGCATTTATGGCAGGAGCTGTAGTATTTTCCGGTGGTCAAGGATATGTTAATTTTAACACACTACTTGCACCATTTGCAAGAGGTAGAACTTATGAGGAAATCAAACAAGCAATCCAAGGTTTTATATTTAATTGTAATATGAGTTTAGTTTGTCGTGGAGGTCAAATATTATTTTCAAGCATTGGAGTCGATTTATCAATACCTGATGTGCTTAAAAATGAACCAGCAATTGGACCTGAAGGTGTGGCAAATGGAGTATATGGTGATTATCAAGAAGAAGCAGATCTTATTTTTAGAGCAATACTTGAAGTAAGTGAAGAAAAAGATGGATCAGGTGCTTATCATCGCTTCCCAAATATATTATTTAATATTCGTAAAGGAGATCTTGATGAGTATACTGGAAATTGTAAATTGCTTCATGAGAAAGGAGCAAACAATCCAACTCTTTATTATGTAAATTGTATGGAAATGGAACGTACTGTAATGGGATGTAGAACTGCTTTACCAGTTAATTATACAGGTGATTATGAAAAAGATAGTATGAACACTGGTAATTTTATGTATAGTACTCTTAATTTACCACTTATAGCATTGGCTGCTAAAGATAAATATGAAGAGATGTCAGAAGATTCTAAAGCTAATACATCGTTAAGACAAGAATTTTATAATTTATTATTCCATTATTGTGATATTATATATGATACACTTATTTATAGAGAAAAATGTGTAATAGATGCTATATATAATAAACATATGTCTGATTTTTTATTACAAAAAGATCAAGAAACTGGAGAACCATTATGGGATATTGATCGTACTACAATTACAATTGGTTATTGTGGATTGTATGAATGCTTGCAAATACTTGGAGATGAAAGTGGAGAAGCAATACTTAATGCAATTAATAGTAAAAAGGATTTATTCCATGAAAAAGATGGATTAAGATGGTCTGTTATTGGTAGTCCAGCTGAATCTGCATCTCATAGATTTGCGGAAATAATAAAAGAAAAATATCCTAATGCACCAATTCAAGGAGTAAAAGGTAGTTATTATTTAACTAACTCTTCTCATATTCCTGTATCACAAGAAACAAATATTGTGGATCATATTAAAAATGCAGCAATTTATCATCCATTATCTCTTGGTGGTAATATATTACATATTTGGCTTGGAGAAGTTTGGAGTGATGGTGAAGCTCTTTGGTCATTAAATAAAAAAATACTTGAAACAGGTGTAATATTTTGGGCGTATAGTAAGGTATTTACTTATTGTCCTGAATGTGGTTTTACAATTAATGATAATCTTAATGTATGTCCTATGTGTGAATCAGAGCATTTATATATATATGACAGAATAACGGGCTATTATTTATGTATTGATACATTTAATAATGGGAAAAAACAAGAATTTAAAGATCGCTATCGACAAAAGATAGCATAATTTTTTTTAATATTCCAAAACATTTATATATGAGTATTGATAAAATAATAATTACAAAAAAAAATAATAAGGTGATATTTATGGTGATAAAAAAATGTGTAACTTGTGGTAAAGAATTTGAAACAAGAACAACTGCTATTACTTGTTCTAAAGAATGTCATAAAAAAAGATTTGATAAATATAGACAATATTGTGCTCCATATGTTAAGTTAGCTAAAAAAGAATATTATCAAAAAAATAGAGAAAAAATAAGGGAACAATATAAACGATATTATCAAAATAATAAAGAAAAAATAAAAGAACATCAAAAACAATATTGTCAAGATAATAAAGAAAAAATAAAACAATATTATCAAGACAATAAAGAAAAAATAAAAGAATATCAAAGACAATATCGTCAAAAAAATAGAGAAAAAATAAATAAACAAAGAAGACAGTATTATCAAGACAATAAAGAAAAAATAAATAAACAAAGAAGACAGTATTATCAAGAAAATAGAGAAAAAATAAATGAACAAAGAAGACAGTATTATCAAGACAATAAAGAAAAACTAAAAGAATATCAAAGACAATATTATCAAAAAAATAAGGAGAAACAATAAGGTGATGTTTTTATGGTGATGAAAAATTGTGTAGTTTGTGGTGAAGAATTTGATGCAAAAGGAAATGCTATTACTTGTTCTAAAAAATGTAGTATAAAAAGAAGACAGCAAAATCGAAAACAATATCGTCAAAATAATAAAGAAAAAGTAAATGAATATCGAAGACAGTATTATCAAAAAAATAAAGAAACAGTAAAAGAATATCAAAGAGAATATCAAAGACAGTATTATCAAGATAATAAAGAAAAAGTAAAAGAATATCAAAGACAATATCGTCAAGATAATAAAGAAAAAATAAATGAACAAAGAAGACAGTATTATCAAGATAATAAAGAAAAAGAAAGAGAACGAAGTAGACAATATCGTCAAAAAAATAAAGAAAAACTAAAAGAACAAAGCAGACGATATCGTCAAGAAAATAGAGAAAAAATAAATAAACAAAGAAGACAGTATTATCAAGATAATAAAGAAAAAGAAAGAGAGCGAAGAAGACAGTATTATCAAAAAAATAAAGAAAAAGTAAAAGAATATTATCAAAATAATAGAGAAAAAATAATAGAATATCAAATAGAATATCAAAAAGAAAAATATGAGCAAGTGTATAAAGAATTATCTAAAAAATATGATATATCTATTGAAGATTTAAAAGTTTATTTGCCACTATTTATTGTTAAAAGAGAACTGGACTGTTTTGATCAGGGTAGTTATTTTTTAGATTTGTTTATACCAGCACATGAAAGAGCTAATGGCAAATGCGAAATTACTGGTAAAAAAACTAAGAATTTAGTTGTTCACCATTTAAATGGTTATAACTGGTGTGTTGAAGGTAGAATGGACTTAGATAATGTTGTTGTTATTTGTGAAGAATTGCATATTGCATTTCATAATAAATATGGTTATGGAGATAATACTGAAGAGCAATTTTGGAAATTTGTTGAAGAATGGGAAAAAGGATTAGTTACTTTAGATGATTTTATGGAAGAGTAATAAGGTGATGTTTTTATGGTGGTAAAGAATTGTGTAATTTGTGGTAAAGAATTTGATGCAAAAGGAAATACTATTACTTGTTCTAAAGAATGTAGTGAAGAAAATAATAAAGAAAAAATGAAAGAACGGAATAGACAATATTGTCAAGATAATAAAGAAAAAATAAAAGAACAGAATAGACAATATTATCAAAAAAATAAAAAATATTTTAAACAATATTATCAAAATAATAAAGAAAAAATAAAAGAACAGAATAGACAATATAAACAAGATAATAAAGAAAAAATAAAAGAACAGAATAGACGATATTATCAAAAAAATAAAGAAAAAATAAAAGAACATCAAAAACAATATTGTCAAGATAATAAAGAAAAAATAAAACAATATTATCAAGACAATAAAGAAAAAATAAAAAAACAAAAAAGACAATATTATCAAAATAATAAAGAAAAAATAATAGAACATCAAAAAGAATATCAAAAAAAAAGATATGAACAAGTGTATAAAGAATTATCTAAAAAATATGATATATCTATTGAAGATTTAAAAAGTTTTGTACCACCATTTCTTGTTCAAAGGGAATTAGAATGTTTTGATCAGGGTAGTTATTTTTTAGATTTATTTATACCAGCACGTGAAAGGGCTAATGGTAAATGTGAAATTACTGGTAAAAAAACTAATAATTTAGTTGTTCATCATTTAAATGGTTATAACTGGTGTGTTGAAGGTAGGATTGATTTGGATAATGTTGTTGTTATTTGTGAAGAATTACATGATGCTTTTCATCAAAAGCATGGTTATGGAGATAATACTGAAGAGCAATTTTGGAAATTTGTGGAAGAATGGAAAGAAGGCATAATTACTTTGGATGATTTTATGGAGGAGTAGTAAATATGAGTATAGATTGGAATACTTATGTATACAGATGTCCAACAAAACATTGTGCATCTTATAAAACAAAAATTAAATATGGGGGTTTTGACCCTGAGGAAAAACGAGCTTGTGTACCTTATCTTATACGGAATGATGGGCATGGTGTATGGTTAAGGGCTTGGTATTTATTTAAAGATAATTTTTTTAGAACAGGTGGTCAATATTTTTTTAGGTGATAAAAATGAAAAATAAAAATGTAAAAGAATTAGTGAATGGTTTTTCAAAATATGATATAGTAAAAAATGGTATTGAAGCTATTATTAAAAAATATGAAATAAAATATTTTAATGATCATGGTTCATATAAAATTGATTTTCATAATTATTTATCTGATGTTGAGATAGCAGTTACTTTTCAAACAAATAATATTCCTTTTGGTGTTATTAGAGATATTAATAATTATTTGGATATAGATTGTTCAAGAATTGTAGTAAGTGCAGGGCATTATATATCTTTAATTTATTCTTTTGAAAAGAATGTATGATAAAAAAAGATTAGTTATTTTAGATGATTTTATGGAGGATTAATAAATGGATTGTCATTATAAATTTTGGCCAGAAATATTACATGATAAAGATTTGTATGGCCGTAAGCAACCAGTTCCTTTTATAATACAAAGAGATGAGCATTCTGCTTGGGATAAGTCTTATTATGATTTTGGGCATTATGGTGGCCCTTCACTTGAAGGTCATTGTAATTTTCATGCTCGTTATTGGATGATGCTTACACCAAAAAAAGTGGAAAAAATCTAAAGTATATATATGATAATTTTCTAAAATATATATATGAAATGTCGGCGATGCAAATATGGATATAAAGTTCCATCAAAATTTTTTTCAAAATTATATTATTGCTCTTATTGTGAGCAGTTACATATTGAAAAAGAATGTTGTCGGCATTATGAAAGACAATTAAAATTTTATACGAGGTTTATTCAATGGATCAATATGAAAATCAACTATTAGAGAAATTACAAAAATATCAAAAACTACAGAAAGAAATTGAAATATGTCAAGAAGAGATTGAAACATTACTTTTAGTTTATAATTTTGATATTGAATCCATTGTTCAAAATTATCCTATTATACAAACATTTTGTTCACCAGGGTCAAGAAAGCCGCATAGAAGAATGAGAGCGTGGTTTTCAAGATAAAAAATTATGGTTAAAGTATTATTATGTTAGAAGAAGAAATTGATCAAATTTTGTTAGAAATTGTAGAAGAATTTTTACAACCTAAAAATAAACAATTATTAGATCATCAAAAATTAGCTTCATCAATATTTTATAGTTTTGCAATTGGTGTTATAAATAATGATGAATATGATAGTGAAAAAATCTCTAATCTCCAATATGTCATTAATTGGTTGCAAGATAATGAACAGCTTTTAGCAGGTTATAATGAGGTAAAAAAATGAATTGTGATGGACATTGTTGTTGTAATGACGATTTGAATGATGATTATGAAATTCAAAGATTGGAAGATATTATTAAAATTTGTGAATTTTTGATTAAACATAGGAAAAATAAAGAAATTAAGAAAGATTTTAGCGATTTATTTGAATCAGATGATAAGGAAGAAGATAAAAAAGAAAGAAATAATTATCGCTATCCTTATTATACTGTTAATCGTTACTATTATCCATTTGATTTTTATTATAAAATGTGGAACGTTCATTAAATACTCCCCTTATTTATTTTTTTATTGTGATTAAGGTGGAAAAGAAGAAGTGTAATATATGTGGTAGAGTTTTACCATTAAATAAATTTAGTAAAAATAAAAATAATAAAGATAATTTGTCTTATTATTGTAGAGATTGTACAAAAGAACAAAAAAATTTATATTTTTATGAAAAAGGTAATGAACATTACGAAGAAACAATTATTAATAAATTAAAGCAATATTCTGATATTAAAATAGAGGGTATTGATTATGATAAAGTTGTTAATACACGTGTAACTATGTATGATATTCCTGGTGTTTTTAATAATTTGTTATATGATTTACCTATTTTTTTACGTAAATATAATTTTACTTTTGAAGAATATAAATTTTTTATTCAACAATGTAAGAAAAATAAATTTTGGATAGAACCAAAAGTTTAAATACTTTGATAAATAGATATTAGAGTGTTTATTATAAAATAAACATATTAAAATTAGGGAGATTGATATAAATGTCTGAATTATTATTTGCTCCAACCAAAAGGTTAATGAAAAATTCCGGAGCTAACAGAATTAGTGAAGATGCAGTTAGATACTTGAATGAATTTTTAGAAACAGAAGGTGTTTCTATTACTCAAAAAGCTAAAAGATTAGCTACTCATGCTGGTAGAGAAACTGTAAAAGTTGAAGATATTAAAATGGCATTAAAATAATTATCCAAAGAATATTTTCACAAAAGTTTGTAATACTGGTTGAAAATACATAAAAAGAGTTCCGAGGCCGCCTACAACGCCTATTGAACCAGCTATTAGTATGTTGATTTTATCAAATTTTTTGGCGTCCTCAACTTCTCTTTTTTTATTTGCTTCAGTAAGTTCTAATCTAAATTGAGCAAACTCTTTTTTTATATCTGATTTTAAAATAGCAATTTCCTGCTCATGCTTCACAACACTATCATGCAATGGTGTAATCTCATTTTTCATAAACTGCATAACTTCATCATGATAGTATTTACGTGTGTGTTCTGTTTCTGTGTTAATACGTGCTATAAGATCGGATTTTAAATTTTCAAGTTCAGCAATTTGGCTTAATATTTGATTTACTTCTTTTTCAATTTCCTCTTCATTATGTTGCTGTTTATATAGTTTATGTTCTAAATGATGTAAGTCATTTCTTAAGGGCGCAATACTTTTTTCTATTTCATTAATAGCAGCATATCTTTGTCCATTTGTTAAGTGCTCTGTTTTATTCTGTAGATCATATATCTTCTCAGACATATCATGTATTTCGTCCTTAATTCTGTCCATACTTACATCTCTTTAATAACTTTTAAGATATTATCTATTTTATCTTCTATACTATTTATTTGATTTTGTTGTGCAGACAATGTTTCAAGTATATCTTGATTTTGTGTAGTAATCATTGTTGTATCTAATTCATCAATTTTATCTGTTACTTCACTTAAATCAACATCACCGATTTGTATATTATCTATTGTATCAGATATAGAAGTTAATTGATTATTAATATTCTCTAAGTTAGTATTGTGTTCTTCTGCTTGATTATCTATTACTTCTGACATTTGTCTTCGTTCATCAATCTGATGTACTTCATCTACTGTTTGTATTTCAATTGTTTCTTCTACCATTTTATCATCCCAATCTATATACACAACCAAATTTTCTAATTTTTGTATTAGTTAATGCGCTTTCATTTTTTGGATAAATACGCATTTGCATTTGTGGTCCTAAAGCCGGCACTGTATCAGTATTTAAGAATACAATATCAGCAATAACTAAACGTAAATCAGCAGGTGTTCTGCAATTTAATTTTTCTGTTCTTAAAACAATACATTTTACAGATGCAGCATCACTATGTATTTTAAACCATGCATGAACTGTTTTATTTGATTGATTATAATTATTCTGTGTTTTACCCCATGCCGGCAATGGAAGCTGTTCAACTGGCTCTGCATTTTTATAGTCAACTGTATCATATAAATCTAAAAATACTTCTCCTTTTAAGATATTATATTCATTCATAACATTACTTTCAGATTCTGTTTCTTTTATATGCTCAAGATAATATTCAACCTCAATCCAATCATATGGTGTTAAATTAACATCAGTATCGATTTTAAATAAAGATCCACGCGCAAAATCATTAACATTAATATGGAACATTATACTGTTTGCATTTTCTGTGCTTTTCCTAAATAAATCACCTCTTTCTTGATTTTCTTTTAGATAATAAAGACTAATTTCATTTGAATCTCTAGCTTTATCTACACTAATTTGTTCTAAATTACTTTCTCTTAAAATTAATGCAGTACCATCTTGTTCATATAAATTTAATGTTCCATTGTGGAATACTGGATCTGAATATTGTATATTATCTCCTGTTCCAGGATAAGGATATGAATATTTTCCAGCTGGATCTCCTAATTTATAAATTGGTAAATATGACATTCTTGGCTCAGTATTATCAGGTTTAACTGATTCATATAATACATATGCAGTTGATACTTGTGTTTTATCTAAAGCAGTCCAATTCCATCTATTTGTATCACCACTATAAATATAAGGAGTATATGGTTTAATATTTTCTCCATTTAAGGATATGTTACCTAATGCTAATATATCTCCTTCATGTAAAGATGGATGTTTTAATACTCCATCTTCTGCTTTTTCTACTACTGTTTTGTTAACACGAAGTCCTATACTATATATAGTACTACCATATAGATCGGATAAATTAATAGTAAAAGGTGTATGTTTACATGATCGAATTGGAATATCAACAGTATATACTTTTCCATATGTTGCATTATTTTCTTCAATCAATCCATTTGGATTTAATGAAACAACTAACTCAAGTGTACCTTGTGGAATATAATAACACTTATCTTCATACATATATTTTGTTTGATCAATTGTTCTGTTAGTATTTATTACAGGTTCTCCATTTTCATATTGTAATATACCAATATCAGATAATTGATCAGCCGGATTAGATGTTGAATTTTCCGGTTCCCCTTCCTCACTTGTTGTAGTAGTTGTTGATGCTACTACCTGTTCAAGATGGTCACGTAAATTTGCAAAAATATCAACAGTTAATGAGGTATAATTATCTGTAATTTCTAATCCATTTTGATATTGAACTCCAATAATACAAGCCTCTGGATCATATGTTGGATCTCCACCATCACTAGCCCATATTCTTTTTGTACTTTCTGTTGTATTAGTAGTTTTATTATATAACGCTTGATAATATGAACCAGTTACCAAATGTACACCACTATATTTATTTGATACATCATTTGTATTATCTTTATAAAGTGTTGTGTTTTTTGTTAAAGAATAAGTAAAATTCTCCATATCATTATTTTCTACATTAATATTACCATATGAATAATTATACCTATCTCCATCCTCATTTGCCAAAGGTGTTGCTACAATTATGTCACCTGTATTTGCCATATCTGTATCATATTTAAGTCTGAAATTATTTTCATCAGGTTCTGTGTCAGCATCATAATTACTATAATCAATAGAAGTTTGATCAAAATCTTCAAGTGTTAAGTTTCCTAATACTTGACTAAAGAAAATACTATTAGGCCATTCTTTTTGTGTATGTTCTACTGTTGTATCATAATTCTTATTATCATAAGCAAAACATATATCCATATTGGACGCTAGATCTTCATCTTCCATCCATAGTCTAGCAAATTCCCATTCGGCAAATTTATTTTTTATATTGTTATTTAATGCTACTGATCTTGTAATTGTATTTGCATTTAATATAGGTGTAGCAAAACAACGTCCATAATCTTCATATGTAATATAATTTTCTTTTTCTGATAATTCAAATTTAATAGCATATTTCCCATTAAATTTAAGTTTAGGAGTTTTTAATGCAGTACCATTAAAAGTAATACGCCATCTAAATTGACTTCCTAAGCCAGGAAAAGTTACAGTATTACTATTATCTTTTGTTTCTACATACGTTCTTCCCCCATTATTCGATACATATGTAAATACATCACAGCCAGGAGGAATCTCATAATTAGGTTTAATTTTACATGATGAAATTTGATGTTGTGTTTCTATTATTCTTGAAACTAATGTTCCTGAACTATAGTGTGTTAATAATGCTCTATTCATTTTAAAAATAATTGCTCTATTTCTTAAACCATTTTTTTGAATATAAATTTTATTAGGATTGTATGAACCATATACATATGAAATACCACCATATTTTGTTGCTTTACTTGTATGATATTCTTCAATATAGATTTTTCCTTCTTTCTTTTTACTATATAGAGCTCCAATGAATACTATACTATATACACCTTTTTTAAGTAATATTCCATCTTGGCCGAAATCAAAGGTTGTTTGTTTTTTCTCAGAAACTTTTACTTTACTATCTTTACTAGCACCTTTTACTTTTATCCAATCTGATTCGTATAAATTTTTGAAAACTGTTTTTTCTGCCTTATCTTTATCTAAAAATTTTTCATATGATGTTCTTGTATTGTTAATTTCAAATATTTTCGGATTTTCAAATAAAACTATTTTAAAGGCTTTAATATTTTCAAAAGCATAAAGGAATGGAGTTATATTATATGCAATACAATCATGATCGACATCAAAACTATACATACAATATTCACAGGTATTGGTTGCATCAATTTTAAAACTTGCTTTAGAAACATTTGCATCTTTGGTTTGTTTTTCTTTAGGAATGTTCATCCAATCTTCCTTTTTCAAACTACTAGTGTCTAATGTTTCAATAGATACTTCACCAATATCTTCATCTACTTTCATATTTTTAGTATAAAATGAATCATTACCTGTGAAAACATTATCCTGTACATTAACTGAAGTTTTTTCTATAGGTTTTTCTGAGATTTTAATTTCAATAGGACCTCTTTTTTCTAGTTTAACATCATCTTGATCAATATAGATAACAGAAGTTAATTTTTTATCATCATATTTTGCAACCATGTAATATTTTCCTTTACTTAATTTATAATTCCATAAATCAATATTGATATTACCGTTTGCATTAGTTCTTTTATTTTTAATTTTTTCTACTATCTTTTTTTCTTCTTGAATTTCTTTAATTTTTTTATCTTTTGCATTTTTACTTTTTACTTCTTTTTTAACAATTTTTATAATATATAAATCAATAGGAATGTTATAGGCTGAAGTATAATATGAAGTTACATCATCTCTTTCAACTCCATCTTCACTTGTTTGTTTTTTGTATATAGTTTTTGTTTCTCTACGTTTAACATTTAGAGTATAATATTGACTATCTTTTGGTTTTTTAGGTTTTTTGGCCGGAATAGATATGTCTGTTGTTGACATTTTTGCCATTCCTTCAACCTTTTTAACCTTTTTTGTTGTAATTTCTTTAATAATTGACCATGCAAAAGTTTCACTATTTGTTCCTCTGAAAACAGCAACATTTTCCCCATTTTCATTTGTTTCATATTGTATATTATATTTATCTTCTGCAGCTACAAATATTTCACCGCCATCTTCTGTTCTAACAACTTCTCCAGCGGTAGCAATTGTTGGGTCAACAGCACAAGTGTATTTGACACGAGATGGAGTATTATTTTTAATTTGATAATCCACCTTTTTTTCAAGTCTACGAATTCTTTCCATTAAATCTCTTTGTCTAGTTTTACCATTTTCATCACTTTGCTCAATTAATGGAATTTTATTATTTGTTGTTGTATCACATTCTACACAGCTTAAAACATTTCCATCGTTTACAGTATTACAATTTGGACATGTCCATGTATCAGCTGAATTAGCATAAGTAGTTATATATGCAACTTTTAATCCTAAATCATTAGTAGGATATTTATCTTCTGTTGCTTGACCAATAAAAGGTACTCCTTCTGTTACATTGAAATGTCCTTCTATATCTAATGTAACTAAATCTATTCTATTATGTCCTTTTGATGGTCCATCAATAACTACATGTGTGTCAATTGGCATTACTTTTTCTCCATTAACTAAACATGTTGCTTTATCAATTGTATATGTGTTACCATTACTAAAAACTTCTTCAAAATATAAATCATAATTAACATCTGAAGATACTGAATATTCACCTGTATCTAATGTTACTTGATCATCAAGCATATTAGATTGCAAATAATCTACACCATTATAAGATGCATATAGTCCTTGATTAAGACTTCCAGATCTATCAAATTTAACAGTAAACATATCAGGAACAATTGTTTCGCTAACATCATTAAAATCTGTAGCACTAATATCTATAGGTCTTAGAACGAAATAATATGTACTAGTAGGTTGATGTTTTAAGTTAAAAATAAATTTAACATCAGCTGGTCCAGTTTCACCAGTCGTAATTGGGAGTTCTGTATGAGCTTCTGCAATAAAATTCATATCAGTATCTCTTATTTCAGCAAAAATTGTTGGTTTAAGATTAGATGTATTGTGCATCTTTAAATTAAAAGATTGTATTTCTGATTTATTTGTTTCAAATTCTTGTCTTAAATATCTGTCATAAAAAGAAATATAATCATTTTCATTCTCAAAATTTTTATTAGATGCATCAATATGATATGGTGTAGGGGTTACTTTTAATGCTTCTTCATCATCATCTAATATACATCCATTCCCAAATAGATCACTTAAGCATTCTACAAAAGCATTATTCACATGGCTTTGTATTAAATTAATATGTTCAGCCTGTGCAAGTTTTGTGGATTCAATTCCTAATACTTGTTTATAGTATGGCATAATATTACCTCTATTCTAATCCAATGATTACAGTATACTTAAGACTAACATTAGAGCTTTTTTCAATTGTTGGTACACTCATATAAGCAAAAAATACATCATTGTTATTTGCAATGTCCTGATTAACAATTCCTATCTCTGATATAGTAACTGGTTCAGATGGATTAAAGTTTGTACTATCAAAAGTAGCTGAAAGTGTAATTGATGTTCCAGTATTGTCTATTTGATTTTCTTCTACAAATTGTACACGAGCATAATCATTTCCATTAGCTTCTGTAAAGCCTTGTCCATTATTAATTGCTGCACTACTGTCTGAAACACCTAGAGCTACATAATTAAAGTTACTTGAATTATCATCGGTTAAAAAACCTAATTTAAGCCAATGTTTTTTACCTTCTTCTGTAATATATTTTTCTAACATACTTTACCTCTTATTTGTTCATATTTATCTTCAGTAATTTTTACCCATTCACCATCTTTTTCGATTAAATATTCAGTTTCATTTGTATCATCATTATGAATTTGTAATATCTGTGTCGCTTTGATCTTGAAGTTCTTCTGCATCATAAGTATCCTCTATTTCAATATCATTTTGATCAGTGTATTGTAAATATCCTAATTCATTTTTTATATCAGAAATATAAGCATTACTATTACTTTGTGTATTATATCTATACAAAGTATAGCATGTTTTGAAATCTAAAATATTATCAACATCTATTGTTGTCGGTGTATTATAATACTGTTGTATATCACTATGTGAGTCAACAGCAAAACTTAATACTTTATTTTCATCATATTGGTATTTTCCATTTTTATCTTGTATTATAAGGTTACCAATATCTAAATTTCTATTATGACAAAATTTATGATAATTATTATCATCAGCTTCTTCATCTATTAGTTTAATCCAATATTTACCTTGTGCAATATTGTCTAAATTAATATCTATACACATTTCGTCTTTTGTTGATGGTGTCATAATAGTATTTGAGAATAAAAGATTATCAGGTTTATTTTGATAATTATCAAATATTTGTACTGTAATCATATCGCTTGGATATCCAATATAACCATCGTAATCTAATCTAATTTGACTTATATCGTTTGTTAATGTTGTAAATGATTGTAATAATTCTTTTTTCAAAGAAGTTGATTGTAAATCCTCTTCTTCAACATTATTAAATATTTGAGATTCTAAATTATTTAATGTATTAACTGATGTTTGTATTGCTCCCCAAATTTCAGCATCATTTTTTTGTATTTTAGCATTAGATAATTGTTTATCGTATTGCTCATCATATAAGTCTATATATTCTGTAATCATTTTTCCATATTTATTTTTATATAATATAACCAATTCTACATCATACAAACGTATATATTCTTGATTATGTAAATATCCGAAATCTAAATAACATACTAAATTTGTATCCAATAATCTATTATCAATATAAAATGGATGATTATTAATTATATTGAAAATATCATATGTAGTAAACAAATAAGTATCATTTTCATTTGCTATATGATAGTCTTGTGTTTTTGTATTTCCATATAATATGTTTTTGTTTTGTTCTTTTTCTGTTGTTAATGATACATGTGTAATTATAATTTCTGATTGTTCTTCTAAATCTGTAAATTGTATTTGTATTGAAATATCTTGCACTTGTTTTATTTTCATAAAATTAAATAAATCAATTTTTTCTTCAAATAAGTCAGGTTCAATTCCTGATATTACATGTTCTTCTGTGTCTGTATTTTTTGTGTTAACATTTATTGTTAGACTTATATGTTTGCTTGATTTATTGATTCCAGCAATTGTTAAATATAAATGATTATATTCATCTGATTGTATATCAAAGTCATCAAATCGAATATATCTTGTTGTTTCTTCGTTATCTGTACTATATTTGATACCTGTATGATTAGCATATTGTAGTTTATCTAATCCTTCCCATTCTGTTTCTCCTTTGTATTGTTGTTCATAATAAATGTTATCTAAGGTTAGGTTCATTACTGGGAGATTATTTACATACAAATCATAACTTTCCTCGTCTGTGTCTAATTCTTCAATGAGATTATTAACATTATCATATAATAAATTTTCAGCATATATCAATAGACTAAAACTTGGTTGTTTAATGCTATCAACAATTGATAATATATCAATTGGAACATCAAAACTATCTTTTAATTGACCATATTCTTCATCTATTTTTATCTCACTTATTGAACTACCATCTTGTATATATACATATATATTTGTATTATTAAAATCACTATATTCTTCAATATTTTTATTATTACAATACGGACAATGATTATGATCATCTAAGAAAATTTTCTCACAAGAAGGACAATAGTAAAAATGCCCATTATTATAATTCTGACCTTTTAAATGTAATTTTAAAGTATCAAATAATTTATATTTATCAATAACATCCTGTACTTTGATTTCTAAATTACAAATGTTTACACGATTTGTATCACTATGTATAGTTATCTTATCAATATTTTCTTTTTCACTACCAGCAATCACATACTTTTGTTCATCTTTATTTGTATGAACAATATTTTTTTTACCACATTTAGGACATACAGGATAATAATCATTGAAAACAACTTGACAATCAAAACAATATGTCCTATTAAAATCAACCTTTGTTTTTTCAACATCCTTTGATAAACAATGAGGACAATAATCATGCCAATCATCTGTAATCCATTCACATTCAGGATTTCTACATATTGTAACAGATTTTTTTTCATCATACTGGGATACTTGATCAGATTGACAATCTGGACAATAATCAAGTAAACCGATATGAGTATGCATACAATGTGAACAAATAGTAATATTAGGTTGTTGTACAAAAATAGTATTTACATAATCATCATACATATTTTGTACTGATTGAGGGTAGTGTATTTTTCTTGCTATATTATTTTCAGGAATATAGTAATCACCATTTTGATAAAGATTTATTCTAACATCATCTAAAAAGTTTTCTTTGTTTGTTTTTGCTTTAATTTTAACACCAATATCTATAATTTCATCTTGGTTGCTAAGATTAAATTTATCATATTTTAAACCAATTGTTGGTGTTTTAACTTCAGTTTCTTTACATTCTTTATCAATATCGATATTATTTTCAATATAAGCATATTTATTATTATTAGTAATATTGTTTAATCCTTTCCACTTATATGTTTTATCAAATTGTACTACTTTACTTACTGATTCTTTTAATGTTTTTATATTGTCTGATATTCTAAATTTAATTTTTTGATCATTAGTATCATATGAATATGAATTGTATTCACTTGGTTGTATTATAATCTCATTATGTATATCAATTATTATATATCCAATATGTACATATGGTTTTTCATTAATACTTGAAAAAATATGAACAATATACTTATTATTAACATTAGGAATATCACACATTTGTATTTGAATATTATATTTTGAAATGTTAGTATAGAAATTTGTACTAAATAATTCTTTATCATCTTGTGTAATTTTAAAACCAATAAATTGCTCTAAATCATCTTCAATACATTTTATTTCATATTTTTTATCATCAATAAAAATAGATGTTGTATCTTTATCTGTATATTCAAAACTATAAATTTCATTTAGCATTAATGCGAAATTATTATTTGAATGATTTTCTTTATAATTGTAGTCTTTTATAATGTCTATATTGGAAATATTTGAATTATGACTATAAAGCATATTTACAATATCATAGCATTCATTAATATATTTTTTTGAATATTGTTGATCAAATACTTCTGCTACAAGCATTGTATTAGTTGCTAATCCTAAGTTATTATATGGTTCTGCTTTATATTGATTAGTATATTCATTTTTCGCTTTTGATAATTCTACTAATTCATATAAGTCCATATTAGTTTTTAATCCAAATTCAAACAAATCATAAATAGCTGCTATACTTTTGTCATGTTTATGATATAACGAGATTAGTCCAAGCTTTTTTAATTTATTAAACAAACTAGCATTTGCTCCAATTTCAAAATCATATAATTGAGCATCAACTTTTAAATCTAAATATAATTTTGTTGAATAATAACATAATGCTTTTGTACCATATGGTTTTGTTTTATCAACAAGTGCTTGTAAATTTTTAATTGGATTCTCTACCTCTAAGATATTGAAATTAGTAGGTATTTTATTATAATCAATAGTTAAATCAAAAACACCATTATCATAATCATCACCAGCCCAAAATTTTTCATCCCAATTATCTTGATTCCATCTCATAGCTCTATCTACTAAGAAACTTATTGTAGGTAATTGACCAGTATAATGAAATACTTCTGAGTTTAATAATCCAAATCTTCGTATAAAACCATCAGGATATATTTCATATCCTTTTGGAGCTAATTTATTATTACCTATGTTTAATAATTCAGGTTCAACATATTTTGAATTATTAGATATATCTCTAATAAGTTTTTTAATATTAGACCCTCTATATGTTTCAATACTTCCATTTTCATAATTTTCAATATCTACTAATCTTAATGATTTATCTGCTCCTCTGTTGAAGAATTTAAAAATATCATTATTACCATCAAGCTCATATCTGAAGTAATGGTTTGTTTTTTCAAAATTGTAAATGGTAATTTCGTGTTCTAATTTTTTTTGATTAAATTCTGTATCAACATTAATAGTTAGTTTTTTATGATATATATGTGCATTACGATTGCTTAACATAAAATTACTTATATAAGTACCAATTTTAGATGGTTGAATCTTGAAACAAATTTTTTCAGTTTGGCAACCACCAATTTGAGGAATACGAATATGTAGAAGATTATTATCTTGTCTTGTGATATTATGAGTGCTACATATTATATCATTATCTAAGAAGCTATCATTTAATCTTATGTATACATGTGTTGTATCTTCAATTGTATTTCTATTGTTGTTTTTTACTTCACATACATAAAATAAAGTATCTCCTAAATCAATATAATCATTATCACAAATTTCAATAATATTGTCGAAATCAGAACAGTCAGTATCTTTTGTTGTTCCTACAGCATGATAAACATTAAAATCTATTTGTTTATTAGGCTCAAGTACATTAACAATATTGGAAAAGGTTTCTTTTTGTCCATCATTATCAATTAAGGTTGCTTCAATTATATGATACCCTAATTGTTGCGGTCTTAATGTTAGGGTTAATTCTTGCTCTTCATTTACATCTACTTGTTTAATTTTCCATATTCCTATATTATTGTTATTAAATTTTGTTTTTAATTTACCTTTTGTTTTTAAATCATATTCTAATTTATAATCATTTGTTTCATGTAAATCATCGTAATTACCAATATCTTTAATAATAAATTTAATATTATCTTGGGATTTTATATAATTTTTGAAACTAATTTTATAATCAATTAATTCATTAACAAAAGGAGTATTGTTATTAACAGATGTTTTTACTTTAATTTTACTAGATGTATCAACTATAATTCTTTTTGTTGTACTATTTTTTTGTTGATCATCTTCAAAAGTATTTTTATCATCAAGTGTTTCTAATTTGAGGTTATAAATACCTTTTTGTGTAGCTTTGTATACTATTTTTAAAATATGTTTTTGTGTAACATATGATTGTTGTAATTCTGAATATTTTTTCCCCCATAAAGTTGGGAAAGTTATTATTCTTTTATATGGGTCAAAGATAGGTTCTTGTGGTAATCTTTCTTCATTTGGTGGTTGATAAAGTGCATATTTAACTTGTGATCCTTTATAGTCAAAGTTTTGAACTTTAAAAGATGATGGTTCTTTTAGTTGGAATTTTATATCTGTACCATCTACCATTGATTGATTTTCAATAATATATTGCACTTCAATTGTATCATTATCAGGAATAGATAAATCATCATCATTAACATCTATTGATAATTTTACATTAGGTACATCTTTAAAAATAATATTAGCAGGCTTCCAATCCTTAGTTTCATATTTTTCATTATAACCTAACAAATTTAATTTAAAAACACAATCTTGTTCCATATCAGACTGAACTATAAATTGAATTTTCTTACTTTCATCTGCTTTTATTTCATTAATAACACAGAATTTTTTATCAATACCTGTTAATAATTCAGCTTGATTATCAACACCAATAATTATTTCAGAACTATCAGAATAATAAGTTTGACCTTCTTCTTCAATATAATTTGATCCAATAACCTCTATTTCACATAATACATTTTTTAAATTTACTTTACTATCAATTGTATATGTAACATATCTTGCTTCACTTACAGGAATACGTTTATCCTCTCCATAAATAGTAATATTATCGGCAAGATTATCAGGAAGAGGTTCATATGTAATTGGGAACTGTAAATCATCTCCCTCTGACACTATAAATGAATTATATCTAATATCAGAACCATCTTCAAGTCTTAATTTAAAATAATCCATTGGTAATTTATCATAAGTTACATAAATATCAATATTTTTTACTTCATCTTTTTTTCTACTTTCTTGATGTGTTACAGTTATATGATATTCTCCAGGATTTAAAGTAGGATATGCTCCATTTTTATTACTAATAATTGCAATATCTTTACCAATAATATTTTTAAATTCCCATTTTCCTTCGCCTAAATATTTAATATTATTGTAATCGTAATTACTTTCATCATTACTAACACGCCATATATTTTCTGTAATCCAATTTTGTGTATCAATAATAACATTTTCTTGACGATTAGAATCACATATTCTATGAATATCTACCCTTAAACGTTTTTTCAATGAATCTTTTCCATTATATATATATGGAGCATTATCTCCATCAATTGAAACATTCCATTCAAAACTATCTTCAATTTTTTTTACTTCAAAACTACATTCTTTACTCTTATTAATTGAATCAGCATACTGATTAATATTAGCTATTATTTTTTTACTTCCAACATTACTGCAGCTACATACCAATTGTATATATGTTTTATATCCTTCAAAGCTTGGTATATTCCATGTATTAGTTGAATAATCATAATCACCATTATAAGGCTTAGCTTCAATAACAGTAATATCATCAGGTATAGTAAATTTACAAGTAGTATTTTTATTATATTTATTACTATTTCTAATGGAACAAAAATAAGAAAATTCTACATGTTCTGAGTTACAAGTAATAGTAGGATTATATCGATCTGGCTCTCTTGCAGAAATATAAGCACTATTAACTCTATAATTAGGAACTGTTTCAACTTGTTTTACATATGGTGTATAATCTACTTTCATACGTAAAAATTGCATAACAATACGGCAATGATTATGTGAGGTATTTTTTGCAGGGGCAAATTTTATTTTTACATCTTTTAATTTTTTGGCAGTTAAATTATATTTTTCAGGAATCTTAAAAGTTTGTGAATGTAAAGTAGATAATTCAGCAGAATTTACATTCATTTTTTCTTCATTTGTTTTGTTATTATTGTAACGTACTGCGTCAGGCTTAGATCCTTTACCACTTGCAATAACTTTTCCATCATAAATAATAGATATAGTTGGTTTATCAAAATCTCCATAACAAGCATTAGTACCACATGAGTAACTTATTTGCTCCCATTTGTATTGTACTATGATACTATTAATTTTATCATCACTAGATAATTCATCAATATCCCAAGAGATGGCATATATTGGTTCAGGCTTATAATAAGATCCAGTGATACTTGTAACACTATCGTAATAATTACGTAAATAATTTCCAACATATGTTGGATTTTTAACTCCCCAATATGCTAAAGATTGATTTGAAGAGCATAAAAAACTAGGATTTGTAATTTTCTGAGTATTATGTTCAATAGATTGCCCAGTACTTGTTTGAATTTTTTTAGGATAAATATATATCTTATCTGCCATTTAATATGCCTCATATTGTATAAATATTATAGGCATATCTATTTTCTAATATATTTAAATCGGTTTTGGTATTTTTCTAATTACAAATGTTCGCTCATAATCACGATATAAGTCTTGAATAATATTTCCACTGTCATCATACATATTGCCTGTAACAATTTTGAAAGTATATTGGTCATGCTCTTGCCATTCATCCCATTCGGCGTGCACAAAACTAATATCTGATGCAACTGGATTATAAATATTCTTTTTGATAATTAATTTATCATTACGATATACTTCTATTCTAAATTTACTATGATTTTTTGTTTCAATAACTGATAATGCACAATCATCACTTTCTACTTCAATTGTGTCATTTAATGGTAATGCTTGTGTAAATCCATCTTTAAATATTTTTAAATCGATAGGAACATAATCTTGTAAATTTTTTAAATTATCAACTTTTATATTAAAATATACAAAAGCTAATGAGCTATAATTTTTTCTATAATATGATATTTTAATTGTTTGTGTTCCTATTTGAAGATCATCTTGCCGTAGGTAAAAATCACCCCACCCATTATCTATCAAAGTGCTTTGATTTAATTCATCGTTAATAGATAATTCATAATATCCTTCTGTTTGTATTCCATTATTTTGATTGATAGATTGTACTTCTATTTTTAGTGGGAAGTCATGTACATCATCGATAACATATTCTGTAATTTCTTCAACATTATATTCAGTATCATTTATTTTTATTTTATTTATACTAATCTCTTCATCATACATATATAATTTTTTAAATACAATTATAGGTTCATCTAAGCATTTAGAAGTATAATATAATCTTATAAAATATTCATCAGTATCATTATCTTGTTTTAAAGAGGTTAAATCAACATTATTAAAAACCATAGAGCCAGTTACTGGAACAAAACTTCGTGTTACACGCAATCCTTTATTATCAATACTTTTATCTTTTTGTGTTAAAATACTTACCTCAACTTCTCCCTCTTTTATAAAATTATCATTTTCATCAACAAAATCGAAAGAGAAGATATTATTTGGGCCATATACTCCTGTAATTTTTCTATTACTATCACAGTATAAAGAATAATCATTAATATAAAAATTAATATCTTCATTACCAGGAAAAATTAAATCACTAGTTTCTTCAATATAATCAATTGCTCCATCATCTGAATCCGTTACATATATAAGATCACTTGTATATTTATCATAATAAACATATTTTTCATCTTTTGATACAATATTTATATTACTGTGTGGTGTACTAAATTCTTTAATACTTGGTTCATAAGTTTTATTATCAGGATTAATAGATACTTTTGTACATGGCTTATTATCTAATGGTCTAAAAATTTTCTGATTTTGCTCTGTAACATTTAATCCAATATCAGTATATTTAAGTGTTGGAGAATATTGCTCTAATTTCTTTAGTTCTAAATAGTGGAAATAAATAGAATTTGGATAATCACTATTTTCATCATATTTTTGTGGACCAAAAATTTTTATTATATTTTTATCACCAGCAATAAAAGGTACTTCATGATAAATCCATTGATCTCGTAATTGCTTGTCTTTAAAAAGAAATCCTTCATCAATTTTATGACTAACATTATCTACTTCAACATCAATATATCCTTCCTCATTTTTAATATTAGTTTGAGAAGGAATATAGATATAGTATAATAAACTGTAATAAGAATCTTTTTCTAATGAAATTTCTCTATAACAATAATGAGGGTTATTATCATTATTAACTGGAGTATAAATATAATAATTTTTGCATTTATGTTTTTTCCATCTACACATCTGTGTATTTTTATTGTATTGTATTAAATTATCAAAATCAACAGGTATAGTTTGACCATGCTCAACAAGCATGCTATAAGTATCATCATAAGGATTTCCTAAGTTAATAATACGATAATTTTTTTTACTCCCAAATTTATCATCTAATAGATTAATATTAGTTCCTTCAAATACATTAAGAGTTTTACAATCATTATTTAGAATAGTCATATCTTTTGGTTCAAAACCAAAGTAATGCTGATGGTATTCTCTTGATGTTGGTAAGTATTCATAATTAATAAAAACATTAGTAGGAGTATTTAAGTCATTAAAAGGAATTCTTGCTTGCCAAAAAGGATTTTTATTATTTGTTATGTTCCATTCTGGGCTTGGGTTTTCAATATTAGGCACTTGCCAATTTTGATAAGTTCTATATCTACTAGACAATGGGAAAAATCCCTGTCCAGTTTTATTAATATTTGGATTAACATTGGTATAATTTTTATAATTAGGGTTATGCACATTATTTATACTATTTGAATCGGTGGATTGAATAATTAATCTACCACTTTCGTCAAATTCTTGTTCGTAATATTCTGACTCAATTATTGCATCTTGCATTAGTGTTTCAAAATCATACTCTGATACAAGGTCATCTAACATTTCGTAAATATATAAATCAGATGGAAAAAAATGTACATATATTAAAAATTCATTATTTAAAATATTAGGAATATAACAATAGTAATCTTTTTCAATTTGTTGGTGATCAATAAAATCATCGGTTGGTGATAAGCTAAAACGAATGGTTTCATCATCTCTTACCATCCATTTGTCGCCATTTATTTTTAAAACAACATATTTATATAATGAATGTTTATTTTTATTTATTACTTTTATTTCTTTTGTTTTATGAGTATACAATTTTATTTCATCAATATCCATTATTACTCACCTTGATCTAATGTAATTGTGTCTTGTACTTCATCATATCCAACAAATAAAGTAGTAAAATGATAATTTTTACTATTGTTATACAAAGTTTCAATCTCATTATTGGTACAATTATGTTGAGGGAATACAGATTCAAAAGCTTCTATAATTCCTTCATCATTATTGATTTCTTTAAAAGCATCTAAGACTTCATGTTGTGGACAAATATGATATTCTAAAATATTATATTGTTGCCATTCAATATCACTCATATCAGATGGTTTATTAATTAAATATTCTCCAGTTATATCTGTAATATTTACATAAGTAATATAATCATTTTCATCTTTAATTAATTTAGTAATAACTAAAATATTTTGTTCTAAACTTGAATATTCAACCTCTTCTCTTACTATTATTTGCCCATTATTTTCTTCTTGAATATATTTGATATTTCTATCATATATAACTTTATTTTCAATACAATCACTTGTTTGATTATTAATAACACAAACTGGAGATACATTTGTTGTTTTAAAATTAATTACTTTATTAGGATCGTTATAATATTCATTATCTTTATATTCAATTTTTACAGTCCAATCATCAGCTGTATATAATCCACCAGTTCCTTTTAATTTTAATTTTTTATCATTTATATCGTCTAATGTACTACCCCATTCGAAAGAAATATCTTGTACTTCTGTTGTAATATTAAAATTATTTGTATCAATATTTTCTAAATTTTTTCCTTCTTTATTTGTAATATCAAAAAATAAATCTGTTACTGTACTTGTAAGAACTGGCTCTTCATTTAGTAATTCTATGTTTAAATCTCCTTTAATTACTGTAAATTCTAATGGAGTAAAGACAGTATGATAATCATCATTCATAATTTTTATATTAATAGTATGAACACCAGGTTTTAATGGAGGAATATTTTTTATTATTCTCTTATTTAAATTTGATAATGTATATTGACCAATTAATTGTTCATTATCTATATAAACATTAATAGGTATAAACTCATCATTTAAATCATCCTTTTGGATAATATAATTAATATTTTGAGGATATGCAATTGAGTCTGTCTGTAATCTCAGTGATATTTGAGGTTCATCAATTACTTTAATTGGAACAGTATTACTATATGTTGTCGCACAATGCCTAACTATTATAGTATTATCAACTATGTCTATATAATCTCCTGCTTTTATATATCCATATATATTATAATTTCCAGTATAATTAAAATTAATAGGATCTTTTAATCTGCCAATTATTCTGCCATCAAGTTCTTCCTCGATTGCTCCTTCATATGTTGCTTTAAGTTGAGGAATATAAAAGTAGCATTTTTCATGTTTTAAAACATTCACATATTCATCATCGTCTGATGTTCCTGTAACAACTAATTCTATATCACCTTTTTCTATTTTTTTATTTGTATATACTCCTTTTATATTATTTAGTGTTAATGCTATTGGAGTTGGAGATGGTTCAATTTTAATGAAAAAACTTTCTGACTGGTTAGATTTTAAATATATTCCATCTTTAATATATCTTTCAGTATCTTCTGATATTCTGTTATTGCTTTGTATTTGTTCTCCTTCAGGTAAATCATTTTCAACAACAGGTAATGTATATGTTTCATTATTAATGGTTACTTCTTTATTCTTTATTTTTGCATAAATTTCATAAAAACCCTCAGGCAAATGTTCAATCAAACACTCAAAATAAGTATATTTTTTTCCTTCAATAGTTTGTTCTTTTGTATCAACATTATTATAAACATTAGTAAAGCTTTTTTCTTCATAATTATCATTTTGATATACTTTTTCTTTTCCAGTAACCACAAAACTAACATCTGCATCTGAAACAAAAAAATCTTCATCTATTGTAACTTCACATTGGCATAATAAGGCATCAGATGTTTGTGCAATAAATAAACCTGTTTCTTCAATCTTTAATCGCTCATATGTATTTTCACTTTTTTGAATTTGTGGTATATTAATATTAATTTGATTATTTCTTCTAATAGCTATTGCTGTAAAATCATCATGTGTTCCATAATATTTCCATTTTACACCATATTTTTCATTATCATAATTATATGATGCTCTAATTAATTCAATATTATGAAAGAGATCATTAGTTCCTAATTGAATTGGAGAATATCTAATACTAGCTTTTCCATCAATTAAATATTTAGGATTACCTATAATTTTCTCTTCTCTATTGTTCCATTCATGATAATTCATAAAAGTAACTAAACCATAATCAATATCTTCGTTTGTGTATACATCGGTAACATTAACATTCATGTCTATTGTATCTGATTCATTAACTAAATATGGAGAATATTCTTGAAATTTTATATTAACAGGACGTGGCTCTAATATAATATATTCTGATACTTCATCAGCAACATGATATGGCTCTCCATAATATTCAGCATATATTTGACCATTATTATGAGGAATAAAACTAACTGCAGCATATCCATTTACATCAATAGGTACTGGTATTTTGTTAATTACTTTCTTATCAAAAGGAGCATTTTCATCAGCAAAATAAAAAGTAACATTACCCCAGCTTATTGTTTTTTCTTCATTATTAATATTTTGTGTGCAATTTACTTCAATTTTTACAGTATCATTATAATATATTTTATTACTAACAGGATTATCATTGTCTAATATATGCATATTTATATTTATTTTTGTCATTGTAGTTGTAATATCTTGTGTATTACTTGATTTTTTATAATGACAATTGCTATTGTATGTTGCTTTTGTATTAAATATTTTTTCTGTCATAGTATCAGTTTATACGTGGAATGAAGAAAGTATTATTAACTCCAGTAACATATTCTCCTTTTTTATTGACTGATCTAATTTTAAACTCAGTGTCTGTAATTTTAGTATCTATATGGCCTATAAGGTTACCTATAATATGTGGATAGGCAATAGGTAATTTAGAAAATTTTGCGATTGTGTAAAATTGATATTGGTCCATTGGTAAGAAATATTTATCATTTGATTGTAGCCATTTGAAATGATATCCGAAAGTATTTTCAAAAATTGTAAAACTATCAACATTATCTCCTTTTCTATTAACCAAATCAGGCCTTTCTTTATAAGGTAAATGTTTTACACACCAATCATTTCGTATAAAATTATCTTCGTCATCAATAAAACCATATCTAATAAATTGTCTACCATCAATGACAAAATTATCATCATATTGTGATGTAGCATATAAAGTTTGTACAATACGATTGCCTTGTTTTTCAACTCGAATAAGTCCATTTTTATAATAAATAACATTATCAGGTGCACAACTAATTGCAGCAGTATTTCCTATATATTTATAATATCCTGGTTCAATTAATTCATCTATTAATAATGTTGTTTCAGCAGGATTTGCAAAAATATTAAAAGTTAAATTATCGTGAGTATGATCTTTTAAAGAATAAAGATTGTTAGCATTATCTTCGGTTAAGTAATGATTAAGATTATCTTTTGTGGCATAAGTAATTGAAGCATCATTTTTTGTTAAATATGTACTTTTAATTGTTTCTTTGGGTAAATAATCACTATTAAGTTTACTATTAATTTCTGTATTAATCGCACCTTTTTCATTTGTTATATATTCTACAATAGCTTTAGTTGATGCTGGAGCTATAGATTCCTTATTTGCTTCTTCTATTTTTGATAAAAAATCATTTTTAACATATGTAAATTCTTTAATTACATCTTTTAAATTAACAACTTTTAACTCTTCATTTGTCATTATTTATTCACCCATTATATGTATTACTATCTCCATTAGGACCATAAAACCACATTAAAGATCCAACAAGATTAAAGCTTGTGATTGTTCTATCTGATTTAATATTAAAAACACCATTACTTGAAACTCCTATGTGTACACCTGGGGTATTTGTTCCCCCCCAAATATGTGCTACTGGATGAATACGATAAAACCAGTCACTAACTGCTGGTCTATCAGGTGTACTATATTCTTTGTCTTTTTTTAGTCTAGGACAATTTGGTTCATTGTAATAAAAGTATACTAATTGTAAAATAGGGTTGACCCATACAGTTGAATAATCTGGTACAGAACCCCATGGAGGATTTGTACTTTTGCTTCTTTTTATCCACATACCGGTACTTCTTAAAAAAGATTGATCTTTTCCTGTCATTAGTCCATCTGAAACAGAATGATAATTTATTTCAAAACCATTCTGTGTTTTTTCTAAACTAATACTATCTCCTTGTGCTATTTGATTTAAATTACATTTTTTATCTAAATTAACGTTTATATTATTTATACCAGTATTTATTTCATTTACTTTATCATATACAGCTTTACTTTTAACTAAATAATCTGAATCAGGAGTACGATTAGTAATTTGATCTGTTTCACCTGTATGTAAAGTCTTATAATCATTTTTATGCCATTTAGTAAAATATTCTTTAATGTTTACCCATGTATCTGAAATTGACATGTTTAACCCTCGTTAAAATAAATTAATTATAATTTTTGGGTTCTAAAATATAAAAAAAAAGATAAGTTAGATGAATCAAGCAGCTATCATCAAACTTATAATACATATTTGTTACAATATATCTTTTAATATATTATGATATTTAAATTTTACTGTGCCCAACCATCATCATCTAAAGTTTCAGGGTCGGCTATATCTAATTTGTTTCTTTTTTTGTTGATAATTAATTGTTTATCAAGGATATCATCATCAAATCCTTTTACTTCTACTTCTTTATCAACATTTTTTTGCATTCTGTTCATTTTCCAAGCATGATATTTATTTAAAATTTTCATTATATCTACTTCCTTTCAATAACCATAATAGATTTTTGACTAATTCCACCAATATAACTTCTAAAAGTACTTGGTGCTCTATTTTCTACATATCCACAATAACATGGGCCGCAATAACTTCCTAATGAATTTTGAACTTTAATATTGGAATCCGAAACACCATTAACAGTTTCGTAATGACCCCATTGGTTACGATAGAGGTTGTGCACTACACAATCTTTATTATCAGATTCAATAATCTTTTTAATTCCACCCCAGCCTAAGTCAGAGAAGTTTTTCCATTCAACTTCTAGATCAAAATCATAAGTTCTGTTAAACCAAGCAACTGTAGTGTCTAATCCTGAATGTGGAGTTCCTGATGTAGTTGTTCCTGCAACTGATGCTAATGTTGATTGTTTTACAACAATACCAGTTAAGTTTCTGAATACTTCTTGTAAACTGTGTACTCCGCAATAATATCCTGTGTTTTGTCCCATTTGGTCGCAACCATGCTGTGTAGCGTGACCATATTTTTTCTTTTTGCTTGCAGTTTTAGGTGCTATAACATTTTTGTATAAACATTGTTTTGGTAATGTTTTTTTATGTTTATAATACCATACAACTATTCTTGCAAATGCATATATATAATCAACTACTCCAACTTTAGTTTTTGATTTAACTGTTTTTACAGTACTTGGGCATTGTTTATGTTCTTTAATATATGCTTCTACACGTTTAGCTTGGTCTAAGAAATCATCTTTAGCAATATTTTCATTAATTTTTTCTCCAGTAATATTGGATGGTTTTTTAATATTAATTAATGTAAATTTTTCATTTAAATGATTTATACCATGTGCAAGTATATACGCGCATTCTTCATATGAATATGTTTGTTTATTTATTGTAATTTTAGATGGAAGTTTTTTATCTTTCTTAATAGTTTTTTTTAAAACTTTTGCGATAAAATAAACTTCTTTTTTAGTTATTTGAGTCATTTAATTCTCACCTATGTGTCCTATCTATTATAAAGTATATAAAAAAAATATTATAATGGTTTAACTATTAAATTACGAATTGTTGGTAAGCCAATACTGTTTCCATTATTACATGTAGCACCAATACTTAATTTATCATATGTATCTAATAAATCACAATTAGTAAAAGTAACAGTACCATTATTAGCTGTATCACCTGTTTTAGTAACAACAAGGGTAGTTGGTGAAGTTTTTTTAATATTAATATGTACATATGGTACAGAGGGATTATTCCAAATACTAGTATGTAATACTGTTAAACAATCATTATTATCTCTCTGAACATTACTACCTAATCCTGCCTGAGTAGTAACTACACATCCTTCCCATCCACCGGTTAGTACAGTATTGGGTAATGCCATTAGTGTTCTGAACCATACATATCGTAGGTTACTCCATTTAACATCGTAATCGCATTCCCATAATCCTTCGTTGCTCCATCCATCAGTCAAGCAAGCATCTATAAGAGTAATTTCTCCATTAGCTTGTGTTACTCTATATCCATTTCCTAATCGTGTTGTTGGAGCAGGATTTTCTGATGTAAAAGATGGATTATAAAGTATTGGATTGTAAGTAATTGTATCTTCTAAATTATTTACTGTACTAACAAAAGTTGTTGATTCATTTATTTCATAATTTAAATGAGCTTCACCATTATTATCGGTTATTACACTCCCAATTAATTTTCTAGCCATTTTTTCACCTAAGCAGTTCTTTTTCATAAATAATCATAGAATTTAATATCTATAAACTATCTGCCCCCACAAACCACCTAATGTTGTATTACTATTATTCAATGTACCAATTTGTATTTGCCCTTGTGAGGTTGCATTGATAACCCAATAGACACCATAATTGTTTCTTATTGTAGCTACATCTTGTCTTGGTCTATATGGTGAGTCTATAGTCCACCAATGACCAATAGGTCCAATTGCAGCAGACTGAGCATAATGTAGATTTAATTCTGCTAATCCTTCACCATTTTTTACGATATATAAATTGAGATATCAAATTTGATGTAACACGACTTGAATCTGTGGTTCTGAATAATACATGACCATTTGAACCTAATCTAATTAATACATTATCATTACCATTACTTCTTTGATAAATATCTACTTCTGGTGCTTCTACTGAAGATAATATACTTCCTAAATCTTGATAATTAGGTGTTACACTATAATTTGTATTTTTAACAATAACTATTTGATAATATGTTTCAAATTCATATTTATTAATATACTGATTACTTGATGTTCTACAACCTTTTACATTAATTTGTACTTTGTTACTGTTTGCTGAAAAGGTACATAATCCCCATTCTGATGCTGTCCAAGTTGCAGTAATTTTCCCATTACTATCAGTGTTAACTGATACGCTTTTTGTTGTTTTACCACTGATATTGGTACTGCCTTTTTTTGTGAAATATCCTTTGTCACATGTTAATGTTACACTTTTGTTTGTTACTGGTTGATTATTAAAATCTAATAATGTAACTGTAATAACATTATCAGTTGAGTCTATACTTACATTATAGTTACTTGCTTCAATTTTTGTTTGATATATATCACTTAAAGTAATATATCCACTGTGTGTATGTGTACTACTAGCATATTCATTATGTGTATGGTTAGATGCTGCTCTACTTGTGTCGGTTGGGTGTATATGGTCAGCTTTTGCATAAGTTGTAGCAGAGCCAGCACTCTGTGTTCCGTCCATTTTAATATTACTTGCTGTTGTATTAGCGGATGGAATTGTAGGTTTATTTATTAAATTATCATAAGATGCTTTATGTACGTGGTCTGCTCTTGCATAATAACCATTGTCTGTTCCTGCAGCACTTGATGTTCCAATATCTTGTGGTGCGCCACCCGCTTGAACATGTCCTTTTTGTGAAGAATTTCCGGTAATATTATAATGTGCTGTAATTAATCCTTTTATTGTGTTAGCAAAATCAATTACTTGTTGTGTTCTTTTGTTTGTCATAATATTACCTTCTATTTATTTTTTTATTCTGAATTTGCACCTTGTAATTCATTTGTAATATCTGTTAGACATGCTTCAATTTTATCCTCAACATCTGATTCTGTTAAAATAGTATGTCTAATGTGTGAATTCCAATTATTAATTTCTGTTGTGGTAATACTACTAGCAGGGCTACCATGATAATCATCTGCATAACCTAATGATGTTACAATATCTTCATCTAATTCTGTTGTACCAATTCCACCTGCTTTAACAGAGAATACTCCATTTGCATTTAATTCAAGTGTAGTTCCATCAGCATCGTATGTTGTATCTTCTACTAAATCTTTTACATTAATATAAATGTGTTCTGGGGTTTCAGAAGCATCTTCAGTATTGACAACAAAATCAATATATTTATCTCCTGTGGTATAACCTTGTCCTAATGTTGATAAATCAGCAGCTGTTGCAGTTTTTACTTCACCAGATCTTACTAAGAAGTCTTTAGGGATATTAATTTTTACTCCTGCTTGAGTTTTTGAAGAGGAAGTACCTTGTTTAATAACGTAAGTTGCTGCGTAACCGGTTTCTGCGGTTGTTTGTTTTTCTACTGAAACTTCTCCACCAATGTCAGATAAAGATTGATGTGATGTTAAAAATGCATTATCTCCATCACCATCATTAGTTAAATCTGATGTTGCAGTAGGTATTTCTGTTTTATCAGCTTTATCATCTAAACTATCTTTTACTAGTTTTTCAGATGGATAATTATCGTTTGATACTGTTGAACTCCAAGAGCTAACTTTGTTAGATGTATTTTCTTTTGTATTTAATGCTGTGGATACTGTTGCATTTTGTACTGCATTAGTTGAACTTGTACTTAATGAAGAATCAACTGGTGCATGTGATGTTAAAAATGCATTATCTCCATCACCATCATTAGTTAAATCTGATGTTTTGGTTGGAACGTCAGATGCATCTAATTTGTTATCTAAACTATTTTTTACTAATTTTTCAGATGGATATTTTTCATCTGATACTGTTGCACTCCAAGAGGTTACTTTATTACTTTTTTCTTCGAACTTTGCTTTTAACGCATTAATAAATGCTCTTACTTTTGATTGATCTAAAGCCATAATATCATCCTTTAAATTAAATCTAATTCATTTTTTAACGTAGATAAAAGTTTATCTAAATTATTTTGGTCTGCTTCCTCAAAATCTTCAACATCATCTGTCATATGACTATGTTTAGATGGAGGAAAACTTTCAGGTACATCAACTAAATCATTATATGATCCTGTAAAAGCTACAGTAGCCAATGTACTTCTAAATGTATCTATTTCTTCTTTAACAAGATTTATAACTAAATCTTCATCAATATTGCCTAAGTAAATAACATCTTTTAACGTACCATCGCTATAAAATTTTAATTGATAATTTTCATATACAATATCGTCAATTTTTTCATTTACTTGAGCAAAAATCTCAGAAATAACATTACATTTTTCTTCAGCTTTTTGATAGTGATTAGTTAATGCAACTGAAATTGTATTAGTTTTAATATGATCTTCAGAGAATATATATAAACGAAAATATCCACCTGAAGCTATCCTTGTTGGCACTAAACAAGTTAATAACTCAGCATATTCTCCAAGTTTTACCGTTTCAATATATCCAAGATCATTAATAAAAGTTGCGTTTAATTCTCTCCCTGACCAAAGTTCTTTTTTGGGGAAAAATTTACATTTATAATAACCAGTATTTTGATCTACAACACTAGGAGAACTATTTCGTTTTAATATGTCATGACCAACTGAAAATTCTAAAATCATTATAATCACTATTGAAATAAAATTTAGAATCTAATAGTTATAAATATCCAGTATCATAAGTTGCGGCATCATAAATATCATCAGAAGCAAAGTATACTATAAATCTACGAACTGATGTAATTGGTTGTTGAAAATGGAATAAATATTTTCCTAATTCATCAATACTATTACTTGTTGTAGTTGTATAAGATTGAGCTGTATTTGTAGCTATAAATACTCTTATTACTACTTCCTTATCTGCTAAGAAAACATTATTATAATCATCTTTTAAAAATCCAGTAACTTGAGTATAGGAGCTACCTCCATCAGTATTAAAAGATATACTTGTTGGTATTTTACTAATTGCAATTGTTCTTTGTATTGTAGCTTCGTCATATATAGTATCGCCTTCAAAGACAAGAGTAAGTGTAATATTACCGCTTGGTAATGCTTGGTTAGCATATGTGAAAGTACCATCTGTATTTGTAGTAACAATATCTGTTTGATTGTTATATTTAATTTTAATTGTTTTGTTTGCTAATCCACTTCCATTACTTGATAATTTTCCATTAATATATGCTCTCTCACTATATATTATGCTTTGAGAATAATCAGTTATTTCAAACTCTGTATCCTCTAATATTTTATAAAAATTAACTGTTTTATTTTTTACTTTATTTCTATATTGGTCATATACTGTAGCAATTAACTCTGAGCTTTCATATGATAATTCTATATCACTAATAATATGATCTTCATTTTCCTCTACTATACCTTGTATTTGTATGGAGTTTGATGTATACATTGTAGTATCTTCACTTACAGCTTCAGCAATATATTCATTAGGATCTGTTACAGTAAAAGATACTTTACCATTTGTACCAGTTGTTCCTTCTGCATAAAATTTCCCATTCTTTTTTAATATTATTTGAGCATTAGCAATAGGATAATTACAATCTTCTTGCATATATGTTGCTGTAAGAGTAGCAGATGAACTTATATCATCAATTAAATAAGAGTCTGTGGTTAAATTTAAAGAAGTATTATTATTAGGTAAAACTTTATATAATAATGTTTTAAAAGAAGAATTATATAAATCATTACCATTAAAAGTAAAGGTTGCGGTATATATGCCAGGTTTATTAGGCATATTCATATTTGTTATACCAATAAAATTTTCATAAGAAGATGAAGCTTCCCCATTATTTAATATAACTGGTATTGAATCAATACTCTCAAAAACTAAATTAGTATTACCATTATAAACATTACTTATATCACATTCGTTATCTTCAGTATGAGTTCCTTCGATATCTATTCTTGCATTTATATCGTTTTTTAATACTTTAATAGTGTCCGATTCTCGTCCTTCATCACTTATAATGTTAATATTAATATCTCCAGTAACTAAAAAATCACAATTAAGTGTAAATACATTATTATTTTTTATACAATTATTAAAAGTAATACCATTTCCCTCGATTGTAATATCTTCAATATCTGGGTCAACACATTCTATTTCTATTGTTTTATTATATCCAGCATTAATTTCTGTTGTTAAAAGAGTAAATACATCACTATAATAAGATAAAGTAAAATCATCTCTTTCTTCATATCCATTGAAATTTACTATTAATGTATTATTACCATGAGTTATTTCATTTGTTACAATCAAAATAATTGCTCTTAGTATATAATCACTATGTAATTCAACATCAATAAAAACATTAGGGTCGGTAAGTGGTATATCTTTATTATGGTTTTTTATTGTTACAAAATCTTCTATATTTTTATTACTTAAACCACCATCTTCTGTATTTATTATAATTCTATATATAATAACCTTTTTAGAATCATATGCTATTTGATTTATTGTAAAAGGTTCATATAATTGATATGAATAAGATACTATTTCTGTTAATCCATTTGTATTTGCCTGCATATTTAATTCGTGTGTTCCAGCATCTTTTATATTTTTAATATTAGTGATTAATCCATATTCATTTGTTGCTACCTCTTCATCATTTACTATAACACCATCATTACTTTTTTTAGCTTCACCATAAGGTTTATAATATATATTTGGAGTATTAGGCAAATAATATCTTTGTTGAACAGGTATATCAAAATTAGATTTTATTATAATATTTTTCCTTGCTTCAGTTATTTTTTGCTCATTATAATAAACATCAAAAATTATAGTTTCTTCTCCTACATGTAAATTATTAAAATTATATTCAACAGGATCATTAATATTTGTAATTTTTCTATCTCCCAGCATAACATAATATGAAGAATCATCTATTAATTCATTTGTATATTCATCATGTAATTCCAAAACAATAAACGTTGGCATATTAGGGTCGGTTGCATAATATTCATAATCATTAGGTATTTGCACAGGAGAATTATATATTTTAACGGTAGAATATTCTTTAATATTAATATATTGACTTGTATCTAATAATGTAGTTTCTAAAAATATTGATATATTATAATTTATATTGCCCTCCTCATTTGTATCTTCATTTGAAATAAAATCTGAACTTGGATTTGGTATAGAAACATTATGAAATATAGCTTCTCCTGCGACATTTGTGTTTCCTTCTATTATTGTATGGCTTTCATCATGTAGGCATATTTTAAAAGGAATTTCTATGTTAGCGCTTTGTCCACTTGTATTTTTAATATTTACTCTTATATCCCATAAATCTGTTGTATATCCTTCATAATGGCTTTCATAATATTGGCTATAGTTTGTTGTATTTGTTAATTCTATTTGTCCTTCTAAATGTGGGGGCAAGATATTAACAGTAAATGTTTTTTCAGATGGGTTATATCTGCCAGTGCTATCATTAAATTTAAAAGTGTATTCTATATTATCTTGAACCTCAAGAGGTTTTATAATTATTTCATCTCCAATATTAAAACTATTTATAAGTATATTTTCATAGTATACGTCTATATTACCAGTTGATACTTCACTTAATTCATCAGTAATAACTTTTATATCAAGTGTATTATTTATATCAACTGTTAAATTAATAACATTTGATTCTACTGGCCCTGAATCTGTATTTACATTATAAATAATATGAGTATTTTCTACTTTTTCTATTTTATCAATAAGAAGTATTAAGTCTTTTAATGTTGTTGCTTCTTGAATATAGTTTTCATCTACACCCATATTGTCTAAATAAAATTTTAAATACTCTTGAAGATATTTTATTCTTTTTAATAGTATAATATTAAATTTTGTAATAGAATCGTATTTACTATAAAGTTCATATTCATTATATATTGGCTCGATTGGTGTTTCTTCTTTTTTATATATAGCATTTATATTTTTTATTTCTTTAATTAAGTCTGAAAAAATAGCATCATCATCAAAATCTACATTTGCTTTTTCTAACTGATATTGTAACAAAGAAGTTAATTCTTCAATAGATTCTTTAATATATGCATATCTTTCTATAGCCTTATCAAACACTTAAAAAACCTCTAACCATTATTTGTAGGTACTTCCTCAACATAAGGAATACCAAGCATTTCACTAATATATTCTTGCTGTTCTGCTATACTTCCAATTTTTTCATCTATTTGGTCTTTAGTGTAATAATTATCGAAATCATCAAAAGCAAGACCTTCTATTGCAACCATTTTCTTTTTACTTGTATCATATATATATACTCTATAATTATCATTATCAGTATCTTCAATATAAAATACACCTGGCTCTTTGTTCTCAATATTATTAGGATCGCCTGTAAATGATCTTAATTCAAATCCATTATTAATAGTTTTTTGTACTTTTAGTAATGGCAAAGTATAAGTATCAACATCAAGAATTCCTGATGTATTTAGCTCAAAAATTAATTTTCCTTCTGCTTCATCATATGTAGGAACATAAACAGGAATTATAAAGCTTTGTTCTAATAAAGAGCTACTATCAGCATCAAGTTTCTTATTCCATTTAATTGTTGCTTTATTTTTATTAGTTTCAATATTAGGTGTATATATATCTCCATTTTCACCTTTTACTTTACCTAAATCTTTTATCCATGCCATTTTATTCATCCTCTATTGTATATTTTTTAGTTTCACTTATCGATGGTTGATATTCAAAAATACTATGATATTCTGCTTTAACTTGATATGAACCTACAGTAGATACATCAAAATGAAAAACACATGTTCCCTCCATATCCAATTCACTAACATATCTGTAAATTTCTTTATTTTCTTGACTAATAATAAAACTAACCATACCATAAGGAACTGGCTTATCTTTTGATGTAACATTTGCTACAATTTTTATTCTATTCTTTTTTACATAATTACGTGTCATTGTTGTACCATTTGGCAAATCAACTTCTATTTTTGTTGTTTGAGGTACTGAATAATTTTCTAATTCTTGTGGTTCTATATTGGCATTTTCTGTTAAATCAATTGGAATATCAAGATTAAAATGTCCATTTGTATCTACATCTGTGCTAATTTGTTTATTAATATTTAAAATATCAAAATCTACAGTTCCATATTCTACATTAACAATTTTTTCATCATCATCATATCCATATATATCACCTATAATTTTTATTATATCATTATCAATTGATGAAGTATAAATTATACTTGTTTTATATTTTTTTATATATACATCAATACTTGTTTCAGATGACAATCTATATGATGGATCGTCTATATATACTTTTAATGGATATTTAAAATTACTTGTACATTTACTTGGATCTATGTCAGGTGTGTTAATTATTAAGTTAGCAAACCCATTTTCATCTGTTTTTGTAATATAATCAAAATTATTAAAAGAGTAATTAATAGTACAATTACTAATTTTTTTGTTTGTATAGACATCTAATAACCTCATATTTATGTTAAAAATCTTATTTGGATATTCTTCATAAAAATCTTTTTCAAATATACATTTTGCAGTTTTATGACTAATTAAAAATTGAAAGCTAATTGTTTTTTCTTCATAATATTTGTTACCAGGATATTTTATTGTTAATATATATGTTCCTATTGGTAGATTATTTTTTATTTGTGTTTCTATTTTTCCATTATTAAAATTAACTGTTGTTTTTAATAATATATTTTTATTAGAAATATCTGTTATTATAATATCAACATACCCTTTTGGTATAAGTTCAGATTTATTATTTCCATTTATATATTTTAAATATAAATTAATATCAATAGGTTTTTCTAATATTGTGTTAATATTATTATTTAAAGTAAAGTATGTTTTAAATTTAATAATTTCATAAACATTTATATGTTGAGTTTCATTATCAATTGTAGCTGCTACATTATTATCAACATATTTTAATTTATTATCCATTTTTAGCCTCCAATATTAAAAATTTCTTGTCCTATAATAATTTGAAGATGTTTATTTGGTTTATCAATTGTTTCATTTAATGTTGGTTGTTTATCATTTTCATCTTCAATTTCGTCATCATTTCCATCTTCAGTTATTGTAATTGGAACATTACCAATAACATCTTTATATAATGAGTTTTCATTTTCTAATCTATTTTTATATTGATCAATTTTTGTTGTTATTTTTTGACGTATATTACCTAATTGTTCTTCAGTATAATCTATTTCATATCTACTAATTAACCATGAGTTAATTTCAATATTAGGATTATGTTCTTCAATATCATTAATATCATTGTATCCCCAATAATTTAAATCACAATTAATTTTTCCACTAACTTTTATAATAGATTGTTTACTTCCATCAAAGTAATTATTTTCTGCAGTAACCTCTCCACTAATAACTTGAATTTCTGCTCTATTTTCATCATTATCTGCTCCATTTTTATTGTTGTTATAGAACATATTTTGAGAAAGATACATATATCCTTTAACTGATATAGATGAACCTTGATATCCTGCACAATTTTGATTAGCGAATACAGATTTTTCAATAGTGACGTCATTTCCTGTTTTTGAAAAGATTGCACCACCATATATTGAAGCGCTATTTTGATTAAAAGTACACTCACTAATCTTTGTATTAATATTTTTATTATCTATATATATAGCTGCACCATATTGTGCACTATTGCTCTTAAATGTACATTTTTGTACGATAAGTTCTGCATTATTATAAATTACACTTTTTTTAGAATCTTTAAATGTTGCATTACTAATATCTAAGAAATTATAATTTTCTATATTACAATTTGTAAATGTATGATTATTTCCAATGATAGTAATATGTTTATTATTTGTTATAGATACTTTTTCAATATCAGTTTTAATATTTATTGTACCTCTATCTGCTATTAATTCCATTGCTTTTTCTAAGCTAATTTTATTATCTACATCAATGCTTGATACATTTTTATTTATTAAGTCAAAATCTTGTGGTTCTGCCTCAAACATATCATTATCATTAATTTTAACAGTTAATGTATAATATTCTTGAGTAGGTAATGAAATTGGGACTATATATTTTGTTATATCATTTATAAGTTGATTTTCCAAATAAACCTCATATGACACACTAGAAACATCTTCATGTGTTGGTGATGAAATTATAATATCTTTATTAATTGGTTGTCCTCTAGTAATTGGATCAAGATTACTAATTTGTATGTTTAAGTTATTCTTTTTCAAGAATATTGTTATTGTTTGCTCTATGCTTTCATAATTACTATCTTCTGTAGGTTCGTATGAAACAGTTATATTTTTTTCTTTAACATATTTATTACTTAATTGGTAGGTAATATCTTCTTGTGGTGCACATATAATTTCTTGCTCATCTATATGGAAAGTTAATGTACCATCGTTAATATCATATCCTTTTTTATTAGTTAAATTTGTAGGTAATACAATTTTTTCTCCTACAAAAGCATTAATGCTTCCTACATCTAATATAGGGATTGATTTTGTTATATTAAAAGTTTTTTCAATTTCTTTTCCTGTATAACTTATTGATTCTTCAATAACTGCTTTAATTGTATGCTCTGTATCAGGTTTAATACTTGAATCTAACATATAATTAATTTCAATTAAATTTTGATCATTTCTATTCTTTGTTTCAGACTCACCAATTTTTTTATCATCTAAATAAAATTTTACTAAAGTAGAATTATTCATTATAGTATCTGCTAATATGCGTATAGATGATTGGTATTCTACTTTATTAGGAATATCAATACTTAAATCAACTTCTCCTTTTTCAATAATTAAAGAAATTTCCAAAGTTTGACCATTATATTGCTCATTCTCAATGAAATAAACAACAATTTTACAATCAGCATTTGTTATTTGATTTAAACTCGGTGGCAATTGATAAGAGAAGTCAATATCATGCTCTTTATTTATTTGATTTATTCCAATTGGACGTTCATACTCATTACCATCTTCATCTACAACTAATGAATATTTTAATACACCATCTAATGTTTCTTCTATTTTTGTTGTAAAATCAATAGTATCATTTAAAGAAACTGTTAATAATGGATTACCATCTTCATCCACATCTAATGATGGCACAGACATATGAATATCTTGTTTTATAATTGTAAAGCTTGAAATAAATTGATCATTTTTGAAAATTTCAGATCCACAATAATCAATAGTTAAAATATGTTCTTCATCTGCACTTAAATCAGGTACATTAAATTGTACATATTTGTCTTCTTCTTCTACTATAGCAAAATTACCAACTTTTATATCATCTATTTTAATATCAATGAAACCATCAGAAACATTAACCTTATTTGGAGTATCAAAGTATACTTTAGTTTCAAATGTAGTATTAGGTATACTTGTTGATGATTCTAACCAAATATCATTAATTTTAATATCTTTCACATTAAAAGTATGTGGATAAGGTGTTTCTTGATAATAATTATTTTCATTGTATACAACTAAAAATTTATAATCTTTAACTGTATCCAAAGATAATGGAATAGATACATAACCTAATTGAACATCTTTTGTTGTTATTTTTACATTATCTATATATAATGTAACTGTACCAAAATCAATATTTTTTCCATTAATATCAGTAATATGTACTCCATATTCAAAATCTTTTTTAGGATAATATTCAGTTGTAATAGGCTCTATAGTAACAGGAATTTTAGATATAGTCATATTAACTTCTGCTTCACTACTTTCATAACTACTTTGTGTTTTACTAACATATTTAAATATGATTTTATACATATTTTCAGCTGATAAGAGAGGTATATTTAAAGTAATTTCATTTGCTGAGTCAGATACATCTGCACTATCAATTAAAGAGTCATTATAATAAGCTTCTAATACTCCAGTATTAACAATTCCATAAATTGATTCTATCTTATATGCAATATTAGTTTGTGTATTAGGTGGTGTATTAATTGTATCTATAATAATTTGTGTTTTAATTTTTTTAACATTTAATTTAGTTTGATATGTTGTTGTTGAATACTTGTTTAATGGATCACAATATGTTATAGATATATCATGCATCATAGCTTTAGTATTATTTGGAAGAGTGCCAACAAAATCAACATATCCATCTTTTACACTAAGAGGTACTTGATTCATTGGAATTGAGTTATCTAATAAAATTTTTACTACTCCACGTTTAATACTATTTCCATATTTATCTTTTATTGGGAAATGTAATTTCATTTCTTTTCCAATATCTACATTTAATTGTTCAGTTAATTCATCAGATTCAATTACTACTTCTTCTAATCCTACATTAAATATATTATTAATAAAAATACAATCATTATAAGATGTATTAGTACCATAATAATGTATTACTAATGAATGTTGTCCTTTTTCTTGAGTATTAAAATTATATAAAGTTGCAATTCCATTAACAACAGGAATACTACTAATTCTACCATTTAAATTATATCTGTAATTATTATCTGTATAAACAATCTCATCATCATAAAAAACGCTAATATATCCATTTTTAACAGGACGTTGATTATTATCATATACTTTTACAATTAAATTAATTGGCTCTCCTAATGATGCTCCAATATAAGGGAAGTCAATATATGTATCTTTTTTATTAACTGTGAAATATTCAATTTTAACAAAAGTATCATAATCACTACTAATATTTTTAGTTGATATTGTTAATTTATGCTTACCAAGTGATAAGAAATCATATATGAGATTTGCACTAAGTTTTCCTTTTATAATTTTATCTTTTTTAACAAAAACATCATCTATATATATACTAACCACTTGATCTACATCATAATTTAATGAATCTTTTGCTTCTAAATCAAAATGTAAATTATATAAATGATCACCATCTTGAATATTAAAATTAGAAACAATAATTTGAGGTTGAGAAACTTTAAAAGTACTTATATGTGTATATTTATCATAAGAACATTCTAATGTATACTCTCCTTTTAAAATTGGAGTAGGATGAGTTACTTTTGCAACCCCATTATTAATAGAACCCTTTAACACAATATCTTCATCATTATATGTAAATTTAAATCTAACACTACCTTTTTGTATATTATTCCCTTGCGCATCATTAACATAGCATTTTAGTGTTACAGGTTGATTAAGATAATTTTGATTTTCAGGTGTTGTTAAAATTATTTTATCAGCATTATTACTTGTATTAGTATTTAAAAATGCCACAGCTTTATGAGAATATGTATAATCGTAAGTTGGCATTAAAGTACCATGTGTAGTATAAAATTGTGCAATTCTTAAAGGAAGAGGCACACCATCAGTAGGTAATAAATAATACTCTCCATTATAATAATGTAATAATGTAGCTTTTAATAAAGTTACAGCACCAATATAAACATATGATTGATTCTCATCATCAATATTTTTTACTAATGATGAATCAAAATCCATTACAATATAGTTATTTAATTCGATATCTTCATTTAGGTCATCATTAGGTGTATTAGTACCGAACCAACATTTTTTTAATGTACTACCTTCATAAACTTGATTAAATATTTTAGTATCATTTTTAATTATAATAGCTGAATATGTAATATTAGTTTTTTGTTTATTATCAATAATAGCATTAGATTGATGATCAGTAAAGATACATTGCTTTATATTAATAATTTTATTATTATCAGTATCTATTATATTTGAACTAATAACAAAATTATTATTATTTTGGAAGGTTAATTTTTCAATTGATAATATTCCATCTTTATATATGAAAATAGGTTGTTCATTATTTTCAAAAATACAATTATTATTGTATGACTTAATAGTAACATCTGAATTAATTTCTATATTATTGTCTAAATATGTACCATCTTTTAAATATATAGTTGTATTGTTAGATAAAATTGCTTTTCTTATTGAGTCAAATGGATTTCCAAAAGTACCATCACCATCTTCATTGCTTGAAGGTGATACGAAACATGTATTTTGATCATTAATTAAAGTAATGTCTTTTGAGGCAGTTGAATTAAAATAATAATCATCTGATATATATTCAGCTTTTAAAGTTAAGATTGTTGAAGGTCTATATTTTTTTGATGATAAAAATACTGGTAATTCAGCAAAACCATTTTTTACAGGAACATGACCAATTTTTTTATCATTTAAATAAAAGTTCATATATCCATTTACATCATTTTCTTTTGGCATAACATTTAAATTATCGTCAAATAGATAATATGTGTCAGCTACACTTTGTACTCTTGCATGAAATGGAATTTGATATCCAATTGGTATGTCTGTTGCTGGTTCTAAAATAATTTCTGTTTTACGATTATAATTAAAAATATCCAAGCTTACTGTTTCTTGATCGACTGTACAATATACTTTTCCTTCTTCTGTGCCGTCATAATATGTTGTTCGTGCTATATTGCCAATTAAAAAACCAGTAGCACTACTAAAATCTCCACTATTAGCATTAAAATTATACTCTAAATTTGGTAAATGGTGAGGCATACCATCGTTACTTACCAAACCAGCATATATTTGTATATCTTCACCAATAACCGGTGGTTCTTCTTCAGTCCAAATATCTAATTTTATTTGATTATTAATTTCATATTTTGGAGTGTGATTTGACCCCCACCAATTATTATCTAAATCATATTTTTTTGAACCAACAATATTACAATATAATGCACTATTATGAATATTTAAGTTTCCTTGATTGTTTATACTTACGTTGGTGTCAATAATTGCTTTGTCAATATTTAATTGGCCATTATTAATTATTATTAAATCATTTGCATTATTAAAATCATTTGAATAAATATGAACATTTTCAATATTAATATTACCATTAAGAGTTAAGCTAACATTGCTTAATATATCTGATATTAATAATTGTTCATATGAGTAAAATTTATCATCGTTTAGTAAGAAAATAGGAATTAATTTTTGATCATTAACAAAGAAGATGTCTACACCATCAATGTAGAAATCTGTTTTATTTAAATGTTCTTTTGTTAATCCTACAATTTCATATATTGTTTCATTAAAATCAGAGAATGAATATTTCTTAATAGCGCTATTACTATCAGATAATAAATCATCTATATCTTTTCTTAACTCAGAATTATTATGTCCAATTATATTAACATTTTTATTAATGATTAAATCTTCTCCAATATTAGCATAATCTACAATATGTATATTACCATTATCAGATATGCATTGTAAAGCATCTTCGATTGTATTAACATGAAATACATTATTTTCAGCATTTTGCATTACATATACATCATTTTTAGGCTCTTGCACAATAATATTTTGTGCTTCCTCTTTCATTTTGTAATGTGTACTATTTATGTATTTTAAACTATAAATGTATGTGTCTGGTAATTCATTGACATAAAATGATAATTTTACTTTATTATTTTTTACATATCCTTTTGCTTTAATTTCTTGAGTAATACTATTAGCTAATACCAATTTGCCTTCATTAATAAAATTATTACTTTTTGAGCATAATTCATAAATAATGTTGCAAGTATTATTTTGAGCAACATAAACATCATAAATATTCTTAATATGAATATCTATAGGTTCTTCATGTAAAACTAATGTTTCACTTTGTGGTAGTATATGTTTATCACCTGAATATTTAATAACTAATGTATGTCTATTAATATCAATATCATTAGGCATATCAATAATAAAATCTACTGAACTTATAGACATATGTTTTTCATTATATACATCATTAGAAATATTTCCTTGGATGTCTTCCAATCCTAATAATTTTTGTGATGCTATAAGTTTATCATCTAAAAATAAATCAATATCTCCAGTAATAGGTATTTGTGATTTTTCAATTCCTATCGTTACTGTTAGTTTTGATTTTTCACCCTTAAATTGTTTATCAAAATTATATGTAATTACAGAAGTAATCGGTTCAACATCTATAAAAGCATAAGTATAGGTATGAGGAACATTATTCCCTATATATTCTGCTGTTAATAAATGGTTACCATGTTGAACGCTATATAAATCATTAGGAGATAAAATAGCTTTTCCATCTACTATATCACTTGTTTTAATCTTTTTATTATCAATAAAGAAAACTACTTGCCCATCATTTATATTATTGCCTTGCTCAGAATCTAAATTATATTCACTCACATAACAAATAATATTTTTTTCCTTATCGTTATATTTAATTTTATGAGAATGAACATCTATATTAACAACAGATCTTCTTAATTGTATTGTGTTATTTTTATTTTTTTCATTATATGACTCATCAGGTGTATAATTAATGTTAACAGAAAATAGTCCTTCTTGATATTGACGAATATCTCGTGCATCAAATGTTGTTCGTGCATATAATCTTTTATCTTCACCGATAAAAATTTGCTCCATATCTTCTTCAGTTCCATCTTTATTAGTTATTCTATATATTAAATGATTGTTTGCATCAATATCAAAATCCATTAAATCTAAATCTTCAATTTTTCCATCATATATTCTATATAGATTTTCATCATTAATACTTTCTAACTCTTCATTTGGACTTGTATATATATTAATAGAGTTGTTATTTTCATCTGAATGAGGTAATAATGTTCCTTCTTTAAAGTAAAAATTCAATAATTGTTCAAATTCATCAGATGTAAAATGTAATGGATTACATATAATTCTAGCATATCCATCATTATCTATTTCTACTGATTCAGATTCTATACTTAAACTTGGTATAGATACTTTAACTAAACCTTTATTAATAGGCTCTAAAGTACTTTCATCTTTAATTTGAATTAAGAAACCTAATGGTTCATGTTGTGACCCAAAGAAGATATTATTACAATCAATAATAACATCTCCACGCTTTACAACAAGTAAATTTTCATTAGTGCTAGACTGATATATCTCTTTATCATTATCTACATAATTTGCTACAATAGTAAATGTTCTTTCTTCATTAATATCGTAATTTTCTAATATATTATTAGGTATTTGATATGGTACTTCTGCAAATCCTTTCTTTACAGGAATTGAATCAAATGCCTTAAAAACATTATTTCCTTCCATAATAGAGAAATTAACTATACCAGTTGATATTGGAATATCAAAAACATTACTAATAAAAGCTTTTAAAATAATTTCATCTTTTGGTTTTGCATTAATTTTAAATACAGTTACTTTTGTTTCTCCACCTATAATATTAATAATTTGAGATGTTTCTTCTTTTGCATAATTATATGTACCTTCATATATTGCTTTTAGAGTATGTTCTCTTGGAGAATATTGAAGATTTTGAATAACAAAATTACTTTTACCATTAATAACTTCTTTTTTACCAATAAACTCATCATCTATATAAAAGGAAACAGCTCCTTCTTTTATAGGGCTATCATTACTTGTAACTCTTGCCTGAATACTATATTCTTTATTATATACTGGTGTTGGATCACAATCCAAAGCAATTTCTGTTTTATTTTTAGTTATGATTAATGATGATGCAATTCTTGATGATGCAAATCGAGGACTACCACTGTAACGTGCTTCTATTACATGAATACCTGGTGTTATGATTTTAGAGTTATCTATTTTTTGTGCTTTTCCATCAATTACATCACAATCTGTAATTTTAAAATTATCTATATAAAAAGAAACCTTTCCTTCATTTATTTTAGTATCATTACTAACAACTGATGCAACTAAATTAATAGGTGCTCCATATACACTATATATTGGATCTATTTTAACTCCTGTTTGTATTAAACCACTTGATGATAATAATATAGAATTATTACAAGTTTTATCCTCACAAATAGTTAATATTTCATATCTTCCATCTAAAATAGGATATTCAGGTATAATATTAATCGCAATAGTGTCAGATTGTCCGACATTTAAATCTACATCAATATAATTCTGAGATAATTTAATATTATTAGCATTAACAATATCAATCTTAGTTAATAATTGAGTAGTTCCAGTATTTGTGATTGTAACTAATAATTGACCTATATTAGGAGCTTGAATGTTTTGAGTGTTTATTCTTGTTTGTAATTTAAAACTTGATTTTTTTTCTTTATGTTTTATTTTTAATTGAACGTTTTTAATAAAAATAGTAGGTGTGTTGGTTTCATTACTATTTTCTATTGTATTTACAAAGGAAATACTATCTTTTTGTAAGATATTTCTTAAATCTCCTGTATGCCATTCATCTTCACTATATAATGTTTTTTGTTTACCATCGATAATAGGAGCAGATATATAATGAACATTTTTTATATCGCCTGAGATTTCCTCTTCTTGAACAACGTTTTCTATTGCAATGTTTCCTATGCTAAAAGAATTATATTTATTACTTTTACATGAAATAGACATTGTTGTATAATTAATAGTTGAAATTGGCAGCCATACTCTTATATATCTTCCATTTTCATCAGAATAATATTCAGCTTGATAAGTTTTAATTCCATCATATGTAACATATACTTCAGTAATATCATCAACAATTTCACCATTTTCTTTTAAAACAAAAGGAATATTAACGTATGTTCCTTGTTTAGCAGTAAAAGGTTTAATAATTGCTTTGTGCACAATATTTGCATCATATTGATGAATAGATTTCTTTATGTCTTTAATGCTATCAGATAAATGATATTCTATAGTTTTTTCTTCCATTCCATATATATCAGATGGATTCATTTTAAAAACTTTATCTTCATCAATTCCATGAATAATAATACCTGTTTCTTCGTTACTAAATTTATCTACATTATTATCAGTAGCTTCCCCCTCTACTAAAACAACAATATCTTCAATATCAATATCCTCAGGTAAATAAGTTAAATCAAAATTAGTCTTTAATGGTTTTGATTTATATGCTTCTGATGAAATATGTAATCCTTTTTTATTTCCTAATATTACATATGCTTTATTATCATCATAATGAAGTAAATTCTGTAAATCAGCAAATCCTGCACGTTTATATTCTGCTTCAAGATGTTTATAATCTACATTTGTAACATTAAATAAACTATAATCAATATTTTCACGTTCTTTCGGATACCTTGAATTAGCATAAACAACAAAATCCTGAACAAAAGGATCAATAGAATGCAATCGTACCATAGGATTTCCTTCTGTATCAATTAAATCGACTTCATTAATAGCTAAGTCATTCCATGCATATTCATTAATTAATCTTTGATAATACCAATAATCTTGTTCAATATCAAAAGGATAAAACTTTGGATATGTAAAAGGATAGTCTTTATCTGGAATAGAAGTTTTGTAATCTCTTCGTTTTAATCCAAAATATTTACCCCATTCATCAATGTGCTCATTAATATGGTACATAGATTGTTTTTCAGCATCTTTATAAGCAGGGAATCCAACTTTGTATGGGAGATCTAATCCTTTGAAATATACTTCAACATAGAATTTTTTTGTATAGAAATGTGTTGTTATCATATCATATACAACACTTGTATTTTCATCATATTCTTTTTCATATACTTTAAACCATCCACTAACTCTTTGGTTATATGGAAAATCATATAAAGCAAACATTTCTATTCTATCGATTGGTATTAGTTCTAATCCATGAACTTCTATATTTTGTTCATTAATAAAAACAACATTATCAAGTATAACATCTATATCAAAATTAACTTTTTTATCACAATCAATTGAAACCATAATAGCTTCATTATGTAAAGGTTTTAGATTATCAGTATTTACTATTGATGTTTTATCTTTTACATTGTATATAGTATCAAGGTATTCATTACTGTTTGTAAATTTTAATATAAAGTTTCTATTTATATATTTTAAATCATTTACTTGAATAGAGAGTGTTCCATCTTCATTTGTAATATCTTCATCAAATACAACAACTTTCTGATCATCAGTAATTTTTAAATGCCCTACATAATCATCAGGCATATCTATTTCGAATATAACTGTATGCCCATCTTTATTAGTTTTAGTAACTGTTGGGTCAATCTTTTTTAAATTTGCTACTGTTGAAAAATAAGATAATCCTTTTCCATATTTTTTGATATTAGCTTCTTCGTTATTAATATATACTTTTTCTGAATTACCAACATTAATAAGTATTTCATCATCTGTTGTTATTGTATCTAATATTACAATATAGTCAGTTTCATTTAAATAAATTTTTAAATCACTAATATCATCTATTGTATTATTTTTTATTTTAATTTTTCCATATGTTTTATATTGAGGTCCTGGCAATTTAATTGATTCATTTTTTTCATCAACAATTGAAAAAGATTCTTTATATTCTTTATGATCAATAGACTCTTGCCAAATCATTACAGGTGGCTTTAAAACTGTGTTAAGTAACTCAAAAATAGCTTGAGCTTTCATTAACTCAATTTCATCTCCAATAATTTTTAATAATGGATCATTTTCAGACCACCATTTTGGAAAGAGCTTTAGCCAATTTGTTTCTTGCATATTTTTATGAAAATCAATATTATCAATTATTTCACTATATTTCATTTAATAAAACCTCAATGATAAAAATAATTATGATAATTTATTACTTCTAATGTATTTAAGAGATACCATATTTGTCTTTTGATATCCAATTGTGTTTACTTGGGAAAGCTCTTGGTATTCTTATTTTTCCATCAAAAACTCCATAAATACTATCAACAGTTAATTCACAAAGTAGAGCTCCTCCATTTCTTGCAATTTTAGTATCAATTTTAGTTACATTATTTACTTCATTATATTTCAAACATGTTTCAATAATATAATGCTCAAAATCTTTAATTTCAAGTGGGTCTAAATTTCTACCAATCATTTGCCAAATTTTACAACCATAATTTAATTGCCCTAAAGAATTACTTAATGAACGATATGGTGTTTTTACTTCTCCAACAATACATTGCCATAAGCATTCTGCATCTGAAACCATCCATAGATCTTGACATGGTTCAAAATCTGTTTTTTCATAAAAAGAAAGATTATCCATTGCAGTTCTAAAATCTAACATATCAGCATTAGGATTTAAATTTTGACATTTTCTTTCATCAAAATCTGAATCAATATCAATATTATCTGAAGTAATTGTTTTAACTATTTCACGATTACATATAACCATTTTTATTCACCTTCGAAAAGTGTACTATCATCAGTATCTGCTACAAAAGTATAATCTCCATTATAATTAATATCTGTGATTATTCTGCTAGGGAATACACGAGATTCATCAGGAATAACAATTGTATTGTTCTTATTAACTACAATTCCATGATCAAAGCTTAAAGTTATATTTTCAATTTCAAAACTACTTAATTCGGAATATAATGATGATTTTAAATTACTAATATTTAAATCACTACCAACGGCACAATAAGTTGCAAAGAAACGTTGTATACGAGTATTTACTTGATTGTAAATATTTTGTTTTTCAAGTGGTGTGTAATCTTTTTCTCCTGTTGTTGTGATAGAAACATAAATATTAATGTATACTCTTGTTGCACGAACATAATTAGGTTTTACACCTACAAACTGTCTGTAATTTAATGATCTTACTATGTCATCGAATTCAGCATCTGAACTTGTGTCTATACAAACTTGAAAAGTTCCTGGTCCATCACTATATTCTCGTAAAGCATATCTATATGTAGGAATTCCATTTTGATATAATAATTGTTGTATGTTATATTTTGTGCCATCACGATCATATCTAAATCCTGTTGCTCTTCTACGTAGAGATTCAATAGATTCATCATTATATCCACCGAATGCTGGTTCTGGGTTAATAACACCAATTTGAGCATTATATCCATTATTTTCAAATTTATTTAATACTCCTGCTTCTACATTATTTTTAGAACCTGAAGAAACAGAATATGCTATAACTGTAACAGATTGTGAACCTTTAAAAAGATATGCATCAGAGATAGTTCTGAAAGCAACTCGTGAATCTGACCTAGAACCAACCTTAAATCCTGCTTTAATACGTATAGTAGAATTTTCATCTTGTAAACGATAAAATTCAAGTACTACCTTAGATTTACTTGATAATCTACGAACAGCAAACATTCTTGCTAAATTTTCAACAATTATTTTATCAGTACTTGTAGCTAATGCAAATTGATTTAAATATGATTGTATTAGACTAATAACTGTATTTTGTTCACTTGCAATTGCAGAAAATAATAAACCTAACCTAGAACTATCTATACGTCTATTAACAAGGCCTCTTGATATAGCATTATTCCATAGGCGTGTTAATAAATCTTCTCCATTATTAATAATCAATTCAACCATATTTACTCATCCTTTATATGTTTAATTTTTCTAAAATTTGATACAAATGCATTGTAACCATAATTATCATTTAAAAATGATTTAATAAAACTTTTCCCTTGTGATATAGAACAATTAGCACAATAAGACTCACCACAATTACTACAATGTAAATATCTACGATTTTCTCCTTTTACATATTCATCACTAATATCTAAATAATTCCAGCCATGACATTTAGGACAATAATTAGCATATTGACGTTTTTTACCTTGTGGAATTTCATCTTTGCAATAATCACAAGGAATACTTTCTACAGATATAACAAAATCATTATATCTTTTTAAATTGTATTGTCTATTACTACAATCAGTACCTATCATATGCCCACAAGCTTGACACCAATTATTATGACAAGCATTACATGCTATAGTGTTACTACTATGATATAATGTATTCCAAGTTTTACAATGCGGACAATAATTAAAATATGTTTGAGTTCCTCTAATATCCTCAGTACAACATACACAGGTTTTAGATACAGTTACTACTATTAAATTTTTATAAGAGTAAGGTGATGCAATCCAATTATATGTATTAAATAAGTCTTTATCAGTTCTTGGTGCTCCACGAGATTTTACTGTTACTAAACCATTAGGATATATATATAATTCATCGATATTATCTCCAACTAATAATATATGTCGTTGTTTTTCTTGTGGATACATACTTGGATCTTTTAAATCTTTTATGATACGTTGTTGATCTGCAGGAATATTAATGCTCTTAATATTTAAATTTAATTGCCCAATATTATCTACTTGCCAAGCACTTGTACTTGCTTTTAATTGAGTATTCATTTGATTTGTCGCTTCTTGTGCATATTTTTCAACATAATCTACAAGAGGCATATCTTGTATACTTATATCTTGACTTTTTATTTCTAAAGCATTTGTACGAATAGAAGTTTTTTTTCCGTCAATACCTGCTTCCTCTTCATCAATATTTATTTTATTATTGTTATCATAATTAAAACTTATAATTCCATCTGATATTGATATTGCAGACTTAGGACTTGCTATAATTTTAGTAGCTTTATCACCATGTTTCCATTTTGATAAATCAAGTGATTCTTCATCTTTTCCTAATGATGTAATTTCAGTAATTGTAGCTGTACGTAAAACAGGGTTAAGTGTAAATTTTACTGTTACTGGCTCTTTTGGATAATACATCCCACCATATTCCTCTGTTTCAGGTAATTGATACATATTTGAAGCACAATTACATTGATATTCTGTTCCTTCATCATCTTTTACAGTCCAACCATTTCCATTAATTTTATCTTTATCAATAGAAACAACAGTACCTTCTTTTTCTTCAATATCTTCTATAGTTTCTTCAATATCTCTAATAGTAGCATTAGTTTTTGTACCTGCTAAAATTTTTATTGCGTCAGCACCTCTATATGGTGTATGTCTAAATATTTTTTGACTCATTTTAAAACCTCTAATTAATTATGATGTGGTATTAGTTTGATTTTGATCAGATGAATTTTGATCAGCAGTACCAGTTCCATCAGTTTGTTGATTTCCTTCTTCAGTAGTATCCATACTTGAATTAGTTGTTGTTGTATCATTTGCTGGAGCTACAGGTGTTACTGTAATTTGATCATAATTCATAACATTACTTGCTACATCTGACTCATAATAACTATTACCAATAAAAAGATCACGTATTTTTTCATCAAACTCTTCTTGATATTTATCTATTGTAGCTTGTGTATCATCTTTATTTTCTTCTATTTTTTTATCATTATTTTCTTTTTTAACATAATCTTTATTATCTTTATTTTTTTTATCTATTTCTATTAATCCCTCATTTTCAAGTTTTGGATCTGCTAATTCATCCTCTTCTTCATTTTCCTCTTCTTCTTCAGGAGCTTGCCCCCATTCCGATAAAATAGTTTTAACATCTTCTATTACTTGATTATCTTTTGTAACAGAATAACCATCAGCTCCAAAATTAAATTCATGTAAATCCTCGATACTATAAGCAAATTGAACTCCAAGGAACTCACATATAGCCTGAAAAGCTTGGTCTAAAGGTTGATTTGCTATATAGGTATCACGAAATTCCTTAGGTACTTTTTGTAAAAATTTCCACCCTACATCTTGAAAATGAATAATAAATTTATTACCTTTTTGTTTAAATTGTCCAACTCGCCCAACAAAAGAATAATTATATTCTGTATTATTAATTCTTTGTTTTAATTCATGTTCCTCTAAATATGATTTAGTATTAGTATTAGTATAATGCATTTCTTTAATATCAAAACTTACAACAACAATACCTCTATATTTAATCCAATAATCTGAAATATAAGGTGTGTACATTGTTTCTACTACAACAGAACCCATAGGTCTAAGATTATCTTTAGCCATATTAACTGATGTAAAATATGGATGACTTAAATTATCATCTAAAGTAATAATTTGAACATTAGTTTGTAAATTACGGCCTTTTGAGTTTAATGATTGAAATAATTCTCCACTATCCATTATGAATTACCACCATTAGATTGATCTGCAGTATTACCACTAGGATTAGAATTAGTACTACTTCCAGATGGAGGATTTGGTGCATCTAAAAGAACAGGAGCATTACCTTTACAAAAATCATTATAACGATAGCCTTCTTCGCAATATTTACTATATTCTTTTGTTGGTTTATACCACGCATTATTTTTAAATAATTCTACAACATGGTGTCCACTATTTCCAATAACTCGACAAGGAATGTTTGCTTTATAATTAAATTGATAATATAGCCAAGCACTCATACCATAACATGTTAAACAAAATTTTTTACCAGCTTGTACATTTTTATTATAATATTCTTCTGCAACTTTTGGATCTTGTGTATCTGATTCACCTGTACGTAAATCTCCACATGTCCATTGATGACATGCTTTTTGTGTTCCTTTCCAAATTGCCTCTTCTGATGATGTATCTGTTGCACCAGTGCTTCCACCTCCTCCACCACCATAAGCTTGATAATCTAATACTTCTTCTGCACCTTCAGGTCCATATTTAAATTCAACATCTGTGACTAATGGTTGATCCTTTTCTTTAAATAATGTATATCCATTAAGATAAAATAATTCTACTTCATTATTATTTGGATTTTCCACAGCATAAAATGTTCCACCAATTAATTTTTGATTATGAATAGTTCTTACTCTACAACTATTATTAAAATCACGTATATATTGTATTAATAATGAATTCATTACAAAATGTGCTGTTTCTTCATTAGGAAAATTAGTAGTTACTTTTTTTTCTAATTCACCATATATTTTAACTAATGGATCATATTGTTCAGATAATTGTGTTCCACCACTAGGCATAACTTTTTGTACTGTAGTTACATTACCAATAGTTGTACTTGAAGTTTGTTGATTATTTTGATTATCTTCATTAGTATTACCTTTGCTTCTTGCTTTATCTTTAACACTTTTCATTTTTTCTTCTTGCATTTGTCGTACTTTTTCATCAGCTGCTGCAACATCTTCATCACTAGCACCCCAAACTACAGTTACTTTATTATAAAAACCATCTGTATTATAATTAATTTCAAATAAATCAGGGTCCATATCTTTGGCAGATATTTTATTTACTTGTCTACGTAATGTAAATGCCATCCAATCTGTGTATGGAAATAAAACAGCAGCATTATTTTCTACTAAAAATACTGAATCAGTTGCGGCACATATTCTTTTAATACAGTTTTCAAAAGTTTTATCTTTTACTTGTGCGCTTCCACCACTTGAAGAGCCACCACCAGTACCACTTCCTCCTCCACAGCTACCTGAGCAAATATTTTGGGCTAATTCTTCCGGAGTATTCCCACTACATAATCCAAGATATTGTGAGTTTTTATCAATCCATGCTCCTAATGTTCCATCGCCTTCTTTTTCTTTTCCCATTGATGCGGCACTACCACTATCCATAAATTGTCCTGCATCATGTTCAGGTTTAAATGGTTCTGCACGTATTGTTTCCATACTTGCTAATGTTCCATTAGGTTCATTAGGATTATGATATGGTGGACCTGTAACAAATGCAAAAATAGTATACGGTAGTGAACCTGATTTAATTGCATCCCTAAAACTCCACATTGTTGCCGCCCCTACACCATTACAAAAGAACACATTAAAATCAGCACCACTACCCTTCATATGTGTTTCTTGGTTTGGGTCAATACATGTGAATTTTACTGTATTTCCACAATCTTCTAATCCTTTTTGTATTTTTGCACAATCTTCTTGTCTACATCCATTATCAGCACCAAAACATATTTTTTTTCCTCCACCAGCAGCTGGATTAGTGCTATTTTGTGTATTAGAATTATTAGTATTATTTTGATCTGAATTATTATTTTGTTGATCTGAATCCGGCATATTTAATCACCCTGTTGCAAATCCACCTATGCTTCTTTTAAAAAGTCTTGCACGTGTAGATGTATTATAATTACTAGCACAACATCTTAATTTTGCACCAGCTTGTGCAGGAGGAAGGCTATTAATATATTCATTTGATAAATATATTCCTCCATTATGAACATTTACATCAACATTTAAACCAAGATTCGGACGTCCAATTGTAGCTGATACATTACCAGAATTAGCTTCTGGAGATCCATTTCCTGAATTTGCACCGCTAGCATCACCGCCAGCTACGCCTCCACCTACACTTGACATCTCTGATGATGCTGATGATTTAGGTTCTATGGTAATTGCATCATAGTTCATAACAGAATTATGTACTGTATCGAACATTTCTCCATCTAAAAATCTTTTTACATCTGTTGCAACATATGTTGTGTCTTCAAGGTACTTATCTAATGGGTGTTCTTCTAATGCTAATAAAGTGTCTTCCATGTCTGGGCTTGTTTCAATTGCGGTTGAACCATGAACAATTGACCCATTTGCATCGAATGATATATCTGAATAACCATTTTGTATATCACTTTGCTCACCATCTTCATTTAATGAATCTTCGGTGTTAGCATTTTGAGCATTAGGGTCAGTACTTTGATTATTTTGATCACCATTTGTATTATTTTGTGATGCATTTTGAATTGCACTTGCAGCTTGTTGACTTGCTGCACTTGCCAATTGTTGTTCTTGTTGAGTAGTCCCATTTACATTATTTTCTGTTCCATCAGCAGGTGAAGTTTCATCAGTTCCTTCATCTTCCTCAGGTGGTGCTCCTGGTGGACATATGTATTTCACGCCAAGAAATTCACAAATAGCTTGAAAAGCATCTCTAACATTTTGATTATTAATAAATGCTTGTCTAAATTCATCAGGTATTTTTTGTTTAAACCTTTTTCCTATTGAATCAACATGTATCTCTAATGTATCATTAAATTCTTTTATTCTTCCTATATCTCCTCTAAATATTGGTTGTGCACCTTGTAATCCCCAATATGTTTCACTAGATGTAGTATTATTTTTATCATTTGTTGTTTGTTCTTGCTTTTTCTTAATATCACTACCTAAATAAATAGTTATTTCACCTGTATATGTAATCCAATACTTAGTGTTTCCTGTATCTGTTTTAGGTAATTTAAGTATAGCACTTGATAATGGATCTTTAGAGTCCCAATACATATTAAAGAAATGAAAATAATTATGAACTAAATTATCTGCTTCGGTGTGTATAATTACCTGATTAGATGGTTCACTTTCTTGATTATTAAGATTTTCATTTAAATTAACATCTTCAATACTACTCTTTTTATTTCTAGCTTCTTTTTCTTTCTCTTTTTGCTCAGGCTTTTTCTTAGCCTCAGCTTCTATATATTTATTAATTTCTTTTGGATCTTCATCAAGTATTTTATATATACTATCTGACACTCTAGTTCTATTAATCATTTGACTCAGCCTGAATAGATCCGGAATCATCCTGTGATCCTTCACTTGTTTCTTGGGGTTTTTTTCCATCTTCACTATAATCTTCTGTAAATATTGCCTCTTGTACTTTTAAATGCCATTTTGCATCTAAAAAACCATCTTCAATTTCATAACTAATGTCAGTCATTACTCCGTCAAAAACACCGAATACTTCACTTGTAAATTTGCAGACCCACCCACTAAATTGTTGTAAAAAGGTGTTTCTGAAATCAATAAAAGCTTGTGTTTCTTGAAAATCATTTACTGTACGATTCCAAGGATTAAGATTACTTGCTAACCAATTTCCTAATCCTTCACCATTTTTATTATAAATACCTTTTTCATATTCACTACTTTGTTTTCCTTTACTACAAGCATCAATAAGACTATTAACAGCTTCTTCTTGTTGCTTGAAAAATCTCATTCCTGTATAAGCTCCCATTCCTCCAGTTCCATCAAATCCACCAATATGTCCTGCATTTTGTGATCCTGCGTGATTCCACATAAAATAAATAATATCACTTACTAATATATCACATTCAAGTATCATATGTTTTTCTGATGCATTTGAAACACCAACTTTTCCTTCTGATGTATCAAAGAAATCGAATGAAATTTGATGAGGAGTAATTTTGGCACTTTGAATAGGTACACGTTGTATTTGTGGGTAAGGTAAACCATTAGCAATATATGCTACTGTGGTATTTTGAAAATTTTGTTTTTTCATTACAGGTTCAATTTTCATCATACCACCCATTCTATCCCATTGTTTCATACGTTCAAACTCTTCTGCACCACTTCCAACACCTGTTAATCCACTTAAAGCTCCTCCAAGGTGTAATAGATCGTATGCATCTGTACCATTCCATGCTTCATTTGCTGAGCCATTTGCCATATATGATCCGCCTTCATTTCCCATTTTAATAACCTCTAATTTTGTTGTTGATTTGAATTTGTTTGTGATGTATCTGTATTATTTTCATTTGCTGTCTGATCTTCAGTTTCTGTACTTGTATCAGTAGAACTTGTATCATTTGAAGCCGGAGGTTTACCAGCAGTTCTTGATACAAGTCTAGGATTAACTTGTTCTTGCAATTCTATTAATAATTCTAAGAACATTGCTTTAATTGCTTCAGGATCATCAGCGGTATTAATATTAATATTTTGTATTTTTATACTACCTCCATTTCCACCACCGGATTCTCCTTTATTTCCATCAACAATATTCTTAAGAATACGTTTTGCAATATCTCCAATACCAGCACTTTGATTCTTTTGATCTTTATTAGTTTTAAATATAGATCCTAATAAACCAACTCCCATCATTAATGGAGATGCCATCATAGCTAATGGACCTCCCATACCTGGAGCTCCTCCGACACCAGCACCCATTGGACTACCACCACCTCCTCCTCCTAGCATTGAGCCTATGCCACCAGCCATTGCTCCTAAAGCACCTAATGGTGAAGCCATCATTAATGGGTTCATTCCACCACTAGGGTTGTTAGCTTTTTTAGGTCCAAAGCCTAAGAAGCCTCCTATTGCTTTACCTATATTACCTACAGCGCCTCCTACAGCACCTAATGCTTTTCCACCTAAGTCCATAGCACCTTCCATTAAAAATCCTCCTATTGGTGATGCCATAATTGCAGCTAATGGCGCACCAACTCCTGTAGCAGCTAATCCACCTGCAAGTACTTTTGAGGCTACTTGTGCTCCTACTTTACCAGCAATTTTTCCTCCAACTTTACCCAATACTTTGCCCCCTACTTTACCAGCAACTTTACCCAAACCTCCTTTCGCTGCTTTACCTATTCCTCCTTTTGCCACTTTACCTAAACCACTTTTTGCAGCCTTTCCTACTCCACTTTTCGCTACTTTTCCTAAACCACTTTTAGCAACATTAGTTACACCTTTATTACCAGCTTTAGATGCTCCTCCTCCTACTTTTTCTAAGACATTTCCAACTTTTCCAATTTTACCCCCTTTACCTTTAGCCATTTCTCCTACTTTAGATGTTATTTTACCTGTCTTTTTCAATGCATTGTTAGCTCCTTTTACTCCTCCTTCTCCTCCTGTTAATTTTTCTTTAACAGTATCGAGCGCCACATCAGTAGGGTCTTCTCCACTCATTATTCTTTGGCTAGCATGACCAACACTACTACCCTCATTAATCTTCATAATAGATGGTGAAGATGTTGCTGCACCAGGTTGTTCTTCTTTAAATACTGGCTTAGTACTTTGTGCAGTACTAGGTACTTTCATTTGTTTTTGTGCCATAGCTCCTTCAACATCAGGTTTTTGTTGTACATCAAATGCTTTTCCTGTTACAACATTTTTTACTGCCTCTTTATTCATTTTCATTTCTTCTTTAATAGGATTTTTATCTATTTGATGAGCCTGTTTAAGTGTATCGAAAACACCACGGAATATACCTTTTGATTCTTTTTTATCATCATCTGATGAAGATTCTGACTCTTCAGTATCATCATCTTTTTTAGACTTTCTTATACCTGACACTTTACGTTTTAATTTATGAATTATTCCACCTTTTTCTTCTCCTTCTTCTTCAGTTGTATCTTCTGTTTCAACATTAGCTAATTTACGTGTCATTTTTCTTAAAGGACTTTCTTCTCCATTAGGATCAGCATAATATGAGTCATTTTTCGCACCGAATGTATCCCTTTCTAAAGTAGGATCAATACCTTTTATTTTATTTTCATATTCTAAGTCAGAATAATTAAGTTCTCCTGCTTTGTACCAATCCATTTCTTCTTTTAGTGCATCCTTATTATCTTCAGGTTCATCTTTTGTCCAGCCAAAGAATCCTGCAATTTTCTTTTTAGCTTTATCGATGAAACTAGCATTTTCATCATCTTCGTCAATACCATCAGTTATACCTTCTTTAACTTGGTCAAATATTCCTGAAATTTTTTCTTTTGTAGCGTCCATAATGCCGAAATCTTCATCTAATCCTAATGATTCCATGACACCATTTTCACGCATATTTTCAAATCCAGTTTTTAATACTTCCATTGTACGTTCTGGATTCTGTAACATATCTCTGACAGATTCCCCTTCTTCCATTCCAAAGGTGTTTTGTTTTACTTCACTTATTTTATCTCCGATAGCTCTAACTTTATTTTCTTTTGATAAATCACCAAATCGCATTGCCCCTCCTTGTTTATACCAATCATATTCTTCTTGCAATGCTGGGTCTTCTTTTATTTCTTGGTATTTGTTAGTAGCCCATTCTTCCGCTTTTGCTGGATCAGATAAAATTTCTTTACCTTTTTGATATTTCTCTCTATATTTACCTAATGTAGATCCTTCACCTTGCATATCAATATATTTATTAGCATATCCTTTTACCATATCAATCATTTTGTCAGGATCTTCAACAGCTTCTTTGATTTGCATTCCTTTTGCCATAACTTTTACAGGCATAGAAGCATCTTCTGTAGGATTTTCATTATATTCTTGTGCTTTTTGTTTTAAATTACCATATTGTTTTTCACCATATTCTCTCCAAGGTTTTGTATATCTATTAATAATACTTTTACCCATTGCTTGAGCATATCCACCATTTTCATTAGCATATAAATCAGTACTAGCTTCATTCCATTTGCCCATATCATCTAATTTATTTCTAATGGCCTTACTTCTTTGTTTACTTGATCCAAAATTACTTTCATCAAATTCATCTTTATCTAAATATTTATCTACTAAATAATTTTGCTGATCTTTATTTAAATGACTACGCTTAGACTTACTATATTTTTGATATTCATCATCTTTTTGAATTCTACCAGCCATAAATCCTTGTGCTTTATCAATTCCATAGTCTTTCCATTTATTTAATGAATCTTTAACACGTAATCCTTTTGCAACCATTTTTGTAGAAAATGATGTATTTTCACGTGATTTTTCCATTGCTTCTTTTATATGTGTAGGATAATTTCCACCATTAGGATCGATATTGTTATATGCTTCAGCATCTCTTAATATGCCTCCAGTTTTATTACTAATCTTATTATATATACGTCCTTGAATAGAATCATCAGGCAGTTCTTCAAAGTGATCTTTGATTCCAGAGATACGATCTTTTAAATTGCCAAATATATCTTTTGCTCCTTCTTCGCCAGTACCAATTTTAAAGAAATCTTTTATTTGATCTTTACGAATATCATATGATTCTTTTACACCACCTAAATGAGGTGCAACTTTATCTTTTAATTTACCAAGTAATGTTCCTTCCTTAAATATTCCATCAAAATTAGGTAATAATTTATCTTTAATTTTACCTAACCATGTTCCTTCTTTGAACATACCACTAAATATATCACTACCTTCACCGGTGATAGCTTTTAGTATTCCTCCTCCAAGATCTTTTAATGATAAGTCAGATTTTAAGAATTTATAAATACCATATATACCTCCACCAGCTAATAATCCTGTGGTTAAAATACCGATTATTGTACTTAAAGCAGATGCTATACCGCTTAAAATACCTCCACCACTGGTTAGTGGATTAGCGCTTTCCATTGGCTGACTTGGTGAACCATTAACAAAATGATAACTTCCTTTATGTGATGAGCTTCCTACTCCAACATTTCCTGATGGACCATTACCTCCACCTCCATTAAAGTTAAAACTATTTGATGCAGCACGTCCTTCTCTTCTGTCTTCTCCAGTGTTTGCATTTACGAAATGAGTCGGATGGTATCCACCCGAAGCAGGTTGTTGTACATTTCCATAATTAGCCCTATTATAACTATCAGTTGCTCCTTGTCCTATAGCATTAAAGTCTGTACTTTCTACATCAGCCCACGCACCCCAATATGTGGCTGCTTCTCCGAATACATTTAATCTTGATCCAGCTCTGCCACCTTTTTCGAATGCATCACTCCAATTACCTGTCATTAATGACCATATAGCTCCTAATAAATCGGTAATTACTAATAATGGAGATAGTAATAATTTAAATGGTGAACTAATTGTTGCCCATACAGCTTTCCACCATAATTGACCTGATAATTCTAATTTAATCATATCTGCTTGTGCTTTTATCATTGAATCTTGTTGTGCTTCAATACCATTTAAACCTAATACATCGGCTGGGTTACCTCCAAATGCTATAGCTTGTACTTTTAATTCTGTACTTGCTGAAATTTGATCAGCTTGTGCTTGCATACTTTGTGTAGCTTTATCAACTTCATGTTCTGTTTGCATATAGTCTAAATATTGTTTTGCATGATCTCTTGTAATACCTGTTGCTTCTACAAAATCATCTAATGCTTTTTGGAACTCAGGTGACTCTCTTACATCATCGCTTTTGTATTTTAACATTGCACTTGTTTCGGAATCATATAATTTACCTAATTCATCTTTATATTCATCTATTATACCGAAAGTTAATTGGTTAGCATCGTAGTATGCGGCAGATTGTTTCATAGCATCAGTAGCAAATGGATTTGCTAGAGTTTCTTCTTTGATTTTACGTATTTGTTCTGTTGTTCCTTCATATTCTTGTGCGGTTGATTCATAATTTCCGGATATTTTTCCTAAGCCTGATGCAATTCCATAATCTCCCCATAATGTATCATTTTTAGCTTGTGTTAGTTCTATAGCACCATGTGTTCTTGTCATGTTAGCGTTATCAACTTGTGTTTGTGCTAATTGTGCATTTCTGTTTAGTCTATCTTGTTGTCTTGGGGCTGTATTTTCTCTTGCTGCTTTTTGAGCATTTTCATTAATTGATTGTAATCCTTTTGCTTTTGATCTTTTAGCTTTTTGTTCTTCTTCTAATGATTTAAGATATTTTTCATGTGATTGGTAAGACCAATCTAATGCTATTTTTGTTGCAGCTAAGGCCCCTGCTATTAAAATTAATGGACCTAAAAATGCTTCAACAAATGATAATATACTTGACATTACAGTGTTTAAAGTTGATGAAGCAGATATTAATAATTTTGCAATATTTGAGTCTTCTTCAATAGTTTGCCCAAATATTTCTAAAGGATTATCTTCATTTCCAATTTTGTTAGCAATATTTAAAAATCCACTTATTGCACTACCTCCACTTTCAACCATTGATAAACCATTAATTACACCTTCTAAAGCTACAACAGCTCCAATTAATGGTGGGAACACTTCACTGGTATCTTGCATATAAGATGAAAATCCTTTTAATATTTCTGTAGTGTTGGAAATACGATTAGTAAAATTATCAATTTTATTGACATTTTCACTACTGTCTGATTCTCCTGCCCAATTATATATACGGTCAACAACATTAGTAGCACTATCAAGAAGCATATTTTTAATTTTATTAACACTTTGCTCTCCTTTTTTATAACCTGATAATTGTTGATGACTTCCTAATGTTTTTACATCATGATATCCTTGAATATCCATGTTAGCCATATATGACATATCATATTCTTGTTCCCAAGGCGGCTCAGTATATAGTTCTCCTGTTTCAGAGCCATAAAACGTTGGTCCTTCTTTTTTGTTTCCAGCAAATTTTTCTCTATATTCATCACCTAAATCAATAACTGTTTTTCTAG